TGTATTCTTTTACCTAATACTACTGACTCATGAAGACTTTTTACAAAATTATATGCTCTGGCTTGATAGTTCATATCTTTACTTTCCATTACATTTAGCAATTGCTCTTGATCTTCTTTAGAAAGATCTAATGTTTGAACAGAACGCAAAGAGTTTTTAATTGCTTTAATGCTATCAAGTACTTTTGTTTCTTCAAGTACTTTTCTTATCTCATCATTATTCTTTAATAAGTATCTATTTAATTCTGAGAACTGACCATAAAAATTATTAATAGTATTTTGTAAAGATTCAGGTGTTATATTTTTAATTTCTTCTAACATCTGAGTATTCTCATCTCTAAACTCTGCAATGTCAAGAGGTGTTAACATACTAGTATCTACAACAAAGTCTCCTTTTAATAGTATATCAGTTAACTCACCAATTGTAGTATCAGTATTTAGCTTTTTTAAGTTTAATTTCTTAGCAAGCTTTCTTATAACTTGTTTAAGAGCAAACAATAGTCCTTTGATAAAACTATTAAAAGACTGATCATCTGACTTAATCTTATTCATTTTATTATCACCGTCTTTTTCAATAGCCCGGATTATAGCTTCTTCTTTAAACCTAGGAGTACCTTCTTCCAACACTCCTGACTTTTTTAATATTTCTATTATACCCTGTCCTGTAACACTAGTTTCCAAGTGAGAATATAATCTATCAAATAGTTTAGGATTATCTATTTGAATAGCTTTTAAAAATGGATGGGCATACTCATGAAGAACAGTAGCTGCATCAAACTTATCTTTGACAAGAAATACTTTATTATTAAAGTAAAACCCTGATTGATTATTATAAGGAGTAGAAGTATCTTTAAGTATCTCTCTAGCTTCATCTGAAGTAATTACTTCATTCTCAATACCAAAAGCTTTAGTATATTTATCAGCCAACGCACTTGCTATTTTAGCATCTCTAGTTTTTTTCTGTAGCTCTTCAGTTAATGAAAATGCTTCAAACCTTTGTCTATCTATCTCATTATCATACTGTTCTGAAAGATCATCAAATAAGTATCTATCTGAGTAAGCAGTCCCTGCTCTTTCCGCATCTTCCATTAACATCTCTCTAGCTTGAGATTCTTCAATACGTAATTCTTTATCATAGTAAGCATCAATCATTTCTGATGGTACATTAACAGATACCATTGAGCCTATATCAGGATCATTAAAAAGGTCTAGCACCTTAAATTCCATATCTCTATTAAACTTTCTTACACCAGATAAAGCAGCATTATAGTTTAAGCCATTAAGATACTGACTAGTATTTTCTATCTCTTTTTGAAGTTCTTTCTTTATTTTTATTCTACAAGGCATTGTTTAAATATAGTTAAATTATGTACATGTTTTACCAGTAAATTTAATAAAAGGTCCATTACCAACTTGATAACCACCTTGATCAGCATAATATTGAGATGCTAAATCTATAGATATATCAAATCTTGCTTTCTCTTCTTCATTCATTACTCTTCTTAGTGCTTCATAAGTTGCACGGAATTCCATTTTTAATTTATCAGGTGTAAGTAAATCTTTACCTTCTTTCCAATAAACAGAAATATCATTATTATCTATATGATTTTGTTCATGATAAACTAAGAAATCATTTATCTTATCTGTAGTATTTAATATTTTTTTCATATCATCTAATGATATATTAAAATCATCAAACATTTTTAATACCTGTTTCTTTTGTTCGGATGTAATTCCTTTTTTAGCTCCCGTAAAATATTCAAAGAATTCATCTACAGATTCTACTGGATTTAGTTTAATTGTTTTTCCGTCAGTACCTGCTAACCTTTTAGTACCGTTTTTATTCTTAAGATTTCTATCTATAGTATAGTTAATTTCTCCTAGAGTTCCTGTCTCACCAGCTGGTTGAGCATCTTCTTCCACAACATTGGGTATATATCTGTTATAATCCCATAGATCTTTAAGTCTTGCAAACTTAAGTTTAGCAGTAAAGACATCTGTCCAATTAGCTAACTGAATTACATCACCATCTTTTGTAGTATAATCAAAAGGTTTTTTCTGATTATATTTTTCATAACTAAAAAAGTCAATAGCCTTAGCTTCTACTCCTTCTATTACTTCTTCAGATTTAGTATAAGTCTTTTGATCTTTACCTACGTAATCAGTAGTTTCTATTCTATATGTTCCTTCAACTTTACCAGTCTTTTTATTTACAACATCGTAGTTTTCTAACATTACTCTACTAGTACCATCTTTAGCTTGAACAGTTACTGTTCTAAAATTAGAAATTTTATATCCTGCTGGTGGTAACATATATGTATCTGTTACATAACCTTCTCCTTCAATGTCTCTTAAGAATACAGCATCAGGATAAACTTTTTCAAACTTAGATTTAGTTTCTGTTCTTGTAAATGGAGATATCCAATCTATATCATGTAAAGGATTTTCTTCAGGTCTTAGTACGGTTCCTTGTTCTGCTAATGCAGTACTACCTGTAAGTATAAAACCTTCTTTACTAAGTCTTTTAACTATACTTGAACCAAACTTATCTGTTTCTAAAGCTTGTTCAATTGTTACTAACTTAGTTGGTTTACCATATTCTCCCGGTTTATATTTATTACCTGTAATTAAATCCACGTTTTGTTGTAAGATATTATTAGTAATAATTCCAATATTTGTATTAATCAATTCAATATTAACACCTTCTCTTAATGTTTTAAAGAACTGCTTAACTAATTGTGCTATCTTACCTAATAGTGATTTACTATACTCACCTTTACTTTTATTTCTTAGATCTTCATTTATAAGTTTACCAACTATTTTAAAATACTTGTCTTTATCTTTTATAGATCTATAATCAGTAGTTCCTGCTAGCTCACGTATAATATCTTTTACTAGTGGATTATACTGCATCATGTATGCAATAAATTCTCCAGCTACATCAGGTAAAGCATCTCTATCTTTTACATATGCAACTTTATTTAAAATATCAGCAAAACCTATATCATCAATAGCAAGTTTAGATTTAATTTGATTTATATCTTTAACTTTTATTCCAAAAGATTTTAAGTATGTTTCAAGAACTTTAGATGTATCTTTACCTGCTTTCTTAATAGAAGCACCGTCTATATTAACGGGAGTATTTATTACTTCACCTTTAGGCACACTTTGTACTATATCAAAAATACTATCATTATATTCTTTTAATTCTGCACCTGTTAATACTCCAATGTCTCCCTTACTATTGAGTATGCCTTCTTCTTGTTTTCCAAAGATTCTACTAACAATATTTGGATTTGATGTAGCTAAATATTTAGTCATTTCCTCTCCTCGTAAGTTATGTCTAAACCCTCTAGTAGAAACAGTATAACCGCTTCTTTTATATTTATCTCTTACATCTTTAGGAACAAAATGTATAAAGTCTAATCCTGAATCTACAATAGCAGGAATAGCCTCAGCTAAAAATTGCTTACTGCTTGGAGAAGATGTTACTCTATTTACAAATACAGCATTATCATAATCATAATTTCCAAACATATAAGTATCCTTAAATTTATAAACAGAAAGCCTTTTTATAAAGTTTAAGAATTTTTCTTTTGTCATTTCTTTACGGCCAGGAACCTTTGTTATTAATGCTACATAATCGTTATAAAGTTTATTTTGAAATGTCACATCATTATTAAAATTAGGAACTAATTCATAGATGTTTCTTTTTAATACATTAGAAGCATCTGTTATAGGTGGATTCTCAAACTCTCCTTGTTCTTGAAAATCTATTTCACTATCAAATGATTCTTCTATTACAGGTTCTACAGGATTATCAGTTAAATAATTTTGGAAGTTTCTAGATGATAACATTCTATTATAAATATCATTAAGTTCAGCTGTTATACTATAACCATCTAAGAAATTTTTATTAGTTGTATCCAAGAAATTTTGACTAGCTGTTTTCATTAAACTTATATAAGCAGATGTATCAATAACATTATTAAAGTTTAATCTACTAAATCCTTTACCATGTTGGTATATCATGTTTAAAGAAAATAAATTAAATATCTGAGATATATCCTCATTGGTTTGTAGATCTTTTACTTTAGATATAGAAACATTAGCTAATTGTTTTATCTCATTATTATATTTATCAGCTAAATCCGGATCATTACTTACAACATCTCTATTATTTAAATCTAGTACCTTTTCACTGTTCTCTAATGGTAATGATGCAAGAGATAAGTTATCAGCTATTTCAAAATATTTATCTAAACCAAATTGGTTAATGGTGTCTAATATTAATTGTGAATAAGAAATATCAGATGTCCCCATAATAAAACTTCTATTATAAGAATTCATTAAACTTCTTTCTGCAATAAATTTAATGTATGCTGTTTTCTTATTTTCTTTTAAAAACTGCTTGTATCTAAAATTAGTAATCTTACTTTTATCAGAATATTTATTTTTTACAAATACTTCTTTTAGTTTATATTTTACATATGTACCATAGTCATCAAAAGTTATATTAAAAGCAAATCCTTTTCCTCTACGTTTTTCATATCTATCTTTTAATTTTGTATCGTTAACATATATTATTCCATCTTTTAAACTTATTGCTTCTTTATTAGTATCACTTACATTTACAGGTAAATTATTAGAAAACTCAGGATATATTACTATATTTCCTTTAGCATCAGTTTCTCTAGATAAAAGATTTTGTAGTAAATAATCTGAAATAGCATTAGTAAAAGAAGCTGTAAATACTTCTTCTCCGTCTACTCCTTTTCCAAATCTTGCTTTTAATGCTTTATTTTGTCTATAACCCAGTAACTTACCAGTTATAAAACTATTAATATCATTACTAAAGTTCAAATCAAATACCTCTGATGTAATGTCATACATAATATCATTTACATTAAAGCCAGATAATATAGATTCCTCAAGAAGTTTTCTTACGGACTCAGGATTTAAATCTCTTCTATCATATATCATTTGAAGTGCAGAGTATTGTTTATTTACTTGCTGCGCTGTTTTAATAAATGTAGTATCTGGTGTTGAAATAGATTGTATTTCTCTTAGACCTTGAGTTTGTCTTTGAATGTTATAATACTGAGCTAGCATAGCTAAAGATTCTTTAGATGTTATATCTTTTTTTAAACCTTTCTCTAGTCTGTCCTGTGTAAGATTTTCTGTTACTCCTAAATCTCTAAATAATAATTCTGATACAACATTTGGAGATGTTTCTATAGCTTTTGCTAAGTTTCCAACCATCTTAGCTTTAGGATTTGTAGCCTTATTAAATTTATTTACCCTAGCTGTAATCTCCATAGCTACTTTAGGGTCTACTATTCTTGATAATACATTTGATAAAGCACGTTGTTCAGCAGAACCTTTTCCAGAAGTAGGATGAAGGACAGAATATGGACCATTAAGTTTAGCAATCTCTTGTATATATTCCTTAACTAAAGGTTGGTTTAAGAATGTAAATACTGTATCACTAGGTACACCAGCTTCTATCATATAGTTTAATACATTAATACTTTCTGGAGTAGCTCCTAACGTAAATGTAAAAGGATCTTTAGCTCTATCTAATATAGCATTTAGTAAATGTGAAAATATTTCTGATATGTTTTCTCCTTCTGTATTATATTTACCAGCTAAAGATATTGCACCATTAGTTGTATTATGATTAAACTTCATAGTAAAGATACCAGGCATTTGAAAGTTTATTTGCTTATATATAGGATGCATTTTATTTTTCAATGCTACAATTCCTAGAGTAATAGCACCTACTAGATTTACCTTATGTTGATATAAGTTATAACCTAATTCTAAAGTTCGTGTAGGACTTATACTCTTATTACCTTTTTGATTGGTTCTTTCTTCATCAAATACATTTTCAAATCTATCATAACCTTCTTCTGCTTCTTCAAGAGTTTCTACAGCTCGTTTGACTAAATGAATATTATTTGGTCTAACTAAGTTGACATAGTTATCTTTTAGTAAGAGAACATCTTTAATAGATCTTACAAGCTCATTATGAAGAGCATCTTTTTGTCTTCCTAATATTTTTGAAGTTGACTCCTCTCCTTTTTCTATCTCTGCTTGTAAATCATCTTTACTTAATACTGTTTTAATTAAATTTCCTTGTCTATCTATCTTTGGAAATAATTCAAATAACTTATCAACATCAAAGTCAGATCCTGCTTTAGCTACAATCTCTGTAGGAACTATAATTTTATTTCCTTCTTGAGGATTTAAGAAATGATAAATTTCAAATATTTCATTTGAGTTTGTAGCATCAATAGGAATCCTAGGACCTAGAATAGTTATTGACTCTCTATGGTCTGCTTTATTTAACCATACTTCATCTTTAATCATTTCATTAAGTCTATCAATATTACCTATAGGTTCTCCATCATTATGTTTGAGATTTAAAAGATTTATAAAATCTCCTTGTAAAGCTATAACTGCTTGAGCAGGTAAAGTTTTTCCTGTCTTAGGATCTATTCTATAATATTGTAAACCATTAGTTCCATTCTCTTCTCCTGGACTTAACCATAAATCTTTATCTAATGTAACCGGAGTTTGTATTAAAGGTTCACCATATACTTTTTGTTTAACTAATCTCTTTTGTATTATTCCTAACAAAGCTTTCATTACATCATCTGATTTAGGATGTATAGAAAGATCTATAAACTTTTCACCACTTGGTGTAGTATTAATTAACTTTAATAAGTTATAAGGAAGATTCTTCTGCTCCATTTCATTTTGTAACAATCTCATTAAATTAGTCATGTTACCTTTTGAAATATATTTATCTTGTTCCGCATCATACTTAAAATCTATCTGAGCTAATAACTCATCCTTTAAGATATTGTTATACTTATTAACAGCATTAGTATAGTTTGATACAGCCTTTCTAGCTTGAGCACTTATGGATCCTCCTCTTTCAAATAATCCATCTAATAATATACCTCTTAACTGAGTAGGAAAAGTTACTTTACCTTTATACTGGTCATTAACTTTAGTTACCTCCTTTAAGTTTTGCATATAAATAGTGTTAGGAGTAAACATTGTTTCTCCTTCTACTAGATCTTTTATTTCTGTTTGAGTATTATCAGTATAAATATCATCTGAGTTTGCTTCTTCATTAGAAGATATTCCACCAACTTTATTACCTGATTCAAATGTTACATATTGAATACCTTCTTTCATCATTTGTTTATGTAACTTCTCTTTTTGTTTTGATGAACTTCCTGGTATAATAGGAGACAATGCAAATTTATGCATAGATGTAACTACCGCTTCATTAAAATCTAAGGCTCCATAATGATGTAACTTATATACAGGAAAGTAAGTATTTATTTGTCTTGGGCTAATAGTTTCACCATTAGCTATTCTTTGAAACAAATTTTCTTGTTCATTAGTCCACTTGTTCTGTAACTTTTTAAGAGTTCTATATGCATCAAAAGTAATATAACCATGACCGTCAGATTCCTCCATACCTAAGTAAGTATCTGCATCTGTGTTTACTAACTTATCAATTTCTTTTTGTGATAGTTTAGGAAAGCGTTCTTTATAATCAGCTTCTAAAGCTTTTTTTATTTCATCTATAAAATCACTATCTTTTTCAGAGTCTTTTATAATAGCTGTATTTAACTTACCTCTATATTGAAAAGGAGCTATACCTTCTTTAGATAGTCTAGATGCATAACTTTTTTGATTCCAAACTTCATTAATAAAGTTTATTGCGTTTTGATCATAAAGAAAACCTTCTCCACCAGATTGTCCACCAGGTGTACGCTTTTGCATATGTTCTTTACTATGATCAAACTGCACCATATTACCATGTAATAAGTGTATAACTTCAAAGTTATGTATCCAGTTATTTATAGTATAAGCTGACATTAATGTATTAATAAGTTGCTTCTTAACTTTAGGGTCTGTAGAATTATAATTTTCTACTCCGGATTTTTCTTTAAGACTTTTACTTAGATAAGGAGCTTTATTATAATAATTAGTTATATTATTTTTAACCCTATTTTGAATGTACTCCATTATATCAGCTCTAATCTTTTTATTAAGAGCTGATCCTTCATCAGTCATTAAATAGTTTTCTATTTTTACTGCAGGATCTAATTGTAACTTATATAACTCATTTTTAGTAGAGTCTCTTAAAATATTATCAAATGCAGTAAAGGTGTTACCAGCATATCTATTACCTATTGGTCTATTATACCCGGCCAATCTTAAATACAACTCTTTATTTGCATCAAACATTTTTATTCTATCAAACTCAACTGCCATTGCAGGAATAAATAGTTTATCAATTGAGTATCTCATACCCTCACTAATACCAGGGTCTTCAGACTCTTGATTAAACATGTCTATATCCACATAAAGATTTTTATCTGTCCCTTGAGTTTTCATTAAACCTCCTTGAACTTTTAGACCATAAGAAGCTTTCTTATCGGCAGGTCTAGTATTTTCTTTTATACCATTAAGTAAAAGAGTATGCATATCTTGCGTAAACTTTTCTACATCTGTAAGATCAGAAGTTACTTTACTATTAGTTTTATTATCTTGTATATTAATACCAGATGTAATAAAAAGATCAAAAGTTTTATTAGCTCTCTTATCAAAGGTTCCTTCTTTAACTCTATATACAGAGTTTAATAAATGAGATCTTTTAGTAAAAGGATTTATATTAGGATTAAGATAAGATAAAAAGTCATACTCTGATTCTTCTTTATTAGAATTAGTTTTTTGCCAAGTATCATTTCTTAAATTACCTAGTTCATTTAATCCTGCCACAGTCATTGTCATGTTACTATCTAGTACATGAGGGAATATTCTTTCTCCATCAGCTGCAAGTAAACCATAGTTCTTAGATACACTTCCATATTTAGATTGCAACTTAGCAAGTTCTTTAATAGACCCGCTTTGACTCACTCCTCTTTTAAGATTTTTACTTAATAAAACTCCTGCAGGAATATCATCTACTAATGTTTCAACAGGATTTTGTTTAAACTTATATAAGTACTCAAACTGTTTTTCTGTAAGATTATCCCTATACTCAAGTTCATTAAAATCTTTTACTGTCTGAAATATAAATGGTATACCAAACTTACTTTCATTTTCTACATTAGTAAGTTCTGTTTTAATCCTTTGTATATCATCTAATTCTATTCCTAATGTATTTAAGAATTCATAATAGTCTTCTTCTCTTAATCCTTTTTTATCAAATCTTTTAACTAAAGCATCTAGATTTAACATTGGAGTATTAGTACCTTCTACTATTGAGATGTATTCATTAGCATTCTTAGTCTTGAACATTCTTTGAAAATCTCTAAGGATCGCATCTGTATCTATATCAGATTCAGTAACTTCTACGTTACCATCTTTAAATACACTTAACTGATAATACTTAATTGCAGACTTTTTAAATGTTTGCCAGAAGCTAGCAATTGCATCAAACTCAAACTCATTAGTAGTATTTTCAGGTTTAGGTAACTTATATTTTATAAGTTGTTTTAATTCAGGAAATTCTTCAGATGCTTTTTCAATTTCTTGATACATCTTCATAGGATTCTTAATACCTGATATTCTATTAGTAAGTGTTGCCCAAACTCTTTTAAAATCTGCAAGTTCATTAACTCCTAAATAGTTCTTAGATGTATTTCCGTTTGCGTCTACTTTATGAAGACTTTTTAAAATGTATATTACTTCTCTTTCAGCCATTTCAACTAATGACTTTTTACCAATCTCTTTTCCAAACTTTTCAGAACTTGGATCATTACTATCTTGTTCATCTTCTTCTAATGCTTCTTCCTCTAATATATTTTTATTTAATATAGGGAATGTAGAATTATCATAATAGTACTTAAGTGTTCCTTGTTTAGATGTTGTCCAGTTACCAAGAGCTGTTTCTAAGATTCTTATTTTATTTAATAAGTTTTGCTGATCTCTTGTTATTTCAATCTCAGGAAGTTTGTTCTCTAATATTTGAAGTTCACCATATTTTTTTGCTCTTGATTTTAAATTACTTGTTTGCTTAATAACTTCTGTAATGTTATTAGCTACAATAATTCCTACAGGATTTTTACCTGACTTAATATTTTTATGTGTATAAAAATCTGATATGATATCTATACCATAGAAGTTTTCACCAAAAGATCTTTCTCCTCTTTTAATATCAGCATTTAAGTTTTTAAAAGAATTTACTTGACTTCTAAAAAAGAAATACTTATCAGATGCAGGAGTTCTTTCTCCTGTCTCAGGATCTACTGCTTCTAAAACAGCAACCGCATTCTCCTTAATATCTTTCATGCTATCAATAGCATCAAAAGAAGGCATCTTAGTTTCTCTAGCTAACTTGTCTGTATTAGTTTTTAATATTTTTTTTAATTTTTCTCTTACTTCCTCTACTACAATTTTTCTATTTTGAGGATTTAAAACTAAATTTAAAGTAGTAGACTTAGAACTTTTCTCCCCGGCCTTTGCCATATCTTTTGACAGCTCATCAACAACTTCAGAGAATAAACTATCCATTGTAGATACAATTAGTTTAGAATCAGCATCATTTAATGCATCTTCTCTTCTATTATCTACTTGTCTAATACCTCTATTTAATTGAAGAAACTCTGAATTCTTAACTGAAGGAGTATAATCTGCTAATAAGCTAGGGTCAGAACTAGACAAATATAACCTAGAGTATAATTCATTAACAGCTGGTATACTCATTACATCTATGTTAGCAGCTTTGCTACTATTCTTAAATGCTTTTCCAAAAAGAGCTTTTAAAAAGTTTAAGATTTTTCTGAATATAGTATTACGCTTTGGTCTATTCTTTTTTATCTTAGGATTTTTAGCATAGCTTCTAAATTCTTCTGCTAAAATTTCTTCTATTTGATAGTTAGAGTAATCTTTATATTTAGCATTACTGTTTCTTACTTCATCATATAAAGCTTTTCTTTGTTCAGGAGTTAAATACAATTGAGAGAATCCATGCCAAGCTTCATGATAAATATCAACAGCTGTTCCTTTATCAAATACTTTTATAGTACCTAATGTAGAATCTGATAAAGCAGATGCATTTACAACAAACTCTGCAAACTGACCTGAGTTAACTATATCAGTTATTTTTTCTAGACTTATTACTTTACTTAAAGGTGATGTACTCCACCATTTAACAGCATCTTCTATTTGTTTCTTAGTTACATTGTCAGGATCATAACCTTCTCTTTTTAAACTACTCCAATCTCCTTCCTTTTTAAATCTCTCTAATAATCTACCTGAGCTATTTGTAACATTTTGATTTGGATTAGGCTCTAAGTTAGAATCTATATTATCTGCTTTATTCTGATTTTCTTTAGATGCAGATTCTTTTCTTTTTTCCTCTTCTATTTTTTTTAGTTCTTCATCAGTATACCAAGGAACATCATCTTCTGTTTCAAGGATCTCTGTTAAATTTTGAGCATCTACTACTTCTTTTGCTTTAGATAAACTTTCATTTAAAGCAGAATATGGATTCTTAAATGCAATAGACATATTATAAAATCCAGGATTAAGAGTATTTAACTTAACATTAATTCTATCTCCTATACTCATTAGAAATTCTCTAAAGTCCGTAGGTACTAGCTCTCCATCTATTAATCTTAAAAAAGGTTTAGTCTCTTGAACTATTGCTTCATTGTATATACCAACGGTGGGTCTCCAATTAGCAGGAGCTAAGTTTGTAGAATTATTATTGAGTGATGCATTCTTCCAATAGTAACCTTTTGCTAAAACAGTTTTAACAGCTTTGGCTGCATTTTCTCTTTGAGCTTTATTACTTAGTTTATCTTTACTTAATTCAATTATAATAGGCTTTTTACCTGATTCATCTATAATCTGAAAAGTACCATCCGTATTAATTTTATAGTTTCTTTGAGACTTACTTACATTATTATTTAAAAACTGATCAAGAAAAGCTTTTCTTTCAGATTTTGAAAATTTAGGATTAGTTACAACCTCTGCTATTTCATTAATTAATTCCTCAGTAAGAATATATCTTTCTAATGCAAAGTTATTTCCATTTAAAGTAATATAAGCAGAACCAGAAAGATTTACGTTTCTTGTTTTATTATTAGAAATTTTTATACTTTGTATAACTCTTTTTATATTGTTATCATTATTAGAATTAGTAGAGTTATTTAAAGCTTTTGATAATACATCTAAAGATATATCAGGATTTACTAGTTCATCAGACATACCTTCTGTTATTCCTTGTATGTCAACAAGCATTGAATGATTTTTATTTTCCTTTCCTAAGAATTCTTTTTTAATTTTAGAAAGTATATCAGCTCTCTCATCTAAATATTCTTTTGCTTCTTCAACAGTAATTCCTAATCTTTTAGATAAAGCTTGAGGAGACATTATTCTTTCTTCTTTACCATAAATATCAGTTATCTTTGTACCGCTTTTATCTGTTCTTACATCTCTTAAAAATTGAAATACTACTTTACCATCACTTCTTGATTCTGCATAAGAACCATCTTCAGTAAAGAATACAGGTTGTCCAAACTCATCTGCTATAATAGCAATAACTCTTTCATTAGCTTGAGTTACTTCTTTACGTGCATCTCCTCTTTTTAATCTAGCAAAAGATTCTATAGCTTCTTGTTGTACAGATGCTGGTAATAAATCTCTTGTTTGTGAATTTGTAACAAATGCATCAAACCTTACAAACTTTAATTTTAAAGTTTTAGTTTGTCCTGATAAATCGGTATAAGAAAAAGCTTGAGGACCAGTTCCTTCAAGTGTGTTACTTAACTTTAGATTAGCTAAAGTATTTACTATAGTAGTTTGACTTGGATCTAGTTCTTGTATTTCAAGAGCATTACTGTTAGGCTTTTTTTTAACAAGGTTCTGTCCTGTAGTAGTTAAAGGATTATCAGACTGTCCTCTAAATATTTCTTTTTTAGGTTCTTTAGCAGGATCTTGTTCAACTAAAACAGGATTATTATTATCTTGCTCATTAGTTGCTGCATCAAATAATACTTGTTTAGGATCTACAGAAAAGTTTTTTACAATCAAATCTATGCCTGTATCAGGATTTAAATATTCTAATGATAATTTTCTTAATTTATTTAAATCTAAATCTTGGCTTAAATCATCTTCAGCTATATATATCATAGATATCATCTTAGGTATAGGTTGAATAAACTGAGCTGCTTGTTCTGCAGAACCTGTTTCTTCTTTAACCATATCAAATATATCTTGCATATAAGTATCCGGATCAAAGTTTTTATTTTCAAACATATCTCCAGCAATATCTGTATATAAAGCTTTTATTTGCTCATTATCTAGTGCACACTTAATCATTTTCCTCTCTTTTTACACTTTATTAGATCTTTTAAACTACTCTTTCTTTCTTCTTTATTCTTTTTCTTTGCATCCTCTCTTGCTTTAGTTTGAGATTCAGGATCACCTAGAAAATCTTCACTAACTTTCTTAGATTGTTTAACATCTGTTTTTTCCTGTTTAGTCATAGGTTTTGTTTTTTCTACTTCAGTGTTTACTAAAGCTGGTAATGTATAGTTCTTTTCTAGTTCTCCAAATGTAGCACTATATTTTTTATTTTTACCATTAATAACTATGTTTAATTCTGCACCATCTTTGGTCATCTTTTCTATAGTCACAGTAGAGTTTGTAAGCTTGTCATAGTTCCATTTACCTGGGCCTAGTTTTGGTCTTATCTTACCTGTTACAATAAGAGTAGTTCCTTCTTTATAGATCTCACTCTTAGGAATAGCTGGACCGTCTAGTGTTGTTTCTTCTTTTTTAGTTGATACACTAAGTTCTTTAAATCTTTCTTCAACCAAGGGGAATAAAACTTCTTCTTGAATTTGTATAGGAATGTTACCGTATTTAGAAGATAGATCTAACATAATGTTAGACAACTCATTAGCTTCTGCTTTAGCAATAGCAGCTTTTGCTTTCTCTACTCTTTTATTAATAGCTTCATTCTCACTTAATTCTATTTTAGTAGCTTCAGGATCTTGTTCACCTTTTTTAACTTCAGGTTTAACAGGAGCTTTTTTAGTTTCTTTTTTAGTTTCTACAGGAGTTTCTTCTTTTTCTGCAGCTACTTGTTTTTCCTTCTCAGCTATTTCTTGCTTAAGTTCTTTTATTCTTGCTTCTATTTGTGGAGTACCTAAGTTCTTTTCAACTAGTTTTTCTTCATTAGCTAGTGAAGCTTTTAAAGCATCTACCTCTTGTTCTAGTTTAGATTTCTCAGGAGCTTTTTCAGGAGCTTTCTTTTTAACTTCTTCTTTAACACCAAGTTTCTTCTTAATAGATTTAAAGTTATCTCTTATATAACTATTAATTAAGTTATTCTTTTGTTGTTGACTGGTAGATTCTTTATATTGAGTACCATAGTCTTCATCTTGTTGCATCTCTTCAAAGACTTCTTTATAAACTCTAGGAGATAATCTTCTTAAGTTTGTAGCAGTAGGATCATTTGTAAATCTTCCAATACTAGTTTCTTGATTCTTTTCAAAGTTTTCAACTAATTCTTTTTCAAGAGCTTCATATTTCTTTTCTATCTTAGCAACTTCTTTAGCATCTCTTTCTATAGTTGTTGTATATCTTATAGCCTTTTCAAAACTATCATCCATCTCATTAACAATCTCTCCAGCTTGGTTAACTAAGTTTCCATTTTCTTTTCTAAGAGTTACCTTATCTTTTGATTGAGCAATAGTAGCTACTATTCTTTCTCCTTCTAATGCTTTAGATTGTATAGCTCCTATTTTAAAACTTGTTAAAGGTCTTTCAGGTAGTATAACTTCTACCTCTACTTGTTTTTCTACTCCTTCTAATGCTTCAATTTCTTTTCTTTTTCTTTCTTTAAGCTCATTTATTTTTTCTTGTAAGAAATCTTTTTCTCCTGCTTCTTCTTCTACAGATAGTTTTTTAAGATCTTTATTTTGAATTAATAAGAAAAGAGCTGCATTATATTCTTTAGTACCTTTAGTGTATACTTGTTTAGTACTATTTTTAATAAAGTATTCTGGCAACACTCCTTCATCCATAAATAATCTAAATGCTGCAGGCTCCATAAGTAAATTATACTGAGAATATAATGCATTTAACACTGCATTATTTTCTATATCTGCTATCTGATTATTTACTATATTATCAAAGTATTCTTTTTTATTTTCATAAACCCTGGTCATCCACTCTTCATTTCTCTCAACATGATTTAAGAAACCTTTAGGGTTATGCATAAGATTTACATAATAAGCAAGTACTTGTTTTTCATCTTCTAGTTTAGAATAATCAACTACATCTTCAAAAGCTTTTTCTATTTGTTCATCAAATACAATTTCTTTATTACTATCAGCAATAAAATTAATATACTTAGAGAAAGCTTTTTTGAATTCAAGCGTAACTTTATTATCATTAGTTTCATTTCTTTCTAATACACCTTCCTTCTTTAACTTTGCTATATCTTCTTTGTTTACAGGAACATCTTCTACAATCTTACCTTTATCATCATAAACTTTTTTTCTTCCTTCCTCAACTACAATCTTATCTTTCTTAAAATACTTATTAAAAGTTTCTTTTGCTTTTTGAAACTCTTTTAAAATTTCTATTTTTTCATTATTCTTTTTAACAATCTTTTTAGACTCCTCATCTGTTAGTCCTTCAAGTGAAGAATTTTCTCCTGTAAGTAAACTTATTTCTGCAACTAATGCATCTTCATCTAGCATTACCTGAACATCATTACTAGTTATGTTCTTTAAAGGTCCTTTTGCAGTTAGATTATTAGCAATGCTTACCATTCTTTTAGCCACATCATTATAAGATTCACGGTAAAATACAGCTTGTTTTTTAGCTTCTCTCCATGCCATATGTAGCATTGCAGCTTGTTTATATTCTTGTGAGTCTGTATCAGGAAATTTACTAAGATCTACAGGATCAGGAAATCTCTCTTCATAGAATTCATAATGTCTTTTAATCTCTTTAGCATTATCTATTACTGTATCAATTTTAGACTGATATTCTTCTCCTGTTCCTTTTTCAAAACCAAATGTTTTTTCAAACTCATCTGCTGGAAGTTCTTTCATTGAATCTAAATGATCAATAAAAATATCAAAAGATCCTTTATCTAAACTCATATTAACCATAGAAATAAGAGCTTCATTTTCAGCATCTCCTTTTTCTTTAGTAGTACCGTTTTGTTTTACTTGACCTACAGCATTTTGTACAGAGTAGTTAAATAATCTAGAGTCAAATAGTTTTACAGGATCTGCATATAAAGCATTCAAACTAGCAGCAGCTTGTTCGCCAAACTGTTTTCTTACTTTTTTGTATTCTTCATATTTTTTCTTATCTCCAAAATATTTATTATATCCTTTACTCATTGCAGGTATAGCAGCATTTAATGGTCCTGCAAACATACCCATGAAGAAACCTGATGCAAAAGTTTCAAATCCTTGTTCACCAAGTTGACTAGATACAGCATTTTGAAAGTATTGTTTTTTTGTAGCGTAGTCATAAGAACCTTCAGCAAAATGAAATGCTTCTCTATTCTTTTGTTTAAATGAATCTACAAAATAATTTTCATAATAATTAGAACTTATCTCTTGAGCAACTTCTTGAAAACCTTCAGTAAAGTTAGCTTTAAAATAACCTAGTCCTCCTTTTATAGATTTTCTAAGAGGATCCTTAGCAAATGATTTTAAAGTGTTTGTTAGACTATTTTCTGCATATTTAAACTTACCTCCTATACCTCCTTTTTTAGGAGTCCATTTTAAAGATCCGTGTTTAAAAGATTTAATGTCATCAATCTTAGATCCTAAGAAACTTCTTATACCACCTTTTGGTCCTGTTATATTTGGGAATACTAATTTATTAGTACCAAAAATTAAAGCAGTATTAAATGCCATATTTGAAGTAGCTGCAGTATTAGCTTGTTGAGTAAAGTTCCATTGAACATCATTATCTGGAGTTACTCCATTAGCTCTATAGTAATCTTCATAAAGTCTATTATATACTTTATTTTTTGTAAAGCCTCCTTCCAATCTAGATTCTGCAAGAGCCATGTTTACATTTCTTACATCTCTATAAAATGCACCTACTGTTTTTGCACCTTTAGCTAAACTAGTTAGATTATCAACTTTATTAAAAGATCTTACAGCATCTATAGTATTTTCAATAGGATTAACAAGTCTTCCTACTGAACTCATAGCTCTACCTGTTCTAGTACCATTCCAAAAAGTTTTAGCTCCTTTATATGTGTTTACACTTTTTAATGTATTATTAATACCTTTAGCCATATCAACACCGGTTCCAATACCTTTTATAGATTTTAATCTACTTCCAAGTTTTCCTAATACAGCTCCTGTTCCAAGTAAACTAGCTCCTCCTGTTGCGGGAGCTAATAATCCAAGAGCAGCTTCTTCTACTAGTGCTTCAGTCATAATACCAGCAGTGTATCCAAAGTTCATCAGTGTATTATTAAAGAATGCACCAAGTCCACCTTTAGTTGACTGTCCAATTGCTGCAGCTCTTTCATAAGCTTCAGCATCTTCTGTATCAGGAGAAAAGTCAAATTCAGTTACTATCTTGTATAAACTTTTAGGACCAGAAACAAAACCTCTAGTAGCTAATGGTAAAAAAGAATTAGACATCATTCTACTAAGATCATCCCAACCTGTAGTATGTTTATTATATAAAGATTCATTATCACGGAAAGGATGAAATCCTAACTCTTGTATTTTCTCACTTCCATAACCTGCATATCTATCATAGAAAGCATCTCCATCAGGTCCATCATTATAAGAATATATCTTACCATATGTATTCCTCTTTTGGATAGTGCTTGTAAGTGCTTGCACTTCTCTTCCTAAATTTTGTGCATATGCTACTCGTGCTCCATAAGAAGTATCAATATCGTCAGGATCATTTTTAACTTTTTTTACAGGAGGTTGATTAGGAGGGTTACCTACAACCTTTTGTCTTACTTGTTGCTGAGGTCTATATAAACCTGTTGGTGGAGTAATAGGAATCTCAGATTGAGGATCAATAATATTATCTCCTTCAAATGCTTGATAACTTGTTGGATCAACATTAGTAGGATTTAGATTGCCGTATTGTGGTCCTAACTCATCAAGTGGACTTACTGGTATGTTTTCTTCCTCTGCCATATTATAAGTACTTACTTAATTCACCTGCATAAAGACCCTCAGCCATTGATAAACTTTCAACATCAGGAGTCATTCTACTATAAGGACCGGTTTTCAAATTATACAAAGCTTGTTCACTAGGATTTCTTTCAAATCCTCCTATGCCTCTACTTCTTAATTCTTCTCCTGCTAATAATGATTCACGGTCAGTTAATCTATCTTTTGGATCTCTTTTACCTGATTCAACATCAACTCTATCAGCCCATTTTACAGGACCTTGATTTGAATATCTATTAGTTATAATAGTTTCTTTCATATCTTCCCAAGTTTCTATTTGTTGATTATTCCAAGTTGCTTTATCTTTATTAGGAAATAACTTATTAAATACTCTGTTATTTGTCTCTTCTAAGTTTTTCATGTATTGTTCCTGTTGAACATATACTTGATCCCAATCACCTGAATTATATGTACCAGGTTCAGTTTGAACTTTATATCCTTGATCAGTTAAAACCAGCATGCTTAATTCAGTTGTATAACTTTTAGTAAGCTTATCATACTTAATATTATAAGATGCATCACCAGGTAGTTCAAATGTTTTACCTTCTGGACCTGCATTTCTAATAGCTATGTCTATAGCATCTTCTCTAGATCCCACTGCTAGCGCATGATCAAATGTACCTTTAGCACCAGTGATTGAGAAGCCATTTGTTTTTAAACCAGCTGCTACTTCAGGAGTAAATAGTTTTGTTTCATCTTCTGTTTTACCAGTATTATCATCTATCCATTTTGGATCTAACATAAGTATTGTAGCTTCTTTACCTATTGAACCATGAGATACTCCAGAATATTTAATCGTATGACTTAAATTATCTGTTCTTTGTTGAGCAAGATATGCATTAAGAACTCCCGGAGCTATTTTATTAAACGCTTCTTGTTTTTCTGTCATATCACCATCAAACTCATCAGGATTCCCAAGACCTAGATATGAATAAGATAAAGGCTCAACGCTTTGACTAATATCATTTTGTACTTGTCTAGTCACTTCTGCCCCATAACCCAATCCTGTTCCAACGTCTATAGCTGTACTAAAGTCACTATGTACTCCTGTACCCTTTGAAGTTACTCCTAAGTTTTCCATTATTATAGGAGGAACACCTTTACTTCTTTTTTCACTAAATTCTTTCCATTTTTGTGTAACATAATTAAAAGGATTTTCTTTACCAACACCAAGAGCATCTCCAATGAATCCTGATATGCCATCTCTACCACTTAATCCTTTATATCCAGTGAAATTTTCTATTATTCTACTTCCATAATCAAAAACTTTAGCACCAGGAAAAATAGTTTGAGCAACTTCTTGCTGCTTTTCTTCTAAAAGTAATAATGGCGCAATTGAAGTATTAAACATAGGTTCTCCTTTTTTACCCATTCCAATAGCTTGCATTGAAAGATTATTTAAAGGAATTCCGGCAGCATTCATTTCTTTTATAAATTCATCTTGAGTTCCACGACTTGATGTCTCCCAATCTTTAACTGTTTGTATGTTATCTTGATGAGCTGAAATATCTGCTTTTTCCTTAAGACTTATCATACTAGCTAAATCAGTATTATTAATATAACCACCTATATTATTTTTTAAATCTTTATTTTGTTTTGCATAATTGTCTATTCTTTCATAAAGATTTAAAACTGCTTTACTATTTGATTTAACATATTTATCTTTTTTAAGATCAGCAAAAGTTTGTTTAAAATCTCTTCCATCAGTAAGATATTTATAATCTTCAGGACTTTCTGTTTTTATAAATTCTAAGAAGTCCATAGTTTTTTGTTCTTTCGGCAAAATAATAGAATTAATACCTTTTGCTTGTTGAGCTCGTACAGATTCTGCCGCTTGCTTAATTTCTACAGCATCTATACTATCATCTGTTGTTCCATCCATACTTGTTGTTTCTGAACTTGCTCCTTTAAACTCTTCTTTTTCTCTTAGAGCAGGCATTCCAAATTCATCTTTATTAACAACCATTTCTATTTGCTCTGTTGCAGCAGGTAAATCATTATATACATCTTGTGGAGTAACAATAGCATTAGGATCCGTTTTTCTTTTTTCTTCTGTTGCTTGTTGAGCCATTGTAACTAACCTTGGATCATCTTCATAAACTTTAACACCGTTGACTACTCTGAACTTCTTTTCTACAATATCATTCTCATAAAGACCACTATCTAGTAATGCTTTATTTTCTAATTTTTTATTAGCTATTGCTTCTTTTCTTGCTTCTTTATTATATTTAATTCGATCATCAGATAGCTTGTCTCTTCTCTTTTGTTCATACATTGCTCTTTGGTTGCTAAACTTTCTACTTTGTAAAGCTAAAGCATTTCTAAACTTTTCTGCTTGTAGGGCATAAGGATTAGTTTTTATAGTTTGACTATATCCTCTCATTGACTGAATCTGAGCTGCTTCATCTAAATCTTTTCTCATTAACATTTGAGCAACACCCCCATCTACTTTTCTTCTTAATGCATCAACATCACCATATGGATTCTCAAACCCTGAAGATGTGGTAGCAGTACTTGAACCATTTTTAAATTGCTCATACTCTTTTTCAATTCTTTGTAAACTTTGACTATTAATATCTCTGTTCATCTTAAGATCTTCAAGCATCATTAACTCTTGAGGACTACCTTTCTTAGATTTCATTTTTTCTTCTAAGGCAGCAATCTTATCATTATATTTCTGATCTCTATCTTTTAATCCTAAGTAATATTTTTTATTTTGATTCTGAAGTATCTTATAATTATTCTCAAGATATTTCATTTCAGCTGCATTCTTATCTCCTCCAAACTGAGCGGCATTACCAAATGCATAATCTTTTCTATTTACATAAGATTGAGTTTTATATACAGCTTGTATTCTAGGATCTTTTCCTAATTCATTTTCAAAAAGTTTTTGTAATGGTTCTTTTATTTGTTGACCATTCTTAGTAGTAATTATAAATCTACCATCTTTACTAAACTTTACTGTCTGCGCTTCTATACCTGCAGCCTTAGCAATCTTTCTTGCTTCTACACTTGCATTAACATATGATGTATAATTAGGAGATCTAAATGTCATTGCCTCTTCAGCTGATGCATTTTTAAATTCATCTCTTAGATACTCCATTTCTCTTATACCTGTATTCCACCAAAGTTTTCTTTCTTCTTCACTACCAGAATTCTTTAAATTCTTAGCGGCATTATATTGATTATTCCAATTTTTAGTATAAGCCATATCCTTCATCAAAGACTTATCTTGATAGAAAGGAGTAAATACTTGTACTGCTTGATCAACATTTTGTTGTAAGCTAAGATCTAGCCCAGCAACTCTTTGCAGATTAAAACCAATATTTTTAACTAGCTCTTCTTTCTTTTTGATGTTATCATCTCTTGTTAAATCAGCATAAAAATATTGACCATAGACTTTATTTAACTGCTTCCAGTTACTATCATACTGATTCTGTTTTGTTTTTAAAACAGTATCATAGAAATTTAAGTCCGGAGTAAACGGTTGATACTGCGGAATAAAGTCTGTCACACCTTGTAAATACGTTGCCATAGTTAATCTTTTCTTATGTTATAAATATATTAAAATTTTATAAGTTTAATAAACATTATAAGTTTAATAGTACCATCCTCCTCTTTGCATTTGAGCAACAGGTGGCATCATTTGTCCACCTTGTTCTGCTACTGGTTGTGGTGGAGGCGGTATTAAATCTTCTTCTCTAATTCCATTTGCTTGCATATAAGGTCTTGCTACCATAGGTATACCTTGAGGAAAACCTTTTGATGATTCTTGAGCTAAAGCTAAAGCGCCTAGTTTCATGTTATAGTTTTCAATCATTAATTCAGCTGTTCTTCTAGTAATCTTATCTGAATTAGGATCTTCTAATAATGATCTGTATTTATTAATATCATATTGTTTAGATAACTCAGCAGGAGTATAAGCAGGTTTTCTACGGCTACCTTTTTTCTTCTTACCTGATTTACCAAACATCTCTAACACATTAGGATCAGATATTTTCATACCTCCTGTTTTATAATCACTGTATATAAAACTATCATCTGGAAGATTTAATGGTACTCCGCCTTGAGCATGTCTAGGGCCTACTATAGTATTATGTTCAGGAAACCCATCACCATTAATATCTCCAAATACTGTTTCTCCACCTTCTGCTTCTAAGTTAGCTTGATCTCTTGGAATAGCACCTATAGTTCTAGTAGTCTGACTAGAAGAAGGAATGCCTCCAACTTCATAAGCATCTGAATATCCAGGAGGTAATATTTGATTCATGTTACTTGTACCAAAAGGCATCTTATGTGCTCCACCATGTTCATAGATTGCACCACCTTGTTGGACATTAAAAAATTGAGAATAAATATTAGGGTTAATACCCGCTCCTCTATCATTATAAGTATTTCTCATTTTACCTGCTAGTATTTGTCTAGCAGTCTTAGATGCTTCTTCAGATGTCATTCCAGGAAGCCTACCAATTTTATTGTATACTTCTGCAAAGTCAGCTTCATAAGTTGGATCAGGTTTTTTAGGTGAAGGAGTAAACTCAAATTTACCACCTACACTTGGATCAAAACTATAATCAGGATACATTTGATTCAGTGCATCTGCCTTATATCTATTAGTTAAAGCATTAGCATATTGATCTCTAAGAGCAGTTCTCATTGCTCTTTTAGTATTATCAAACTGCTGATTAGCTATAGTAGTTGCATCATATAAACCTTGTTTAATCTTTTGATTAGCAAGAGCTTCTTTATTTCTTATATCAACATTTGCGGCAGCTTCTTGATTTTGGAAACCAACATTTTGTCTGTTATATTGATCAAGTAAATTTGCTGCATTACCTGCTGCCTTACTTTGAATACCAGATAGTCTAGCTGTTCCTTGTGGTCCCGCAAATGAAGCTGCTGCTTGAGATGCAATATTAGCTTGTTCTGCGTTAGCTGCTAAAGCTGCTGTAGGATCTACTCTTGCCATACTAACTTCTTCAAAGTCAACAGGTGCTGCGTATGGTAAATATTTTTTAACTCCAGCTAAATCACTAGCTATACCAGTAGTCTTAATTGTATCTTGTAAATAAAACGGTGCGGGAGCTTTAGGTTGTGCCATAGGTTGTTCTCCTTGACAAACACATTCTTCTTCACCAGTCTGAGGATTCTTTTGTTTAACTGCAGTTGAACCATCAGCACAAGGTTGACATTCTTTTACTTCCTCTTTAGCTTCTGCACAAGGTAAACAGTTATTATCTTTATCTCTTTGAGGTGTTGTTCCATCAGGACATTTAGGACACTCTGAGTAAACAGGTTTAAGATCTAATGTTAAATTAGCTTGTCTTACACCAAACTTGTTTTCTACTTTACTTGTTATACCTTCTCCTGATTCTCTTTTACCTCTAAGATCTGCAAAAGGCAAACCTGTTAATTCTTCTACTCTTGTTTCAAGAGCTTTAAGTTTATTATAATATTCAGGAGAAGCTTTTTTAACTTCTTCTACAGGAATCTGTCCTTTGTATCCTGGATTTTTTTTAGGATCTTTCCAACCTCTTTCTCTAAAACTTTTTGCTTCTGTTTCTCCTCTTCTTTTAAACTTATAATCAAGCATAAAATTTTGGAGTTCTTCATACTCTTTTTTAAGTTTTAATAGTTCATCATACTCAGATCTTCTCATTTTTTTAGTGACAGGTTTAGCACCATAATCACCAAAGTATGTTGACTCATCTCCTGTATCTGCAGCAGCTGGATTAACATATCCTGTATATCCTGCAGTTACTTCTACATATTCATCAGGATTGTATGTCCCTGTAGATTTAACTTCTCCCTTATCTTGATATTTAGGAACAGTTCCTCCTTTTTGAATAAGTGTGAGATCTTTTGCACCCATCTTCTGTTCCTCAAATAAACCAGAATTAGGATTGAACCCTCCTCTAAAATCTTGAGTTTGACTAGCATAAAGTTCTTCTGGAGCAGTCATGTTTTCCATAAGCTCTCTTTCTTGCTTTGCAGCATTCATTCTATCAAAGAAACCTGCTACTCCTCTACCTACTGTATTTGCTTGATTTAAGAAAGATTCTGCATCAAAATTAAACATGTCCTTTCTCTTAAAGTCTTGAGTAAAAGTTCCTTCTTCTCTTTCATCAGCAAGAGTTGGGATTATCTTAGGAGGCAAAGTTTTCATTTTTGGTAATTGTTTATCTATTGGAGAATTAACTCCACCAGCTACTCCACCGCCATCAAATATAAATTTTTGTAATCCTGCATAGTTTACCTTATTAGGTAATGAATAGTCAGTAGAAGGATATTTTTTTATCCTTACTTTACGTTTGTTACTTGGTAATCTTTTTATTCTAACTCTAGGCATAATTATAATTTTATATATATTCTACTACTCCTCCACCCATTACAAACATTCTTATTTCTTCTTCGGTCATTTCAACTTCATCATCAATCATTGGACCTCCATAAGCCATTGATCCAGGAGTACCCATAGCTTGAATAAAAGGATTTCCTTCTCCCTCATATATTCCTGTATTATCATCCGTACCCATTGGTCCAACTATTTGATTTTGAAGCATGTTTGCATTAAAAGGTCTTTCAGGATTTCTATTTTGTAATGTAGGCATACCTGTTCCTGTTGGATTAAATGTTGTAGCATCGCTACCATCCATTAAAACTCTTTGACCACGACCTTGTCCCTTTACATTTACAGGAGTTGTAATTCTACCAGGAGAAAAAGCATTATATGATTTACCTGTAGCTGCTGATCCAAAATTTCCTGTTTTACCAAACTTCATTTTTTGATCAATATCTGCCATAGCAGCATTTCTTTCATCCTCTTGTTCTTTTGCAAATCTAGCTTCATCCTCTTGAAAGTTCATTTCTTCTTCCTCTCTAAACATTTGTTCCATCTCTGCATCTGTTATAACATCATCTTGAACATTATCAATTGCATTTTGATAATCCAGTTCTTCTTGTCTAGCTATTTCAGCTTCTTCTGCTTTTTGTTCTCGATATGAAAGCATACCATCTCCTACACCTTTTTTCATAGCTCTTCTTCTATTTCTTTCATATTTATTTTCTGCTCTTCTCTCTTTTCTGTTAAGTAAGTTATCAGTTTTTCTTTCAGCTCTAGAACGTGTATCTTGTTCTTCTGATGATACTCTATTTCCATCATCATCTACACCATACAACTTAGGAGCACCTGTTCCATATGTAGCAGTCCATCTTTTTGGTCTACCAAATATTCCAGATTTAGTTACATCAATCTTCTGAAGATTAGCTCCCGGAGGAACCATTCCCATAAATGGAGAACCTGATCTTTTATTATAGATAGGTTGTGCATAAGAACCTGCATAACTAAATGCTGGGTTAGCTGACATAAAGTTTCCAAATAGGTTACGCCCTCTTCCCATACTAGGATATCTCATACCTCTCATAGAATTCTGATAATTCTGCATTAGTTGTTGTTGCAGCATTTTCATTTGTTCAGGAGATATTCTTGAATTTGGATTTGGATTAGCTAAATTTGTATTGTTAGAACTAATACGTTGTTGTTCTTTAGCTCTTTGGTCTTGAACTTCTTGAGTAGGACTCATCATACCTAATGCAGGATCTAATCTAGGATCACCAGCTTGTTGTTGAGTATAATCTACTACTGGTCTTTTAGCATTAGGACCCACATCTGCACCACTTACAGTAAACTGAGTAGCGCCAGCTTTTTGATATTCATCTAGTTCACCACCATACTTTTGTTGCATAATTTTTTGTTGAACTGACAAAGGTAATGCTTTAAAACCAGGATTATCATATGAACCTCCTTCTTTAAATACACCTCTACCTTTTAAGATATCAGCTCTAGTAACTTTACCATCACCTGTTAAATCAGGAAAGCCTCCTTTTTTGTATATCTCATCAGGATTTAAATCATATGTATCTATCATATATTCAAGTCCTTCATCACCACCAACTCTTTGATAGTATTCCCCTTTAGTTTCACCTTTAAAAGGTTTTCCTAAACTTTGATTATCATATAAGACTTCTTCTCTTGTATCACCAGGATTTCTTTCATCACCTGTACGTATATTATTCATCATCCAATTTTGAAGAGTTTGATCATAAGAGTCTACAGGTTTTCTTGCAGATAAAGGTGACATATACACAGTTGGAATATCATAACTTTCTGAAGACCCATCAGAATAGTTAATTAACGTCTTAGCTCCAAATCTATCTCCAGCTTTAAAAGCTGCTTCTGGATTATTTGGATCAGCATAAACTACGTTTAAGTTATTATAATCCTCTTCATTATATAACTTCGGTCCTTGTCCTAAATAATTTGTTTCTTTTGTAACTGTTATTCCTCCAGGTTGATAAACATCTTCATCACCGCCATATACAAATTTATATAAGTCAGGATTAGATGAATCTGTAAAACCTCCTTGTTGAAATCCTGTATTCCATCCGGGATAGTTACTAATATAGTCTAATTCTTTTTGAGTATAATTTTTAGCTTTAAGTTCTTTTAGATATTCTTCTTTTGTCATTCCTTCATCTATTCTTTTTTGTATACTTCTTTTCCCCTTTCTTCCATATTCCGCTACATCTTTCCACCCATCATGCCAAGACTTTATAGCATCTTCTTTTCCAGTAGGATTTACTGGACTATTTCCAACAGATTGAGCACCAGGTAATTTCCAATCATCACCACTCCAAGTTTTAGTCATGTCTTCTTCAGAGAATGCTTCCATATATTCATCACCACCTCTACCAGTTCTTGCAAAGTAAGCTTGTAGAGTTTCTCCTATTACAGGATCATGGCCTGCATAATCAGAAGCCATTCTTCCTTGTTTTTCTATATCAGGAATACCATTTCTCATTTGAATTTCTTTTTCAGCTTTAGTAGTTGTATTTGCTTTATTGCTTTGAGTTATAAAAGGAACAGTATATTGATAAGGCATTCCCATACTAGATAACATCCCCTGCATCATCATCATAGGATTTCCCATCATTCCCATAAGACCGCTGTATGCAGGATCTATTGTCATGCTATATTCTTTTGGATTACCGAAGATACCACTTTTTGTTACATTAATTTCTGAAACACCCGGCATCATCATACCACGTCTCATCATTTTTCTTATAGGTCTTGTAGCTCTTCTTAACATTCTACGTTGTTTACCTCCACCAAATTGTGCACTAGGTACTTCTTCTTGCATGTTTGTCATATCAATTATTTCTTCTCCTATAGGAGGATTATACATTTGTTGTTGTTGTGCCATCATAGCATCATATTCAGCTTCTAGTCTTTTCTTTTCTTGATCTTTTGCTACATTAGTTTGAGCATAGTTTACAAGAACATTCTTTTGAGCTTCTCTAGTTCCTGTTTCATTATTTACATTCCAAGGAGTTGCATTATTTATTTCTTGTCCACCAGCTTCAAAGTTTTTCATTCCTTGTTTAACATATTGTTTTTTAGAAATGACTCCTCCTCTTCGTGCCATAGTTTCCATAGGTAATGGAGAAGAAGATGGTGTTTGAGAATATCTCTCTAACCATTCTTTATTATATATATTTTCTCTTAATTGTTTTTCTCCTTCAGGTGAACTGTGTTCTTTCATAATATCCTTTATTCTATAATCAGGCATATCAGGATATAATTCTTTTAATTTTCCTTCTATATCAGTTCCTTCATATGAAGCTGGTTTATCCTTCATTAATTCTTCTTCGGCTGGAGTAAGCTTTCTTTTTAAAAATTCTAGCTTAGGTCTTTCAGGAGCAATAATTGGAGAAAGATATTTATCAGCAGCATAGAAGCCTGCAGGTATCATACCATATTTACCTATACGCCATAATTTTCCACGGGTAGAGAGATCTTTAAAAGGTACACGCTTACTAGTTTTACCTGTAGAAGTACTTGTAGTTTTACCTGTAGTTGTTCCTACCGTTTCACCTGTCATTTGTTCAAGATAACTAAGATCTTCTATACCATCCTTTGCAACTTTACTTCCTTTTGGAACTCTACCACGTCTAAAAAAGTTTTTTATACCTTTAGGCATAAAAGGAAATATCATAGCTGTATTTAAAGCTGCCTTTGTAAGATTAAATTCTGAATCAGTATCTTTAAGTTTATCAGCAACTTGATTACCTAAATCATATAATCCTTCTGCACCAAAAGCTAAAGTTGATGGTCCAGCAGCCGGACCAACAGCAAAAGGAGTCATAGCAGTTATAGCAGCTAGCGTTTTAGTTTGATCTACAAAATCTCCTGAAGTTCCTCCTAAATAGTCAGGTAAGTCTTCTTGTTGATAACTAAAATCTCCTGTTGTAAGACCTCTTCCTAAAGCACTAAATGGATTCTTCTTCCATCTATATAATGCTTCTAATCCATCATAACTAGCGCCAGGTCCAAAACCACGTCTGTTATTTGGATCTACTTCTGCTAAACCTTCTCTTACATACATACGGGACCAATCAGCTAGACCAATTTTATCTGTATCTACTTTTCCATCTGGTGTATGGTACTTATCCCATAACATTTGTTTCCTTTCTAATTTTTGTCTTGCATCTCTAGCTTCAGTTCTATATTGTTTTCTATTCTTAAAAAAATTTGCTAACTGGTCAAGAGTTAAATTTTTATATTCAGGAAGTCTTTTATATTTTTCTAAAAATTCTTCTTGAGTCATATTAGGATTATCCTTTAGTAGGCTTTTAGCTAAATCCGTAAACTGAGCTTCTCTTGCAGCTTGTTTATCTTCTTTAGTAAATTTTTCACTTCCAAAACCAGGTTTACGGACATCAATAGTTACTTCCGGAATATTTATAACATCCCCTCCTTCTTGAGAATCAGGAATATCTTCTTCAACAGTTTCTTCTACTACTTCTTCTTCTTGATTATCATCCATTGACTCAATCATCTCATCAACTTGATCATCCTCATTAACTCCTTCAGACATTGAAGAGTCTTGATTCATCTCATCAATTAGTAATTGTTCTTTAGCAGCAGCTGCTTCTTGCTGTTCTTGCTCAAGTCTTTTTCTTTCTGCAAGAGCTTCTTCTCTTTCTATTTCTGCCTGAGCTAAAGCTTTTTCAGAATCAGCTGAACTTCTTCCTTCAGTTATTCTTTTAATACTTAATTCAATAATAGTCTTAACTAAATTAGGATCCATACCCTGTTTAGTTAATGTTTCAAATAACATTTGAGGATCAGCCTGGTCAATATCAAGAGAATCATATACATAATTATACAACTGTTCTTGTTCAGCAGGAGACATTCCTTGTTGTTGCGCACCTTGCTGAGGAGCCGCTTGTTGAGGAGCGCCACCTGCTTGTGCAAGAAATAAAAAGTTTTTTAAATTACTTCTATACTCTCCTTTGCCGTTTGGATCTTTATATATTCTTACTTTTCTCTTTGCCATAATTTGGTATATATAATATTAATATACTAATTTTTAGTTTAATGTTTAAACATATAATGTTTACTACTTTTTCTGCATAATTGTAAGATACTCTGAGTTTTTAATTGCATTTCGTGTATATGTATCTCTCTTATCTCCACCAGCCCATTCTCTTGGTAAGCTAGTAGATATATCTGAAACTTTCATTTTCTTACCCTTATTAGGACCTGTTCTATTTTTTCTAGTTTTATAGTAATAAGCTAAAATTGCTGCTGTTGCTTTAGCTGCATTTTTAGGATCCATAAAGGCTTTATTATTTGTTATCCCAATTGCTGCTAGCTTATCTTTTAATGAACCTTTCTTTCCTGCTTCACGGTATAATTTATCATCCTCCTCAACCCATTTCCATCTAAATTGTGTAAGACCAACACTTCTATTATTTCCTGTGAATCCCATTTGATATTTAGCTTCATAGTCAGGACTTCCAGATGAACCTCTTTTAATAACTTTTCTACCTAATCTAAGTGCATTACCTGCAGCACTATGTGTATCTCCAAAGTTACTTTCATTACCAAATATACCAAATGTAATTTTAGCAATTTCATTATACTCATCACCACTTACGCCCATAACTCTCATAACCTCTTTTTTACTATCTTCTAATGATTTTATAAAAGGTAATACAGTTTCATTATATTCTACATTATCATCAATGTCAGTAGAAGTAAACTGATTATCTATAAATCTTTTTTGATCAAACTTAAATTTAATTGGTTTAGCACCAGCAACTCTTTTTTCTCTAGGTGTTCTATTAACTTTAGCATCACCGCTTTTAAAAATTAATTGACCATCTTCATATACAAATTTATTTTTATTTTCTTTTATGGTCTTTCCTTTTTCATCTTTATATACTTCAGGTAAAACAAATACTTCAGTTCCTGAACCAATATTATACTCGTTTTTCATTTTGTTTAGATCTGAACATATGCCATTAATACAACCATAACTCATTCTATTATCATCTAGATCTGCATTACCAAATTTATCTCTTCTGCTTATTGGAGCTCTATGAATTGCAGTAGGTATTTTTATACCTCTATCATTTACCATTGTAAAAGAAGGAGCATTTAAATATTCATATACATTATCAATAGTATATCTACCAGCTCCAGTTTGTTTATTACCAAGATTTCTGTCTTTTTCTACACTTATTGTTTGCTCATCACCCTTAAACATTCCTGTTCCTACTTCAAATGAATCAATTAGTTTATTGCCTCTATAAAGATGCATTCTTTGATGCTCTTTATCTACAATCATATATTGTTTATTAGGATCTTTATTTGCTTGATAATTTATTATAAGATTTGATTGATCCATCTTATTCATATCATTTTTATGTTTCTTAAGATCTTTAAAATTTTCATATCCTGAAAAGTCTACTTGTTTAATATTAGTATAAGGACTTTCAGCAAGTTCACTATAAGCATTTTTTAATGGTGTAAATACATTATTATCAATACCTTTTTTTATTTCTTCATATGTGTTTTTAGCTTGATCCATTTTTCTAGCAAATTCACCTTCAGAAACATCTTCTATTACGTCATATCCTGTGGTTTCTTTTTTATATGCTTCTAATACATCAGCAGGTATTTGACTTTCTTTGACTGGTCCAGATTTTATAATTTTATCATATTCAGCTAATAATTCTTTATCACTTCTTTTTTTAACAGGGGTCATAAAATTTTTCTGACTTTCCATTAATTGTAATTGATCAGCAAGCTCTTGATCTTTAGCAATCTGATCTCGTTTGCTAAAGTTCATGCTAAGTCTATTTGATAAGTTTTGAGCATCTTGATCTTCAGCTGGTGTATTATTTTGCTGATTTAATAAATTAACTATATCACTTTCAAAGTCACCCGTAAAAGCTGGCAAACCATAGTCTGATGGAGTCTGTTGACTTTTAATTTGTTTTTCAACTTCTTGCCCTATTAATCTTTCTCTTTCTTTTTCCTCATCACTTCTAAGATCAAATTGTATACCTGCTGTTCTAGGTTTAAAAAATTCTTTAAAATTTTCATCAATAGATTTAGAAGGATCATATGCAGAGTTTCTTACAAAAGGCGAATCTATCCTAAGCTTTGTAGGTTTAAAATTTGCCGCCATTTTTGTAAATGCAAATGGACTGTCATCAGGCTTTCCTAGATTAACATTACTAAATATATTAGATTGTTTAGGATATCTTCTTTCTCTTCTAGTTCTTCTTCTTTCTTGTTGAGCTAGCTTTTCAAATGCTTCAGAACTTAAATCATCTAAGCTTATTCTTCCTTTACGATATTTATATATTTCTCTATCTTCAGGGGTAACCTCTATTTTAGGTTGATTTAAAAGTGCATTTTCTTCTTTTGAAAGTTCTTCTCCATATATTTTAGATTTAATTGCAGCTAAAGGTTTACCCTTTGCTGTTACCCAATTATCAGCTCCAGATTTTTTTGTAAAATATTTATCACCTTCTTTTTTATAATCCCAACCTCTTTGAGATATAACACTACCATCTTGATATTTAGGTATCTCTTCTACTATATATCCACCAGCTGCGTATTCTTTAATTTCTTCATCACTTAACTCAGCTTCTATATAGCCACCTTCTTGTAAACCAAACCTATCTCTAAGGCCAGTTCTTCTTCTACCTTTGCCTATAATAACTCTAGGTGTTTTATCACGCTTTTGTCTACCATCTTGTTTACCTTCTCTTTCTTGTTGTCTAAGTTCTCTACGAGTATATCCTTCTTCTTCTGGCCAATTAAATTCTGGAGCCTCTGCAACAAATTGTTGTAGATTTGTAGGAATCACTTGAGGATCTAAAGTTTCCATTTGTGGAATAGTCATATCTTCAAATGTAAGTTCTTCTTGAACGGGTGTTCTTCCTGCATAGTCAACATAATCCATTACCTCTTCTTCACTTGCCGCTGGAGTTTTTTTAATTACTTTATTTGGATCAATAATAACTTCAAACTCTGGTTTTTTATAAAATACATTCCATGTTACATATTGATCATCTCCATGACCTGATGCATAATCAGTATCAGTAAAATCAGGATTAAAACCATATTTTTTTCCTAAATTATAAATTCTTTTCATATCCGTATCAAGATGTAGCTCTCCTAATTCTTTTGGAGTAGAAACTAATTTTGTACCTCCTGGATAATTACTACTTAGTCTTTTTCTTGCAAAGTCATATTTATGCGTATATCTATCTGGATCTTTCTTCCAGTTATCATAAGATTTTTTATCTAAAAATTTGTATGTTGAATATTCCTTATCTCTTAATAAATTATCATATCTTCTACGACTTGGTTTAGTCCAATCACCCTTACCTCCTTTAGTTATGTATGCTGTGAAAAAAGGTTCACCTCTAAAGTTTTGTCCTTTATTTATATTTTTTTGTTTTTTATAAAAAGCTTCTCTAGATAAATCATAAAGTTCTTTTCTTTTTAGATACTCTTGATATCTAGGATCATTTTTATCTTTAACATATATAGGTCCTCCTGGTCCTGGTTCTCCTCCTTCTTTATAAGGATATTTAAATTTTGGATTATTAGGTATGTAATCTTCAAGATCATTAGTATTATGAATTCTACCGTACCATGTATTTTTATAAGCTTTTAAATCTTCATTGATACTACCTTTACCTCTTTCTATATTTTGATAATACCAGTCTCTTCCTTTATTCATAAGAATTCTTCTCTCATTTTCTGGAAGTTTTCCTATGGTAGATTTATATATATCAGTAAAATCACTACCTCTTCTACCAGGCCATTTGTTATCCTTTAATTGATCTCTACCATACTTTCTATAATATTCTTGAATAGCATAAGCTCTTGGATCTTTTCCTGTATTATAAATAAAATCTGCAGCCTCACCTTTTTCAATAGGAGTTGGATAATAAATAAGATCAGGACCTATATTTTCCATTACCCAATTTATAGCATCTTCTCTAGTAGCTCCTGGTTTTAATTTAGGATTTCCGTAGTTGCTTAAACCTGTACCATATTGACTTCCTCTATTATACTCGTAATCCATGATTTTACCAATCTGATGTCTTAAAAGTTCCTCATCTGTTTGCCTTCCCGGTTGTGCTTTAGGTAACTCTTCTACTATATAACCTCCTCTTTTATACTCTTCTATTTCTTCATCAGTAAGTTCTGCTTCTATATAATTTGGAGAACCTCCAAAATTTCTTTTAGGTAACTTTTTTATTTTACCATTATGAGTTCTAGCATATCTAGCTTCATTAGTTTCCATACTAGGTATTAAAGTTCCTGAATATGTTTTACCCTTAAAGTTCCAAGATACATTACCACCATTACCATACATTGGTATCTCATAAACAGAGTTTCCAGGAAATTGATATTCTCCACCAGGCATCATCATTTGTCTATTGCCTTTATCATCAATACCCAATACAGGATAATTTACACCCTGCATAGTTATGCGTCCATTTGCGTTTGGAATTAATGTATTCTCTCCTGGGTAAGCCCATTGACCATATTTACTTTTTTTAAATTTCATTACCTTTGAGATAGTTGAGTTTTAGTATTAACCATTTTAATAACCATATTAACCGGTCCTGATATATTTCTTTTTAAACTTATAAAGTTAGCATAATGTCTAAATCTTTTACGCTGCTCTCTTGGTTTTTGATAATCAATATTTATAGGATTAAGCTCTCTTATATATCCATTTGGTTTAGTTATCCATATATGTCTTTCATTATAATTACCATCTAATACAGTACTTCCTGGTATTACAGGAGCATTTGGAGGATAACCCGCACCTATAGGAAACTCTCCTCTATCTTTAGTAATGTCCCAGAATTGATTAAATCTATATTTCTGTTCTTCTTTTGAGAATAATATATCATATGAAGGATTAGCCACATTATACTTTGGATAATCTAAAGATAATGGTAAGTCGTTCTTTGGCATTAAGTTTAAATTTAATAAACCTGATACTTGTTCTGAATTATAAATCACAGCTTCATCAAAGTTAAAGTCTAATACATGAAACTGATCAAAACAATTAAATTCAGCTCTTTTATAACATTCTAATAGATATTCTACACTTTTTAATGTTCCTACATTTTGTCCTGTAGATGCAACTAATTCTATTTCAAAAGGATAATTTCTACCATAATAATTACCATAGTCATTACAAACATTATTATGTTTCCATAATTCATTTCTTTTTGTAGTCACCCAAGTATTTTTTCCAGGCATCATTAAATCCGGATGCCAATCATGGAAAGAAATAAACATTTTACTTTTAGGATCAAAACTTATGGTCCATGACGCATCATCAAAAATCTCAGGATCTCCAAGTTTAAATTTAGTGGCTCTTCTATCTTTTATAATAAATACATCTTTTGCAAAATCATAAGTAACTTGCCCAACAAACTCTGACTTAAGCTTATAGTCTTTCTTAGAAAAGTATAAAAGTAAATTGTCATTATCATATAATGTTTGACAACCAATGCCGCATACTGGATTATTAGTATAAGGATAATCTGGAAAATCTTGTGCTAACTGATAAGGCAGATAAGTATCAAACCACCACTTCATTCCATTTTGAGATATTTCATTTAATCCATTAGCATAAGAAAATATCTTACCTTGGTTTTGAGATATATAAAAGAATCCTGCTGGTGTTGATAATATAGATTTAGAATCTTGACAAGATCCATATTCAAATGGTGCAGCTGCTACAGATATATTTTGAGGCGGTTGAGCAAAAAGTCCTCCATCTCCAATTGTAAGCTCTGTATTTGCATCAGTAGTAATAGTATCTACTCCTCTATATATTATTGGACTCTGATTATGAAAAGTAATAAACATACCACTTTTAGCAAAAGATTTAACACCGCTAATTGCAGCCTTCATATCTTTATAGTTATTAACTAAATATACTTTCCATGCATCTTTATATGAAGCATCCTGTTGAGGTAAAGAATAAATAATTCTATTTGGGTAAGATTCATAACATAACTTAGCTATATCTGGATCATAGTTTCTATTCTGTAAGTTTCCTTGTGAGAAGTACTGAGTCCAAGCTTTTGAAATACTTAATGAATAATCATACAAGTAAGTATTGTCTCTTGTTATAATTTGAGGGTCCATATTAAACATACTTCTATAATCAGTATATCTATATGGATCATAATGTTTTTCTGCAATATTGTTAGTTGTTTCTCTAAAGTCAACTAATACATCACTTTCTACAAAAAAGTCTCTTATTGAAGATGCTGATAAATAAAAGAATGCATCTTTAATAGTGAATAATCCAGGAGGATCTCCTTCCATTTGAGCTGTTGCATAATTATATCTGCTACCAGAATTTTTGAAATAGTCAAGTTCATAAAAAGCTTTTGGAAATATTCCTGTTCCAGGAGTACTGTTTCCTATAAAGTTAGCAGGCATTAAATTAAATGCTTCATAACTAGTACTATTAGCCCAGAACCTAGGTTCATGAATCATTTGATATAATTTATAGTTATACTCAAATCCATCAGGTTGACCATATAGCCAATCATAGAAAAAGAACATGTTATTCTTTTCTGTATATCTATTTATAAATGTATCTCCTCCAAAAAATACTGGAGTATTAGGTATTATATTTAGATGTAAAGGATTAGGATCATTAGTACCACATATAGGCCCATTTGGCTGTAATCTAAAGTCTTTTTGTTCACACGGTGTTATTGGTATTTGTTTAATAGAATTTAATTGTCCATATTGATTTTGTAATCTAAATTTTAAACCTCCGTAATAACTTCCTATAGGTAAACTAAACCCATTTGCTTGAGGATCATCTGTAGTAGGTAATGCTCCACTAGGTGAACCAGGAGGTGCACCAGTTTGTATTAAAGCTCCTAAAGTAGTTAATGATTTATCTTCATCAATTAAAAGTTTAGGTCCTTCAAACTGATTAGGATGTCCATAAGGACCTGTTTTAGTTCTTAAAGTTACGTGACTATTTCTTTTAAGATTATTTATTTTATATGATACACTGCCTGATGTATTCTGATATAAAGGCACATCTTGAAAAGTATTCTTAGTATAGAAGCTATCTTCTATTTTAAATCTAGAAGTACTAGAAGTTTTTACAGCTTCCATATTATCATATAAACCATGACACTTCATCTGAAGAGCATATTGTCTAAATGGTGTAAGTGCTCTTATAAGTTTTGCAGTAGTATCAGCACCTTCTGAAAAATAAAATGTTAAATGATTTAAAGCACCTAAAAATCTACTAGCTGGATCTAAGTATGCAAACTTAGGATACTCAACAGTTTGTAGTTGTTGTAAAGGACTTGCAGCATCTGTTGCAATTAAAGCTAATGCAGGATCTAAAATAGTAGTTTTAAGCCCACCTACGGCAGTATCAGGTACACCTGAAACAACAGCTGTAATAGCATCTGTTAAAAATCCAGTACCAGAATTATAATAAGTATCTAAACCAACGTTATATGCTAATACAGCAGCTTTAAGAGCTTGATTACCTAAACCACCAGCAGCAGCATCTGTTATACCAGGACCTACTGTTACTTCAGGAGCATTAAAAGTTCTTTTACCAACTAAAGAAATTAAAGCTTCTGCTACTCCTGCTAATATCATAGCAACTGCTGAAAAGTTAGAAAGTAATTTTACTTCAGGATGTTGATCAGGATAACAAAACTCTTGTTCAGAAAATCCTTTTATGACTCCATAAAGTTTTAATTCTGTAGTAGATAAATAAGGATTAGTAAACATTACATCTGGAGAATGAAATGATATTATATCTGATGGAATTTGTTGATGCTTTAATTTATCATCTCCTGGCACCTTAATAAAAGGATCATTAAACTGATAGTTGTATTGACTACTAGGTGCACCATTATTTATATATGGTATAATAGTATTAAAAGGATAATTAGCATATAGTCCTGTTCTTCCTTTTTTAGCAGAGCCCTTAAGCTCATAAGTTCTATAATTGTTAATCATTCCTTTTGCAACTATAGATTTATTACCTTCTCTAGAACCTCTCAATATTTCATAACCTACTATACCTTCAATATCATTTCCTGCATTATCTTTTGGATAAGCTATATTCTCAAAATATACACCCATCAATCTAATTCTTAAATCATCGGCATTTACACCACCTAAAGGATTAGGTTTAAAATGCATAGTCTCATTTAATAAACTATTATCAGGAAACTTATGATGTCTTATAGGTTTACCACATAAATCATTACCAGGATCTGATTGATATGTCCAACAGTGACTAGATGAATTCCATATGTTAGGTTTATTATCAGGATATATTTCAGTTGATTCCCAATAACCCATATCTCCAGAAGCTATAATTTCTCCACCATCATCTAGAGTAGTACTTAAATTTGAATTCAGAGCTCCAGCACTAGCAGTATTATATACTTCATATACTTTTTCTGTAGAATCTAAAGTTTCTAAATCTTGAATTCCAAGTGTTTCAGAGTATTGCCCAGGTACTCCAGGAATAACAAAATCTCTTGGAGGTCTTCCAGGAATATGATAGGAAGCAGATTTATCACCTGTATCATAAACCCATCTAATAAAAAATGCATATACCTCATCTCTTAAATAACTGCCTTTATGTCCTCCGTCTACATAGTATGTAGCAGGATATTCTACAGATGCCCATTTAGCTCTAATTAAATTAGCTAATGGCTGATAATTAAAATCAAACTTTCCAGTAGGAGCTACTCTAAGTAAATAACTATTTACTTTCTCCATAGAATTAGATGTCTCATATACAACAGATTGAAGAGGTATATTCTCTTTAGGTACAGATATTAGATCTGATTGTAATAAATCAATTGTTACTCTAGATGTTTTTGTAGAATAAAACCCTACTTGTTTTGCAGATATTCCTTGATTTATATTTTGAACAACTACTAAAACAAACTCTTCAAAATTTTCATCATCAGCAGTAATTTCAATTTCTAAAGAATTTTTAGAATCATCTTCATGCCATAAGGGTTGAGTATTACTAGGTGAAAAATAATCTGTTACTTTTTGACCTTTAATTGTATATGCTATTACTACAAAGTAAGTTCCATTTCTTAATGTTCCTCCTGATACTCCTGCTTTGATTTTAATACATGGAGTTTTCATCAAAGGAGCTAGTCTTATTTTTGGACAATCTAATTTATTATCATCTTCAAAAGTTTGACAAGGTGGTGGAGTTATTTGCGCATTTGTATCTTTTTTCCATTGAACTCCAGGCCATAAAATTTTAGTAACTCCATTAGTATAATAATTTATATCACTTTGACCAATAAAAGTAAATGTACTGTCTGGCCAAGTTTCAGGATCACCTATATTTAAAAACCTATCAGGATTTAATCCATCACACCAATAGACTTGCCAAGTACAATCTTCCATTTCTCTAGCAGCTCCATCAATAAGATATTTTTTATCAAACTTTAAACAAGCATCTTGAACAATTGGCCTATAGTTGCATGAATCTTCTTCAAATAAACCTATTTCAGACATAGTTGCTGTGTCAGCCGCATTATGACCAACAGTATATATCACCCATTTATCCGCATAAAGATGTACTGTTCCTATAATAAATCTATTAGGATATGTATTACTCATTGTTGCACCAGCAGTAGCACAAAATTGATTTGAAGATGCATTAGATATAGTACCTTGATTTCCTTCAATAGTATTATTAGTTGCATTACGAGCATGTGTCCACATACCATTTTGAAGATACGTAAAGTCTGAATCTTTATTAAGACCTTTTACAAAACTGTGAGTTTGTACATTTGAAGTATTAGGAAGTCTTCTCTTTGCCATTTGAAATAACTATTAGCTTTTAAACATATCATAATACTTAGAATACATTGCCTTTCTATTTGCTCTATGTATACTTTCTAGCTCTTTAAAGTTAGGCATATTAACTACACTTAATGCATTATTTCTAGCAGGTCTTAATTTCTGCTCTATTAATTGCATTCTTTGAGCTACATCTTCTCCATTAATATATAAGTTTTCTAAAATTCTTGATTTAATAGCATATTCATAATATTCATTTAATAAAGGATGATCTGGAACAAGTAAGTTGCCATCATGATCCTCCATTGTTCCTTGGTAATTTAAATATACTTTCCCTGTATTAAAATTTGTACATAAAAATCCATTTTTAATATAACCTTCATTTGTACTACTAATATATAGATTGGGACATTGAGCTTCAATGTTTCTATTAGGCTTCATTTTTAAAGGTAAGAAATTTCTAGAAACATATGCATTGCCTCCAGCTACAATTTGTATAAGTTCAAACTTATCATTTTTACAATTTGTAAATACTCTTGGTTTAATACATGTATCTCCAAATACTCCAATTGATTTGTTTAAATCTACATTAGAAGGCAAACATCCCGCAGCTGTATTTTGACAAGGGTTAGAATTACAAGCTGAACAGTTTACAGTAGGAGCAGCACATGGATCTGTAGATGCAGGAGTTTCTGTATAAGGAACTTCTTGTATGTTAGTTCCTCCTATATCGTAACCTACAGTTTTAATAAAATCTCCACAAATATATGCTAAATTAAAAGTATCAAAATCATCAGGTAACCTAACTTTTCCATGACATACATCTAGTATAACTTCTTTAGTTTGATTAATTCTTAACCCAAGATCATAATTTACTTTTCTAGCTATTTTAATTAACTGTTGGGGCTCTATCTTATTTTCTAAGGCAAGTCCTGTCATATCAACTGAAACATCTTCTATAAGCTGATCATAGGTTCTATATTTAAGTGTATAATTGTGATCCATTATCTAAGAACATTTTGATTATCATCTGCACCATTTGCTGGTACTTTCATAGTAGTAGTTAATTCTTGTATAACCATTTGCTCTACTTCAGCATACAAATATTCAGGAATACCCATTTGCTCATTTTGTCTTAAAGAGCATTTAGCAGGATCATCATCACAAAGGAATGGAGCTATACTTCCTTCAAAGGCTCCTTCTATTCTAACCGCATCCCATTCTAAATTTGGAAAATATAAATATCCATTTAAAAACCAAAAGTAGAATCTATTATTATATTTAAACGAAGTTAATTTTGTCATTGATGTATAGGTACCGGGATCAGTTCTATATAATTCAATTGATCCATCAAGTGAAGAAACTGTTCTAATTACAGGTCCATTTAACCCATCAAGAAATCCAGGCATTTTATATCTAGATCTTTTTATAATACATCCTGATTGTATTCCTGCACAAGAAGCTTCTACTTTATCTACTTCTATAAGTTCTACATTTGGAAGAACATTAAATATAGAACTTAGTTTCATAAGTCTATTATTAACATCTTCTCTTTTTATTAAAGCTTGTGCATATTTAATAATAGCATAGTAGATAGTTCTATCAGTTAAGAAAGGATCTTCTTTAACTGCTTTAAGAACATTTCTTACTCTTGATATTACTTGTCCTACCGTGGTCATATATCTTTATTTAATATGTTACTATCATAGAGAGCCCTAACTTTTTTTGTAGGTTCTATTTCCATATATATTGGCCAATTATCAGAATACGCTTTGGATACATTTCTTTTAAATCCTCTGCATGCATCTAGTTTCCAATACTCTCTATGTTTAAATTGATACTTAGGAGCGTAGTTACTATAAAATATTTTAGCAAGCTTTCCATCTGTTTCCCAGTTTTTATTTCTTACTTTTATTCCATATTTAATTGACTTTCCTAAATCAATATTATTTTCATTATTAGTTTTACAAGTACCAATAAAAATCCATCCTAAACTTTCTGGAAGTTCAACTCCATCTCTATTGTTTATAACTTCCTGACAAACATATTTATTAAAGCTTTTTATAATTTGATATATCTCAGATGTTTTCTTTTCTTTATACTCCGGATACTTTTTAAAAAATCTTTTATAAAAATCATCATTTATTATATGATGTACTTTTTTTCTATATCTTGGCGCTTTTAAGTCAGGTTTATTAAAACTTTTATCCATGCTACTTATTAATTAATATACTAAATTTAAATGAGTTTAACAAGTATAAAGATAACATAAAAAACAAAACCCCCACTTGTGTGAGGGCTTTGTCCTTGTTAGTCACAGAACCAACAAAACTGCGACATGTCTTTATCCAATTACTATAGCTCTTACTTTATCATAAGTAGAACCACTAGATAATGTTATTGTAATGTCTCCTGTACTACCATTTATAGTAATATCAGTTGTAGCTTCAGCTGTCATTCTTTTCCAAGTTGTAGTTCCTGTAGTATAATAATAAACATCTATTGTAAAATCTACTTTATCTTGTACAGGAGTAAGACCTCCGTTAGGAATAAAACAACCATCTTTTAAACCATTACAAGCAGTAAGCTCGGCTTGAGTAATAGTTATAGGTGTTCCTGATCCTGATGTTGCTAATGAAGCCCACTCTTTAATAAATTTGTTAGTAGTGCTAGAACATATTAATGTTACAATGTTTGTAAGTGCTGTATCAATAAAAGTATTTTGAGGAACTATTGTATTAGTACCACATGCTAACGCAGAACCTGTGTATCTAGTACATTTAGCATCTACTACTTCTGAACACTGTACTGTTTCAGCACATGCCTCTGGATCTGGACAAGGAGCTGGAGATGGTAAAAATTTATCATCACATCCGCATTTTTCACAATTTGTCATTTTCTAATTTTTTAATTTTTAACAAGTTTTAGATGGTTGAATATCTGTAGTACATGGATCTATAAAACAAGTTAATCCATCTAAACTAAATTTAAATCCACCTACTTGATCATGTCTAGATGCATCCAATCCAAATGAATAATCTGCATAACCTCCTGCACCATCTGAATGTGTTCCAAATCCTAAACCAGGTCCTGTTGCAATTGTTGAACCATTAGTCCAAGTTGTTGGTGTTGTTCCGGTAGCTATAAAAGTTACTTTAGTAGCATTGGCTCCTGCACCAACATTACTAAAATTATCACCTGTTTGAAAATTATATATTGTATACATTTGACCAACTACAAGAGTACCTGAAGTTTGATAAGAAGGTTCAGTACGTATTGCATTACTATGTAAAGTTCCAATTGGACCTTGATCATAATTAGGAACTGAAGCACTGGCTACAGCAAATGTTGTTATAAAGTTAGCAGCAGAAGATCCTAAAAGGGGAGCTGAATCTGAAGTATTAGTTTCTAAATTATTTAATGTTTTAAAATATAATTTTTTATCTGCTGAAATAGATACTTCCATAAAAGCAGTCATAAGAACTGTACCTGTATCTACAGCTACTTGTCTTGTTGCTACAATATTACCTCCTCCTAATGTAACAAGATTTTCAAAGTTTGTTCCAGTATTCATGATAGTTGTAGGAACAATAGAATTATTTTCATTAAAATATGCTGTAGTTACACCACTACCAGTTATAGCACTAACTCCTCCTGTTACACCTAATGCAGTTGCAGATCTTGTTATAGTTCTATAAGTATCTACATTACTCATAGCTTCTATTCCTGAACTACCTCCATTCATTAAAGGTATAAAAACATCTCCTCTAAAGTGAACTACATTACCAATTCTTCTTGCTTGAGGTTTACCTACAGTTCCACCTTGATGATCAAAACCAGATAAGTCTTTCCATCCAGTATCTACTATTTTAGCACTAAGTGTAACACCCATATCGCCATATGTAGCATCTTTAGTTACTGTTAAGTCAATAGTATTAGTATCTGTTACTTTAACTTCATATGTAGCTAGAAAATTATAAGTATCACATAAAGCAATCCATATATTATTTATAGCAGATGCCATTGTAGTATTACTTACATCAGTAATCCAGCTTCCTGCATATTTTGTAATCATATTCTGACCTGATGCAGAAAATAAAGCTAAGTCAGCATCTAATATACATTTTCTAGATATTGCATCTGTAATTGTAGTATTACCACCTGTTAATGCTCTAAAAGAACAGTAACCATAAGTTGAATCATTAACTAAAGCAGTAAGAATATCAGTTAAGGTGTGAGATGTTCCTGATGTAACAGTACTACTTAAATCGCAAGCTACTGTAAAACTAGGCATAGTAAAACTAGGAGCTGGAGCATTTTCTAATGCATCAACTCTAATATCTAAACTGTTAATTTGATTTTGAAGTAAGCTTATATCTGTTATTAATGAACATACTTTTCTAGCAATTAAAGTTACATAATCAGTTAAGTTCATTGTGGTTTCTTCTCCTGTAATTAAACAAGATTCAATTGTCATAATACAACTATTAGGACAATCACCTGATGAGCTTGATGTAGAATCTGTTGTACTTACACTTTCTAAAGCACAAATTCTTTTTATTAATAATTGAATTAATTCCTCAAACTTTGCTGGAGGACATGTAGCTAAACTAAAACAAGAAAGATCATAACTACTTACTTTTAAAGAAGTCATGATTGTACAAAGCTCAGTAGCTAATTTACTAACAGTATCAGATATAGTATCTCCTGTACATAGATTTATACATGATATATCAGGCCCAGCCCAAATAACACAGTTGGAGGACTGAGGTGCACAAGGAGAGTTATCAGCATTAATAGGTTTCATAGTCTTTATATTTATAATATAGTTATAATTCTCAAGAACTGCAAGTCTTAGGGGTAGAACAATTACACGTTGAACAAGTACTCTGATTACAGCCGCAACTACTAGGTACTGTAGAACATGTATAATTAGGATCTATTAATGCTTGAAGTTCAATTAATTCTTTTTTAATAGTCCATTTATCAATTTCTTCCGGACAACAACTAGATATACCATATCTTTTTTGTACTACAGACTTATAAAGTTGTTCTCCAAAGTTACATGATATCTTTTCATATTTTTCTATTGAACATGCTGGTGTATTATATCCTGGTTTAATTTTCTTAACAGGGTATACTTGAGCAGGACATGTCCAAGGAGAATCTGCATTTGCTTGAGTACAATTTCCATGAAATAAAGGTAAAGTACCAGTATTCCATCTGATTACACAATACCTTTTACTTCTAGATTTAGCAGCAACAGATTCAGTAGTTTGTAAAATTCCATTACAATCTATATAAGTAAATGTAGCTGCTTCTGTTCCTTCATTATATATGGTTGAACATCTACATGCAAAATCTTTTAAACACGTTGCACAATCAGAATATTGTGAATGAAAAGTAACTCCTACAGGATTTACAGGAACACCTGTAAAGGTAGAAACTGTAAAGCATTTTTCACAATTTTGAAGTTGAATTACCCTACCAACATAAGCTGATAAATCTGTGCTTGTATATGTAATAGGATCAGCACCATCACATGATGTTAGTTTATAGTATGTTGTTTTACACTCTTGACATGTGTCAAAACCACCAGCTTGGATAACTACTGTTGTATCACTAGGAGGTGCTACATTTATTTCTTCAACCGTGTAGCATCCGCAAGGATCAGCTAACTCTACTACTTTATTTTTATACTCTGATAAATCCTGAGTAGTATATACTATTTCTTCTTCATTATCACAAGAAGTTAGTCTGTAAGCTATTGTAGGTTTGCAAGCCTCACAACTAACATAATCAAATCTAACTATAACATCAATTGGACACTCACAATCACCAGACTGAATAGCTACAGTATAACATCCAGAATGACCTTCTATAGTAACTACATTACCTAAGTAAGCAAATAAATTCTGTGATTTACTATTTATTACAACACCTGTTGTACATTCTGTAAGTTTATAACAAATCTCAGGACACTTACCGTCTATACAAGCCGTACTTGTAGTAATAGTCCCAGAACCATCTGAATCAAAAACTGGTTTAGTTAAAGCACAAACTTGAACTGGAGCTAATACTCCTGAACGTGCTATATTATCACAACCAACATAACTAATAGTTCCTGTTCCTGTAACTGTATAACATTTGCATGTACAAGCACTACAAGCAGAAGCATAAGTTACAGTAGTAGTTACTCCTGAGCATTCATTTGGTGATTCTTGTACAAACCAACAATCTGAATTATCATTGATTGTTATAAATGTATTTACATAAGCTGAAAGATCAGTAATTGTAAGAAAGGAATTACCATCACAGTTTGTTAATCTAAAACAAGGAGTTACACAAGTAGGACATATTGAATAATCAGCATCTAGAGGTTGTTTATCTTCACATGTCATCTTACCAGTATAGCCAAAACTAGTATCTTGTAAGGCATCAAATGCTAAAACTGTTGCAACATCAGCTTGTTTTGCCTCAACATAATAACACTTGTTATTTTCAAGTGGTTTAGTTGATCCATCAGTAGCTGTATAATTAGTAGTAGAACCTTGATATAAATATACAGAATCTGGACCCCAAAAAGGATTCCAACTAGATTTATCTAGTCTTACATTAAATTGAATTGATGGATCACAACAATCTGTTAATGTATAATATCTTATGGAGTTTGTTGACATTTTATATTAAGTTGTTTCCTCTCTTCTTTTAATTGCTTTTAATTTTAAGTCTTCTTCATATTTAGATGCGCACATATTACATACTTTTGTGCCATCTGAAGCAGTTCTTAATTGACAACTACAATTCATTGTAGCTCCGCAGTTTGGACATCTTGACGTTCCCATAGTTTGTTGGTTTTATTTATTTAACAATTAGTACAATTCATCTTTCCTAATAACTTACACGCATAATTATATAATGTCATTCCTTTTTGAGGTTCATGACAATATTCTACTTTAGCTTTTGCTGCTTCAAGATACATTTTAATTAAACGTAATTGCTCCAGTTTTTTCTTTATATCAGCTGGAGGGTCACAAGCAGATACATCAATATCACACAATATTTTATTATATTTTATTAATGCATCAGTAATTCTTAAATGATTATAAGTAACAAATACTACATCATTTGGTGATACACTATATTTTATAATGTATACTCCATCGGGAAGATTAGCATATTTTTCACCGCAATCTTCTGTCTGTAGGTTTAAATCACAGGCAGTTATAGTTTTAGTAAAATTTTCTGTAACATTTAACTGTATAGAAAATCCATATCCAGGAACAGTAATATTTAAATGTGTACAGTTTACATCAATTAAACTTGAATAAACACTTGTATCTACAACTCTCATTATACATGAGTTCATAACTGTAGGCACTTCTAAACTTAATACGTGATTTGCCATAATATATATTTTTAAAGTTCAAATATACCTACTTCTAAAACAGGTGTACCTGACGCAGCATCAGCTTGAAGATCTACTAATGTTGCCCAAGGGAAGAATGCAAATTCTCCAGGACCTAATGTCATATAATGATCTCCACCCTCTGATTTTACTAAATTGATATCAATAGTAGAATCTATATTTTTTACATATACAAAAGCTTTTGTATAAGAAGCTGCAGCTACAATATTAGAAGCTGTAGTGCTTATTGTAATTCTTTTTAGCTCTACATTTTTCTCAACATTAATAAGATCAGTTATAGTCATGTTAATTACATCAGAAGTAAGATCACTACTGGTTAAAACTAATTTTGCATTTAATGTTCCCATATTTTATTTTTAAAAAAAAAGGAGAGGAAAGATAACTCTAACCTCTCCCTTTAGGTTTATTATTGAATTCAACTAGTGATTACACACAAGGTGGGAATTTTGTTAAAGGTGTACATGCAGCTGTATCACATGTAATTGTTTCCATTTGAACATCACAGTTTCCACAACCTCCTAACCAAGTATTCATAAAGGTTTGGAAGTCAGTGTGGTTTTCATCACATATAATTTCAACTAAATATTGATCATTATCAAATACTCCAGTTGGGTTATTATAACGTGGAACAGTATGTAAAATTTGGTAACGTACCCATGTATTTTTACTTCTAATTGATGCTCCTGTATCATCAGTAAGAATATCATTTCCTTGAGTTATCTCACGGATTCTGATATCAGTTGCAAAGTGATTTTGACCATAAGATTCTGATAAAATCAAGTCTCTAACCACTGTTTCACCTAGACCCATTGGAGAAACTGGTGCACATACTTCACTAACACAAATACCAGTGAACTCACATGGATTACCTGTGTAATCTACTTCAGAAACAAAAATCTTAATAGGCTGATAATCATATCCATCTAAGTATTGGAATGAACAATCTCCAAATTTAGTACTTACGTAGCATCCTTCAATTGTTAATCCTGCACACTCACCTGTAGTGTGACCAGTAGAAACATAATCTTTCCAGTTACCACCAATTGTAAATCCAGTTGGAGCTACTAAACCTGATGTGTCAACATCATCAGCATACCATAATTTATTATCCTCTCCAGTAACAACTATTTGAATAAAGTCTTTCATAATAGGACTTGTAGTAAGTTGTTTAGCCCACTCAATAAATACAAGTGTACTATCTACTGGCGTAGGATTTGTAGGATCTGGACAACAATCAGTAGACATTTCAACTGTTAAATATGCATTATGTGCAAGAAGATCTAATGCAGGCTCTCCTTTTAGATCTACTCTTAAAGAGTAAGTTTCATCACAAAGGAATTCTTGACAACAATCTTTAGATCCTTGTGTCATTGCAGCTGTATAAGTACCATCTATTGAACCAGAAGAAGGTGTTCCTGCACCTAAGTCAGCTGCAGCAATAGACCAAGTAAGTGTAGTAGCAGGTAAACCATATCCTTGACCAGCAGCAGTAATAGTAACACTAGCAACAACACCACCAGCAACTACAACAGTAGCTAAAGCACTATTAGCTCCTGTAGAACCTGTAACTTTAACATTAGTATATGTATTATTTGTTAAGCCGCCACCACCATTATCAACAATTGTTAATGCTTGAGTAACTAGTAAACCAACTGTGTCAGGAGTATACCCAACAGCAACAACATGATTTTGTGCAGCACAGTCATCTATTCTGTAGAATTTGTGCACATATCTAGGGTTAATAAGTTTAGACTTATTAGTTTCTTTATATCCACCGTGGTGAGGTCCTACTTTATCTTTATCATAAAGTGATCCTGAAACTAATGTTAAGGGACAACAATCAGTTGGTGCTGACCCTATGTCAACAAGATTCCAATTCTTGTCAACAAAACCAAATTCACCTTTATCTAAGGTGTTTCCAGTTGTGCCTAAAAGGCCTTTTGCTTTTTCTACAAAGTCCTTGCTACCTAGCATGGTCTTCTTAAAAGCGTGATTAAAATAACTCATTTTTTAAATTGCCTCCTATTTTATTCAGAGGACTTTTTTTGTTTATAAATAAATAGATACTATAATATAATAAAATTTAGTATAATATCAAAATAGTTTAATTATTTCTTTCAGCTGTATCTGTACCTCTTGAGAACTGACTCATAGATTCAATATCTCCAGCTAATACACTAACTGTTTCATCAATAATTAATTCAACTATATCATCTTTAAATTCAGATATAACATCTGTAGTAGATTGTACCTGAGTATAAGGATTAGAGCATCCTTTAATTTGAATTTTACGTGGTTGTCTATAATAGACAAACTCACTTTTATCAATTTCAAAATCTTGATTAGTAAAAATATTTAGTTTATTTCCTTGTAGAGTAGCAAATGTTTCTGACCATTCAAAGCTTGGTTGTTTTGATTTATCTCTTAAAAGTAAATTAAGGTTAGCTTCTTCAACTAAGTATACTACCATTCTTCTATTCTCACAACAATCCTTTTTTGCAAAAGCATCTACTCTTTTCCATTGTAAATAATCTATAGGAACAGCGGCAGAAAAATGATCAACTTTATCAGTTAATATTAAATTATCAGTTACCAATAAAGCTTGAAGATCATCTATTCTTCTAGTAGATTGTTCATCACCTTCTTTCATTAAGTTCATACCATGAAGTTGCCTACGGGCCCATTCTACTTGTGCTTTATTAAAAGCCTCAACAATCATCCAGCATTCTATGTTATCATAGTCATTACTGTCTAATTTATTTAGACGCTGTTTTACTTTAATTGTTATAGTACTATTTAACATTACTTCTTTTTCTTTCTTAATTTACCTAATGTAATTGCAAATCTAGCACGTTGAGCAGTTTTACCTTTACCTTTAGCTTTTTCTCTAAGCCAAGACTTTTTTATTTTCTTATTCTTTTTATCATATCCTCCTTCTCTTTTAGCTGTCGCAGTAAGAGAACCTGGTTTCTTAATTGCTTTTTTAATATTTAACTTTTTCTTTTGTGCCATTTTTATTAGCATTTCCACCTTCTTCTAGCCTGTCTTATTCTAGAATTAGGATTATTTCTTGTTTTAGCACTACTCCTTTTTAGCTGCCCTAAGCTTCTAGCACAATATGATTTACGTCTTTTAGCAGCTTTACTACCTTTCTTGACTTTACCCGTTACAGCTGTTTTTAACTTAGATCCGGGATTAGCACGTCTATATGCTCTAACTCCCTTTTTAGTCATTCCTGCACCAGATTTAGTCTTACGGTAGTTACCACCTTTACCAATTGTTCTTCTTATTGCTTTAGCCATTATTTCTTCTTTTTAGCATTATGTGCTTTTCTAATAGACTCTTTTCCTCTTTTAAATATAGCAGCTTGTTTAGGCTTTCCTCCATATTTAGATCTTTGTTCACCTACAGTTAGTATTTGAATTTTTCTAGCATAAGGTTTTCTAATTCTTTTTACTTTAGCTACTGTAGCTCTTGCATCTGCTTCAGTTGCATATTTTATTTTAACAGTATCTTTAGGATTTTCATCTGTATAAAGTCTCCTACTGCTACCTTTAGGTTTCTTACCTGTGCCAACTTTAGGATCTTTTTTCTTAGCCATTACTTCTTTTTCTTAGATGGCTTAGACATACTTTTAAGCATAGCATCAATTCTTGCTGCTTGACCTTTATGCATAGCAGATGCTTTCTTTAACTCTGCAGAAATCTTTTTTAGTTTTTTAGTATCCATAATTATCTTTTTTTCTTTTTGTGTAAACCATGTTTAGCATGTTGTTTACCTGCTCTAGTAGCAGCTCTTTTCTTTTTATTTGCGGCAGCTAATTTCTTTCTACCTTTTTTAGTACTTTTTAATTTTGCAATAGTTTTAGAAGGAGCATAGACTTCACCAGTTTCAGAAGACTTCTTACCAGAAGGAGTTCTCCATTTCTGTTTAGTCCATCTCTTTAAACTTTTTTGTTTCTTAGTTAGTCCCATTATCTATATCCTCCTCCTTTAGCTTTATATTGTTTAGCTAGCATCTGTGCTTTTCTAGCAGACCACTGACCAGGTCTCCCCCCTTTACTGCCCGCTTTAATACGTTCAAATAATCTTTTACGCATACCAGGTTTAGTATAATTACCAGAAGAATTAACCGTACTCTTCTTTTTTTTAGAAGTGCTCTTTCTCTTAGAAGAAGACCTTTTCAATGTTTTTTTCAATGCCATTTTTAACTATTCCAAAATTTTTCACATTTAGTATTTAAATCACTAAGAATATCCTCATGTAAAGGGTTCTTAAGATACTCAACAACATCACTAACATTTCTGCCTAGTGCAGCATTTGTATCATTGTGATAAATATAACCATCACTCTTATTAACAATATACTTAAAAAAAACGGAATCTTTAACAATTGCCTTAATTTTTAATGTTTCCATATTCATTTTGCATGCATCTAAGAATGAAGTTGCTGCTCTTTCTTTATTACTTTCAATACCTTGACCACTAATATAAATATCCATATTATCATAAATAACATCATTTGGAGTATCTTTCTTATATAGTGTACTATGAGTATCTACTACTTTAGCAATATAAAATAACTTACTACTATTCTTATCAAATAATTTTTGTAGTTCAGAGTATGCTTTGTTTCTTAGTTTCTTATACTCTGTTCTTATCATTGCAGTATCTTCTTCTTTATCTAGATAAAACTTAGGCGGTACTGCTTGTGATCTTGCATCATCATAACTTTTTGCAACTAAGGAAAATCCTCCTGCTTCTATTGCATGAAACTTAATTCTATCATAAGGGTCTTTTAAATCTAGGTATACGGGTTCATTACCGCATTTAATTTCAATCTTATTCCAGAATTCAGCGTTATTAGGTTTTAATAAAGTTACTTTATTCCAAAAGTCTTTATCTTCTATATCAATAACATTTGATGCTAATTCTTTTTCTAGCTCTGCTACTGTAGTTCTTATTTGTTTTATCTTAGCTTTCTTTGCATCTCCTGTTAATAATTTAACTGCAGGTGCAAATTCATTTAATCCGGTAACATATCTTATAATACCGTTTTTTTCAATACATGCTAGTTGTTCCATATGTTTGACACCATCAAACATTGTTATTCCATAATCCTCTAATCCCATATTTGAGACAGTAGGGTCAAAGTAAGGTTTAATTCTTACTTGTGTTTTCTTATTTGTTTTTGTAATTACTTGTGTAAATGACATAATGTTGGTTTAAAAAATTAAAAAAAAGAAAATGGGGAGCAATGTCTACTCCCCGTTTTCATATATATATTAGAATGATCCGCCAGTGATTGGGTTACGCATCACAATCTTAAGCACTTTAGTTGGGTCTTTTACCCATACTGCAGGCATTGTTTGTGACATGTATACACGGTAACCGTTAAACTGTCCTGATCCTTGGAAGCCTTGAGTTCTTCCTTGATAATCCATAGTTCCATTTTGATAGAACCATTTTAATTGATTATCCCAAGATAATTTCAACATAAAGATGTTGTCATTAGTATTATCCGTTACATCAAAGATAATGAAAGAATAAGATGATAATGGGAATCCATCAATAATTGGGTTCTCAATGTCATTAGTATGAACATTGTCAAACGCAGGATTAATTACAAACTTCACGTTTGCTAAGAAAGGAATTACATAAGAAGTATATGCAAATCCAAAGTTAAGGTCCATTCCTTTACCAGTAATTGCACCTATATCAGCAGCTTGAATAGTAAGACCTGAAGCTACAGCTTCTAATTTAATAGCCTCATTAACCATTCTCATACCACCCATACCTGTTTGTACAATTAATTGACGTTGTGGATCTGGTCCAGTAAAGTCAACTTTACCATTGAAGAAATTAAAGATCTCTCCACGGAATAAATCAAGGTTGAAGTTATTCTTGTTGTATACTCTTTTGAAAGAGTTATCCAACTGTTTCCAAAGACCTACAGATAATCTTACATCATCTGGACCGTCTTGTCTAACTCTACCACCATGACCCCACATTAGGTAAGTCTCAATGTCAGTAGCTACTTTTGTTAAGTGAGCTGCTTCCATATTTGTTAAGAAGCTTCTTGATAAATCTCCGTTATCAAATGCTTTCTTAACTGCATCTTTACCCATGATTTTAACCATATCTTCCATAGAAGAAACAGAAGGATTAAGATTCTTGTCAAAAGATCTCCAGATCTCTGTAACAGGAATAGTACCATCTGCATTCATTCCACCTTTGATCATAAGATCAGCTCTAGAAGAAATAGAATAGTGAACGTGAGCTTCAGCTCCTCCTACATAGTTGTAGAATTCACGGAAACCAGTGTTAGTAATGATATCAGAAAATCTCTCTCCATACTCACCTCTTGCAGAACCTTTTCTAAAAAGTTTAGTTCCATTAGCAAGATACTTGTTGTCTAGAAATTTAGTACTATCATTATTAACTAACTGAACAGTGTAGATGAATCCATCACCAAGAGGTTGTATATCATCTGCTGTAATATAAAGTTCAGCACCGTTATACTTGTCATAAGTAATGATATCACCGTGACCAAATTCACGTTTGTTAATTTTAATCTTAAAGGTAGTACCATCAATACCTTTAGACGTATTGGAAGCTTCAATATCCTCAATGATATAAGGAAGATCCTGATTAACAGGAGTCTGCCATTTATACTCACCACGGGCATTGTCAACCATGATTACATTTTTACCACCAAAACTAGAAAGTTGATAAAGAGGCATCTCTACTTTTTGAGCCATAGCCCATAGGTCCACTGGACCCATATCCATAGGTTCTGCATCTTGCAACATGTTTCTAAGGTGATAGGAATCCAAATGTGACGAAGCCTGATAAGCTGTGTCTCTCATAAAGATCCCATTGTTTAAAACTGGAGTTGCCATTTGTTATTATTTATTTGTTATTAAAATCGTTTAAAAAAATTATTTTTGTTTCTAGGAATACTCTTTTTCTTTGTAGTTCTAGAAGTTGTTTTCTTTTCCGGTGTTACTGAGGATGTTATCTTTCTTGAAGACTCAGTCTTCAACATCCTTACAGTTTTTTCATTTGCCTTATTACTTCCTTGACTTTGAATCTTACTTCTGTATCCTTGAGGATCTGCAAGTAACCAAAGTGCTTCCGCAATAAGATCATGTCTTGGTTCTACATATTGGTATTTCTCTAACAAGTGTCCCAATAAATTTGTAGGTTTACCTGACATAGAAGGGTAACTAGGTTGAACTAAACCTGTGTATAAAAGTCCTTGTGTCTTTTTATCTAGTTTTACCTCTCCTAATTTACCTACAGATAATGTATTATAAACATCATCCATATAAGCTCTTGCTGCATCTTCTTGTTGCTTTTTCATTTGCTCTTGTTGAGCTAACTGTCTAGCAACAATTTCTTCTTGCATTCTATCTAACTTAGGTTTAAACTGATTAGCTTTCTTTTCTAGCTTTTCAATATCTCTCCATGTATCTATCTCTTCTTGAATTTCTTCAGGAGTTCCAAAGTTAGTAGCTGTTAAATACTGTCTTGCTATTTCAGCCTGGTGTTGCTCATTAGAAGGATCTAATTGAGTAACCTCTTCAACGTGTGCAAGAGTTCTAAATAATCCCTTCATGTCAGTACCCCCATCTGCTACATATTTTGCAGCTATCTGAAGTTCTTGAGGAAGAGAGTTAAAAAATTCTTTAGGTGTATCCTGTCTAATTTTTTCTTCTCTTTGTTGAAAGTTAGCTTCAAACAATTCTCTAAAATCTTTTGCTGTATAGTCCTCTATAGGTTTATCATCATCAAAAGGCATTAAAGAACCTTCTTCAATCATCTTATTAGCTAAGTCTGCAAGACCACTTTTATCCAGTCTACGTCTTCCTTTCCCTTCAGCATCTTCTTCCTGACTAATTAAATCATCTAGTTCAGCAATTGCTTCTTCTGTCTGTTCTGCTATTACTTCATCTGAAACAGGTTTTTCTTCTGTTTCAGTTTCTGTTTTTGCAGGCTTGTCAATGAACTCAGTGTCAAACGGCTTTTCAGTCGCTAAGACATTTGTTGGTTTTTCAGTTTCTTCTTCTTTTGGTAGCATTACATTGCTTGCATCCGGGCTTGCACCAAATATACTATCAATATCTACATCTACCTGACCTACCGTTGTAGTATCTTGTGTTTCCACATTAGTGTTTTCTTCACTCATTTTTGTTGGTTTTAAATTACTGTTACTATTAATATACAAATTAACTTTAAAATAAACTTAAGAAATTTAAAAATTTTTGATAAAAATCTGCACTATATAGCTATTTTATTTTTTTATATAACTTTTCAAGCTCTTTTATATAAAAATTTCTTTCTTCTGATCTTACTAAAGCTATTTCTTTAATAAAGTTTTCTCTCTCTAAATGACATTGTTTTAAAAATTGTTCTCTTTCTTTATGCCATGTTTCACGTTCTCTTGTTGATCTATCAGATATCTCTTCAATTTTTCTAAGCAGCCACCTCTCTCTTGTAATAGCATATACTACCCAAACACCAAGAACTCCGTATTGTGTAAGTATATCAAAGAATTCCATTATTTCTCTTTATCTTTTTTAGATTTAGGTTCAGATTTATCAAATTGATTTTTATTTTCTCTAGCAATTTGTAATTGAGTTTGTGCTACATCTCTTTGAACTTGTAGTTTTTCTCTTTCAATAGCATTTTTCTGGTTAGCTTGCATTTGCCTGTTAGATTCTTTTTGTCTAGCCATTTGAGTTTGAGTTTGATATTGTTCTGTTTTACGTATATCATCCATAGCATCTCTATAGTCACTCATTTGATTTTGATTTATATCAGACATAGATCCATAACCCGCAGCTTTTATCTCAGCAATAAGAATATCTTTTTGTCTATCTTTCTCATCTCTACCTTCTTCATATTCACGTTTAAGTCTTTCTTCTTCTGCTTTAGCTTGAATTTGTTGCTGTTGCATTTCTTGCTGCTGCTGTTGTTCTTGCTGCTGTTGTTGTCGTTGCTTTTCTTCAGAAGCTTTCATTACACTATTAAGATCAGCAATAGAATCTGATTGAACAATTTTACCAAGGTCATAAATACTAGCGCCAGTAGTATTGTTAGTCATTGCCATTTGCTTAAGTTGCTCAAGCACTGCTCGATGATTAGCATTAGTAGTTGAAAAGATATTTAAATCTCTCATTAACAAATCAGTACCATTTATTTCAAAATTAACTTTTTCAGCAGCTGTTGTTATATAAGTCAATCTAGCAGATGGTTTAGTTGAATGATAGTACTGAGCTAAATCAGTTCTCATTTGATGAACTCTTGGCATTAAGTAATCACAATGCTGCATAAAATAAGTTTCTGTTTGAGCATATGATGCACTTACAGCTTGTTCTACTCCTGTTGCTGTAGTTTGTGCTATTTGCTGTCCCATTCTTTGAGGGTTAACTCCTACAACATCATAAGCTTGTTGTTTAAAGTGATTACCTAATTGAATTCTAGACATAAGCCTATTAGTCTGAGATAGATCTAATTTTTGGAAATGCTGAAAGTTTAATGCATTTTCTGTATTTGTAATAGAAGTATCTAAAGGTAACATTTGGAAATCTTTCATAGCCACATACGCCTTAGCTAAATTACCTTTACCCCAATCTTCTCCTAATGAATGCCTAGGTAAAGTATTCTGATCTAACATTATTATAGTTCCTAACTCATCAACAAGTATATCTGCTATTTGATTATTAACCATATTATATCCTATCTGATATGGTTTCATCATATCTACTAATGAAGTAGATCTAGTATTTCTATCTGAGAATACAGATCCTTCTACAGGAAGCTTGCATCCATACAAACTAGAATCTCCTTTAAATTGAAACTTAAGAGGACCTATATTATTTTTATCAATACCTAAATAAATAGGATCTAGTCCTTCAGGGTTATTCATGCCCCAATAACTAGGAATGTTTGGACCAATTTTAACACCGCCCCATACTTCATTAATCCATATCCAATCTATATGTTCTCCAAATACTAAATTATCTTTAGATTTATTTTTAAATAATCTAGTATCATATTGAGGTTTATCTGTAACTTTATATGCTTCAGTAATTATTTCATTTACTACTTCACCATTTTCTTTTATTTTAGTGAGATGTCCTACTTTTCTTTGAGACTTCCAGTATACTGTACAAACTCTAAGCAGGTCATTAGTACCATCTACATAATATTCTTCACCTTGTAATAATAATTTTTCTACAATATCATCACCATACATTGCCTGTGAAGAAGCCAATGATCTCCAAGCTAAAGATGGAGGATTGGCGTTTGCTTCATATGATTTAGTTGCATCATAGTATGTACCATCATTTTGATAACCTGTCATATTATATCCTACTGCTTTCATAGGATACACAGCTTCTAGTGCTTCTAATTGTTTTTCTGACATAAGATAACCATACTTATCAATTACATCAGCGCCTGTCATCATATCAATTTTACCTACCCAGTTACCTTGAGATATATATCTAACATCAGGAGACTTGTGATAAAAAGTAATTAAAGGATTCCATAGTTCTACTTCATAATCATCCTCCATCATTTTCATATGCCAGAATTCTCTATCTGTGATAAGCATATCACGGAAAGCTCTTTCTTCTAATTCATCTAGTTTAAATCTTTCTACATCAACCTTATGCTGATGAGAAGCCCATTGCTCTACCATAGATCTATAATCTTTTTTAAAGAAAGATTCAATTTCTGGTAATTGCTTCAAAGCATCTGGAGCTAGTTGTTGTTGAGCTTCTTCAGATTCAGGGTCTAAACCTTGTTCTAATAGTGCAGTACCTATTTTTACTTGAGCATCTTGAAATAAAACTTCTTCAACAGCTTGTCTTTTTTGCTCAAGCATTTCATTATAAGAACCTTCATCAACTGCTCTATAAGTAAGTTTAGTTGCTCTTTTAGCAAATTCTGCTACAAGTACATTAACCACATTAGGAATAATAGGATAAAACTTTAGTTCTAATGCTGTAACATCTTCTTTAGTAAGAATATCAATTATTTCAGCATACTCATTATCTTCCTCAACAATATAATCTGTTTTGTCTATAATACCTTTTGCAAGTTTATAATTTTTAGAAAGCCTTCTAGCATTTCTTTTAATTTGCTTTAGACCATTCCACTCTAGCCAGTCTATATTCCATGCTGCCCACTCACCATCTTTATCTTTTGGAGATAAAAACTGTAAAGGTTGTGTTATATTTCCTATTCTATTATGTTCTGCTTTAGCTCCTTTTTTGAGCTGCATTGCGTTGAGGACCTGCATATTTTTATTTTAAATTTTTAAAAGCTGACTTTTTAAAAACTTTGCCGTTAACCATTCTTCCTCTTCCCATATTGCGAAAAGGACTATATTTTAATTTAAATAAATTATCTGACTTTTGCAAGTTTTTATTGACATCATCAGTGATAGTTCTTTTATTATAACCTCTATTAGAATTTTGAATTGTCATAAAGGCGATTAGTGCTGTAAATGCTATTAAACGGTCAACATTGACTCCAGGTTGATATTCTCTCATTTCTTTTAAAAGCATTGGATCTGGTATTCTTTCTACACCATACTTAGTTCTTACTATTGTACCATCTATTTTAGTTTCTACATCTAACTCTTCCCTAAGATATTCAATTGAGTAATTAAGTAAATGTCCTTTAAATAGATTACCTGTGTTTCTCCAACCATATTCTTGATATACATTAGTATTAGAACCCAACTCTTTTAGAAATAATATTTGATTTTTAGGTACTAAATACTTTTGCTTTCTTTGAGATATCATATACTGAATAAATAAAGAAATGTTATTCTCTATTACTGTCCATGCATTATACCATTCTATAATCATCTCAAGTTTCTGATGTGTCTTCTTTAGATCATTAAATCTACCGCACCAGGCAGCTACAATTTTATCTGGTTCTATATAACTTTCATGTTCTCCATCATTTAATTTAGTTACTTCCACAGGAGCTTTCATAACATAAATGGAACAAAGAGACTCTGAGGTTGTGGTCTTGCCTGCTGATACAGGGTCAATAGAGGCATAGTAAGTTCCAAACTTAGGATCTTTTACTGGTCTTTCCCATACTACTAGCGCTCCTTCTTTATTCTCTGATCTCTTAGATATAGGAAACTCTTTTATTGGTTGTTTATTAGTTTCTTTAGCTTTTATATTAAATTTTTCATCACGGCTAAGTTCCAGTAGTTCATAAGCATATTCTTTTTCTTCTATTCTTTTTAACTGTGCTGCTAAAAGATTAGGAGGAAATAAAGACTCTTTTCTGTATGCAAATGCCTCTTCTATATTTCTAGGATGTTGAGATATTCTTAACTGATATTGTTCAGGACTAAGTTCTTTTTTCCATTTTTCAAATTGATCATTTAAAGCTTCTAATGCTTCTTTAACTTGAGAATTACCATATTTATCTATAAATGGCGGCATAGACCATTGCTCAGGAATAAATAATCCTGATCTCCCTTCAGTATTTTTTTTATCTATAAGATTAGTTTCTACAGAATAAATATCATTCATTTCAGGATTAAGTATCATATCCTTTAATGGTTCACACTGATCTAAGTCTCCTACTGAACCTGCCGCTATAAACACACCAGTTGTAACTAGTCCTGCTCTCATAGCAGGTCTTAGATATTCATATGTAGTATTCATCTTAGGTGCAATTCCCGCCTCCTCATGAAAGAAGAACTTAACAGGTCCCCCTACTCCAGTTGTAGGATCTTTTTCAAAAGACATACCTTGTATTGTACCTTTTAATCCTACTTGAGTTTTTCTACCTCCTTTTCTTACTTCAATCTTTTGTTGCCACATCATAACCTTTTCAGGATTCATAGGTCTATACCAGGCTGTATGTTCATTTAAAAATCCAGCGTATTCATTAAGAAACTTCCAAGATCCTTTTTCATTTATATAATCTTTTAGAGCGGCTCCTACTTTTAGAGTGACACCTTCTTCAAACCAAAGCTGATTTATAAGTTTAGCCATATGAAAGTAAGAAGATCCAAACTGTCTTTTCTTTAGTATTGCACAATGTCTATAATATATTTCTGCTAGTATTTCATATAATGCCATATGATATTGAGCATCTCTTAATTTAGGAAATCCAAACTTTTGTGTTTCTTTATCAAATATAGGAAGGAAGTTAAGAAACATATAATAGTCTCTTGTAATGTACCAACTATTATCTCCGGATTTTACAATCAGACCTTTTCTACATTTAGCCTTCTCACCATCCCAGTATTTAATAAAATCTTTTGATTTAAACGGTGCAGTACAGTATACATTTTCTTGAGTAAACTTTACACCTTCTTTAATAAACTCTTCTGATGTTTTATCAAAGTTATATTGACCAGGTAATTTAAATAAACTAATAAGATATTCTCCAAATTCATCTCTGGAACTAAAAGAAGTTAAAGTAATTTCTCCATCTTCCCATGTAGGTATATCTTCATATATTTTATTCATAATGTTGTTGGTCCCAAAATTTCTTTAGTAACCTAGAACCACATTCTGTATTTTCTATTTCTCCAAGCAATGATCCAAATATTTTATTTTCTTTAAGAAGCCTTCTATTTTCTTTTTCTGTTAAATATAGTTCATATTGTATATCTCCAGCATCTTTTCTAATTATTTCAATCTCTTCTTCTAAAAGCTTATAATCTTTTAAAGATACTGTATTACTTTTTGTTTTTACAGGTTCTTTATTTATTATAGAAATTATAAAGAATAAAATAATAGATACTATAATTCCAATAAGAAGTAATACTATTCTTAACTTTATTTGGTTATTCATCTATATCAGTGTTATCATAGAACATTCTATCTGAATCTTCAGTATGCCATTTTTCAAAGCCTTCTGCATTATAAAATTCCTTACATACTAAATAGTCAGGTCTTGCTGGAAAAGGTTTAGTTACAAAACTTGGTTCTGTCCATCTAATTCTATTATTAGGCTGTAAAGCAATTTGTCCATTATCTAATAAAATTATATGATGGCTTTTGTGTTCCATAGGATCTTCTGATAATGTCATGTCAGCATTTAAATTATTACTGCCCCAATTTATAGTAGAGTGATAAACACCATCATACCACTTTTTATCTTTCATGTATACAGATACAGGAGTATCATATAAATATGATAATTGTACTACAGTAAAGTTATATGAAAAGCAATTCCATATTTGTAAGTAATCAAATGGTAAATCAGGAGTTGGAGTTTTAGGTTCTGTTAATAGCGCATGTGAAGGAAGCTTATCTCTCAGTACACCATTATCAAGTAATACCTGAAACAATGCAACTTGTCCAGGCATACATCTAACGGATATAATTACGCCTTCGCTAAATTCACCATGACCTTTCTTGTCTTGATATAAGTATTCATTTCTTAAGAATACTTTCATTGGAAAAAAATTGTGTTCTATGTGTGCCATATTTATTATTAATTAAGAGTCATACGCTAGTCCTTGACCACCACGTACTTGACTTTGTTGTTCTTCTTGTAAATCTTTATATGCTCCTTTAAAAGAGGATCTTATTTGCTCAAACTTTGCAGCTGCATTAACTAATGAATTTATATTACCATCTCTACCATGTTCAATAGGGACAGTCTCCATATATCTTGCTAGTTTATCAAGCATTGTTTTAATACCTTTATATGCTCTAGAAGTAGGAGTGCTATACATTTCTTCACAAAATGCTAATGCATGTCTTACAGCACCATCTTCTGTAGAAAATTCTGCTTCTATTTCTTGAAGTATTAATTCTTCTTTATCTCTTTCTGGAGTATGAAAAAATGGATTTTCTTCTGGGTTAGGATAAGTCATATAAAATATATACTGATATATCTTTAGATAATCATCCGGATAATTATCCATTATTTTCTTTAATGTCTTTAGTGTATAACAATGTTCTGTAGGTACTACAGTATTATTCTCTACATCAAATAATCTTACAATCATTTTTTAAATTTTGATCTATTATCATATAACCAATGAATTATACTTATTACTTCATCTTTTAAATAATCAACAGGCATTTGTATTATCTCTTTTATAACAGGGTCTCCTTCCGGAGTATATTTAGTTATAGGATAACCATATTCATCTTTACCTTCTTCTTCAAATTTAACATGATGTATGTATATCTTTCCTGGTTTAAGTTTAGGGTTATGCTTTATTATAATATACATATAAATACTGAGCTGTAAAGTATAATGACTAAAATTACAATCATCTAAATGAGATAAGGGTAAAGTCATTCTTTCTGATTTACCTTCCCAATTTTTAAAAGATTTTGTTTTAATTTCTTTATTTGTTTTATAATCTATTATGTTCACTTTTCCATCAACTACTTCCACTAAATCTGCTTGACCACAAACACCTGCAGATTTTAAATATACCATATGTTCAGGATATATACCCGGATCTAATTTTTGAATTGGTGCAATTTTAATTCCATCTTCTTCTCCTTTAGGAGCAAATACAGGAATAGTAAAGCCATCTCTTTCTATAGAACTAAGACTACAAATATCTTTCTCTCTTTGATCATGATAAAAAGTTCCTAAAGTCATTGCACGTATAGATTCATTATTCCATATTTCTTGAATCTTTTTAGGTTTAATACCATACCATTTTGAATTCTTTTTTTTAGATACTTTAATAGCTATCTTTTCTGCATTAAATGGATTTTTAAATTTGGATATAAGAGTAGTTACACTAATCCAATTAATATTTTCATCAGAGCTTATGCTTTTATAACTATGATCTTCTGCATTAAATATTATACTCATAGCTCATTCAATTTATCTTCTTGCTCTTGTGTCATAACTGCTTTCCATTTATCTAAAGGACAATCACTAGATAAAGATCTTAATTTAAACCCTAATGAACAACCACATTCTCCACAACAAGGTTGCGTTCCAGGAACAGCGCATTTATCTCCATTAGATTCACAAAGTTTACAAATAGCCCATCTTTCTTTTGCAATAGCTTCTACAAACTCATCTCTGAGTACTGCATTTTTTATACCCTCTAAAATCTTTTTTCTATTTTTCCAAATTTCCTTTAGATTGAACATCTTTTTTATTTTTAAATTCTTTCTTTTTATTTACTTCTTCATAATGTTTTTCTCTAACACTAAGAAGCTTTTCTAACAATGATTCTTTATATTTAAAATATTGAAAACTGTTAAAGGTATAAACATCCTTATTTTTTATAATTTTTTTGCATCTATTAATTTCTTTATTAACAGCTTTAATCTTTATATTAAAAACACCTAATCCAGGAGTATTTATTGAAATATGATTAAGCTCTGTTAAAGTTGATCTTAAATCTCTGTAATAAAAATCAATACAGGCAGAAATAAAATTTTTATTAGCATCTAAATCTTCAGCTATCTCTTTATAAATCTCTTTATATTTTTTAGGTTTCATTTAGCTAAAAACTTATAGTCAAGTAAAATACTTCCATCTGTTTGTATTTTTAATTTTTTATTCAAACTAATAATCTTTTTATTCTTTCTATCTTTTATTACTAGTTTGTTCTTTGCACATTTATTAATACAGTTCCTTACTGTTTGTTGCGATTTAAATATTTTATATTCCTCAGCTGCATCATAACAAAAATCAGTAAGTTCAATTGGTCCTGATTCACTTAATAATGTTAAACATTCTAATTCAGAATTACTCACCGCTATACTATTTATATAACAGTGAGTTAATATCTGATATTTAATGATATCTTTTTTAGACATCACTACACGCTTTTGTACCTGATTTACAATAGCCATTATTTTTTCTTAAGCGTTCTTTTTTTTGGCTGAGATTTCGTTTGGGGCTCTTCTTCCATTTCTTCAGGTGGATTCATCATCATTGCAAACTGCATTTGAATCTGAGCTCTTTTAAATCTCACTTCATCTAGCTTCATAAGAGTCTCTTCATATTTGTGTTGAGCATCTAAATAAGGAATAGATTCAGTGTAAAAGTCTAGCATTTCTTTTTTCTTTTTTGCTAGTTCTTCTGGAGACATTTGCTCCATTTCTTGTTCTGTTGGTTCTGCTGTTATCATAACATATATAATTTGAATTTAAACAAATATATACATTTAAAGTTTAAACATCAAATATTTAAACATAAAAAAGTCTCCTCGTTACTGAAGAGACTTTATAATATATATAACTATACTATCTATTTTTTAGCGTAAAGTTTAATAATGTGATTAGATAAAACTCACGGGAGAGGTCTACCTCAATTGCAAATATATCTAGAGATGAGATTCTAAGTTTTATAATAACTTTATCCCATTGTTTATTTCTTGCATTCCAACCATTTCTTATCTTCATAACTATAAACTTAATAACATATCAATTAATTCTTGTTGAGGAGCCATATCAAACTTACCCTTTCTGCAGTTTGTATGATTCCATAAACCTTTACTTTCTGTACACATAGATACACTACATATATCAAAAGCTTCTGTCCCTTTTTCTTTTATTAGATCTACTAAACCTACTGTAGGATCTATATCATCTCTATTAGCTATATATAGAATTAAGTTTCTTAATGATCTTAATTGTTCATCAGAGTATCTATGCCACTCTTTAAAACCTCTAAACTTTTCTTTTAATGTAACTACTTGATTTTCATGCGGTATAGTTCCTGCATAAGTTCTTCCGTTAGAAATGTATCCAAAGTTACAAACTTCTATACCTACAGAATGTCTATGCATTACTGAATTGCCTGTGCCTAAATGCCAACCATATCCTCCTTCAGGCATACACTGAACTATTTCGCCATCATATTTAGAATCATTGTTCTTAATATTCTGTCCACCAATAACAAATTCTGTAGCTACTCTACCTCTTCTATCATTGTTCCAGTGATCTACTGTATTATAAGGATTATTCCATCCTGCAGTATGATGTAAGAATATCCAGTGTTTACCTCTATCTCCTCCAAAGTATTCATCAGGAGATAAATAATGTTTATTTATAACCAAGTTACCTTCTATAATCTTTCTTTCTTTTTGATCAGTATCTAGTATACCCATTGCATTCATAGTCTTAGGTCCTACTATACCATCTCCCCAAAGATTATTTTCTTTTTGAAACTTTATTACTGCTTCTTTTGTTTTGGGCCCAAAGATCCCATCAGCAGTAATACCTAGATACTCTTGTATATCTTCTACAAGAGATCCTTTACTTCCTTGTTTGATTAACATCATTTTTTTGTTTTACTAAATTTATCCATTGATGTAAGACCTAATGCGCCAAATGCAAATAAAGCTACAGCATCTACTAGATATTCAGCTGGTCTAATATCTTCTGAACTAAATGTATTAGCTATTAGGCATGCTACAAGAGCAAATATACATATTAATCCAGATAGTCTCTTAGATGAATAATTTCCTGACTCATCACTTAATAATTGTTTAAAGAAAGTTTTCATAATTTAGGTTTTAAAAATTTATATAATCTATAGATTCCATATAAAATTAATAATATTAAAGATAGATATATTCCTTTATTTATAAGTTGTTTCCATTTAGGAGTTTTTTCATAATACTTTACAGGTATCTTTCTTTCTATAATTTTTTCTACTGTTACAGTATCACACTTACCGCTGACGTAAATAGAATCATGTATAGTATCATGAAATATTTCAATTCTAAGTCTTTCTTTTTCTATAACTAAAGTATCTTTTCTAATCTCGGTCCAAAAGTGTTGAGTAAATACTGTATCATGTTCTACCTTTTCTATAGTAAGCTTTACAGTATCTACTACTTCTACACTATCTATAGTTAATAAGTACGGATGTTTTTCTACTAATCTTGTAAATCTTGTTTTTGGACTACAAGAAATAAGTGTTAATAAAAGTAGTAAACTAAATATTATATGTTTACTTTTTACTTGCATGTATAGCCTGAATAATTCTAAGTTCCATTTGACCCATTTCAGTTTTAAGTTCTGAAATAGATGCTTCATTTTTAGATCTGTTTTCTTCTACTTGGTCTTTCAAGATGTCAATTCTTTTATGTAGTGTTAATTGTCCCTCTTTTTTAGTTGCTTTAATCTCTTCCATATCTTTCTTAAGATTTTCTAAGACTACTTGCTGGATAGCAACTTTATTCTTTAGACTATACCATACTGTTAAAGCTCCTATTAAAGCTGAAAGTAATGACACTAAGGCATCAAAACCTATCTGCATACTTGTAATTTCCATCTCGCACTCTTATAAATAAATAAATATACTATAATATACAAAATATATTTAACTTATAGAAATTTATACAGGGAACTTATGAGAGTCTATGCCTCTGTGATATATATCATTACCACCTTTTGTAGATCTTCTATATCTAATATTTAAGATTCTTCCTCCTACAGGTTTAATTGGGGCACCTCTTTCAACATGCCAACCTTTAGATCCATCACCATATTCTTCTTTATATGTACCTGTAAGCATCATATGAATTTGTCTTTGCTCTTGTCTATAACTATCTCTACCTTGTAGCAGTTTATCTCTTACATCATTTCTAGCCGCATTCTCATGTATATGACCCATAGTAAATACATCAAAGTCTTCATACATTTCTAAAGCTCTAGTAAGATTCAAGGCCCCTTTAGTTACAATACCTCCTCCACCAGATCCGTGAAAGTATCTTATCTTCATAGTTCTTATTACACCACCTCTTTCTTTTGTAGTACCTCTAAGAATTTGATTCACAAGTATCCAACCTCCATAGCCACCTACTTGTACATTAGTATTGTTTTCATGATTCAGCATTTTAACAAATCTAGCAAGTATATCTGTTTCTTGCCATTTAATAATAGCTGTTTCATGATTACCATATCCTATTACTGTAAGTAAATGAGAGTATGGTGACCACCATTCAACAGCAGTTTCCACAATACTATCTAAATATTTTGCATTATTATGTTCTGGTCTTATATCAGATTTGTTTTTTCTATTGTCTCCTCTTCCCTGCATCAAGCAAAACATATCACCATTTATCATAATAGGAATAGACTCCTTTACACAGTAATCTAAATCTCTTTTTAATGTCTCCCAGTCACACTTTGGGTTATCCCAATGTATATCTGACAACATGGCAATCCTTGCATGTGTACCCTCAAGTTTAATCTCATGGATATTAGCAGCATGTGCTTTTATTTTCATATTTGTGTTTTTAATCTTCTGCTTCTAAAGCAGTCCAAATTTCAGTATTTGTTTCTTCTAAAATTTCTTCATGAGAATATAGTCCATCAGGTATGACTGTACCATCTGCAATAAAAGTAGGTTCGGTGTCCCAACATAAAAGAAATTGAGTAGGAGGATCTAAAAGATTTTTTCTAATTGTATCAGCAGAATCTACTCCTGTTTGTGAAAAATCAATCTTTGATAAATCTTCCATTCTAACTATTGCATATGTAGTAAATATTGATCTTACTTGCATAACTGTTTTTTAAGGTACATCTGCAGTATATGATGCAGAATTAATTAATGTTGCGTTAACAGAACCAGCAGCATCTGTTAATGTTGTACCAGAACCTCCATCACTATCTCCCATTCTATACCACAAAGTAGGTGCAGGTGATAATATTGATAAATCTCCTGGTTTAGCTGTTCCTCCTTGATTATAAATAGCTTGTGCTTGAGCAAGAGTTAAAGTAGTTCCATTATATATTGCAAACTCATCTATATTTCCATTAAAAGGGTTGTAGTGACCTGTTTTACTTTCTCCTATATATAACTCATCAGTTGCTGTTGGAAAGCTGTTTGTTGTTCCCATATTATCTCCTGTTGTTACATCTACTCCATTTAAAAACATTTGACATTCTGGGCCTCCACCATGAGTTAAATCAACAGCAACAACTAAATGATTCCAACTTCCATATGTTAAAGTGCTTATATTTCCCCTGCCATACGGACCACTACTAGTAATACTAAAATCAATTCTATTACCTGCATATAAAAATAATTGACACTGTGAGTTTAAACCTGTAGATCCTCTTCCAATTTGAAAAACCATTCTTAATCCAGAACCCCCACTTATAGGTTTTAACCACATTGAAAAACTTACATTAGTAGCTCCATTTAAAGCGGTGTAAACAGCATCACTTTTTGCATACTGTCCTATTGCACCATCTAAAAGTAATGAATATACATTTGTAAATCCACTAGCAGAAGGTAATGTAATAGAAGTGTTTCTTGAAGTTACACCTAATATTTTATCAAAATTTATATTAGTAGGCATCTATGTTAAAGTTGCTATAAGAAATGTTGTTCCTGCTCCAGGTGTTGTAGGATCATACGTTACAGCTGCTAATGTATTATTTAAAGAACCTGCATCAAAGGTTACTGTTTCTCCTGCAGCTAATTCTATTCCTAAAACAGTTCCACTTTCAGCTCCTACATTAGCAATTGATACTGATCTTGCTCCTGCAGAAACAGATCCAGAAGTAGTAGGTCTAAGTAAAGCTGGAGTTATTCCAGTTACTGGATCTGTATTTCCTTCAATACCTGCAGTTGATGTAGCAATAGCAGTTGTATCAACTTCTATTTCAGTATTCTTTGCAAGAATATCTGTATTCATAGCTAATATAGCAGCATTACTTGTATCAATACTAGTAGTTTCAGTAGCTGTAGTTTCAGTAGCAGTCTTAATTGCATCTAGTACTAATGCATTATCCTCATCAGCATATTGTACTGCACTAGGAGGAGTTACAGGAGTATTACTTCCTACTTCATAATACTTTGGATTGCCGCTCCAATCACTAGTATCTATATCCCAAAGTCTTACCTCTAAGTATAATGTATACGGAGAGGCAATTAATCTCACCAGTCTAGATTCAAACTCTGTACTCGTGCCTAGACTAGAAGAGATGCTATTTAGTGTTTTTAACACAGCATATTGCCATGTCCAGTTATTTCCCTTACTTCCAATAGTTTTTACGTTACCAATAGACATGTTATAATTTTTTCAGATAATATATATAATAATATACAAAAAACTTTCTATATATGCAAAAAGCCCTTTCTAGATTTTTCAGCAGCGCAAACCAAATTCCATAAAACCCTAGCACCAACATTTGCATCCCATTTTGATGAAGAATCAATAGAAACTTCTGATAAATCAAAACCAATTATTTTTCTTTGAGACTCTACAATTTTAAAAATCAAATAAATAGCTTCATCAAATTCTAACCCACCCGGAACTGGCGTTCCAGTTGATGGGCACAAATAAGGACATAAGCCATCTATATCAAAACTTATATAAACATGCTCAGGTAGTTCAGAAATAATTTCATTTACTTGATCGTCCCAAGTAAGCCCTTTAAACCTACCCTCTTTTAATGTAGCATCAAAAAAGGTTTTAATTTTATCATTATTATCAGAAAAGACAAACTCTTCAGAAGAAAAATCACGAACACCAACTTGAACAAGTTTTGTTAAATTATTACACTCTTTTAGGACATTATACATGATTGAAGCATGAGATTGATCAAAATCTTGATAAGAATCTCTTAAATCGCAATGCGCATCAATTTGAAGAATCCCAAAGGAAGAATATTTCTCATCCAATGCTAGAATTAATCCTAATGGAACCGAATGCTCTCCTCCCAAAACCGAAACTAGAACATCCTTATCAAGTAAATCTTTAGCTCTTTTATAAAGGCTTTCTTTTAATTGGTTATTAAACTGATTAACCGTGTTAACAAAATCCTTAAACTCAATATTTTGATTGATACTCCCCCCTTCTTCCAGAAAAGTAAGATAAGCAATAGATTTTTCAGATAAGTGATTATTAATCTCTTTCCATTCAGAAGATAATTGAGAAAGAAAAACTTTTGTCTGATGAGCATTTGACAATTTATGATGAAAAAAATCAAGTTGTAAAGATTCCTCTAAAATACTTTTAGGGGCATCAGAGGCTCCTTTTCCGTATGAAGTAGTTAAATCCCATGGTATAGATATTATTACTTGATTAGCATCTTTTTGTGCAACAGGAAATCCAAAAATATTTCCATTGGAAATTCCAACCTTATTTGGATCAAAAGACATTTAGAATTTTTAAAAAATTAAAGCCCCAGAAATACATCCAGGGCCTTGATAACCAATTAAATTATTAATTATGAGCTTCTTTACCAACAAGTACCTTCACAGTCTAATGGCATACATACAACAACAGGTATTGAACAATCTAGAGTTTCCTCTCCATTTTGTATTTTAAAAGTTTTTACAAGTGAAAAAAGTTGACCTGGTGCTACGCCTCCTTCAGCTGCTTCTGCACAACTAGTAAATGTATTACATGCAAGCAAAAGTTTAAGAGAACTTTCTCCTGCTGCTGCTGATGCTTCAGCTGCTGCTTCATTTGCTGTAGTTGCTAATTCACTTACTTCATTAATTTGTTGTTGATTTTTAATTGTTGTTGTAGAAATAGTTGCAATATCAGCATTAACTTGAGGAATAACTTGATTATTCATTTGACCTGTAGTAACAGGTTTCATATCAGCTCCTTTGTTTAACAACTTATCAGGAGATACTGCTTTTAGTTTTTTAACTGCCATTGTTTAAAGTTTTAATTAGATTATGAGAATGGAGTTGCTGCAGTACCAGAATGACCTAATTCTGCACGTACTCTCCACTCAGTATCAGAAATACCTACAAACTCAATTTTATCACCAACTAGTCCTCCAGTTGTAGTACCATTTAATGTAATCGCAGTACTTCCTGCAGCAGCAAAATAAGATATAGCATCTCCTCCAGCTATGTGACTGTTAAGTAGGGCATAACCACTTATTGTGGTTCCTGCACTAACTCCTATAAGATGATTACCAGAAGTTACCTTTTTTGTTATTAAAACAGTTATTCTTGCGCCTTCTGATGGAGTAGGTAATCCTAGAATTATACCTAGATTTCCTACCACAAGATATTCATTTCCAGCCGCTCCAACTGGTGGTAGTAAGGGGTTAATTGGTGTTAAATCTGGTAATGTAACAAGACCAGTAAACTTAGGATCATTAATATCTGCTTTTAAAGCAATAGCTGATGCATTAGTTGATACTTCTGCTGCTATCTGTCCTTTTAAATCATTATTCCAATCTCCTACTTTTAAAGGAGTCATATCTACTTCCTTCAAAAGATTTTTACTAGGGGAAGTAGGAACTATTTTCTTTAGTGCCATTTTTTTAAATTTATAAATTCTTAATTAGTATACTAATATTAATATACAAAAAATATTTTTAATTTCTAAGTAATCTGTTCATAAATGCAGAAAAACCTAATCCATATACTGCTCTACATATTATAGTTATTATGACTGAGTCTATGATATTTTGATAGTTTCCTTGTAATACAAAAAATAATCCAGCAAATAAAAAAATATTTCTAAGAAATTTCATTAGATGCCAAGCATCCGTTACAAATACAAATATTGTAGTAGAACCTGGAAACTTAGCTCCATATCTAGGGTCATTAAGCTTGTACTTATTCTTCCAAGATATTTCTGGATTCCAAAAAGCGTGATTAAATGAACTAAATTTAGATCTGTAAAAATGAAATTGTAATGTATCCATATGAGCTTCTGCTATACCAGCTAGGAAAAACATTAACAATTCCATTCTTAATCTTTTTTTCTATAATATTCTAGTTCGTGAGCTATAGTTCCTCCTAATGCTCCAATACATGCTATACCTACACCAATCTTTAAATACCAACTATGTAAATATTGATCAGTAACTAAACAATATATATAAAACCCTAGACAAGTAGATGCTAGAGTTATAGTTGCTAATGATGTCAGCACATCTAATTTGCGTCTCCACTTTGGATTAAGCAATCCCATTATCTTAAAGATTTACCTTGGATTACTTTAGGAGGGCACATTCCGCCCATTCCCATTTTTGTAGCACCGCCTCTTTTCTTTTTACGTTTATTATATGCATCTTTCATTATGCTAAACATAACATTTTTATTTTCATTTGCTTTTTGGATCTTATCAAGATCTTGACCTGTCATTCCGCCCAATTTCTTTTTATCAATTGTATACTCTCCAGTATCATAGTTAACATTTACACCAGAGCTAATACTTTTAGTTTGTCTATCAATAAGCTTGTCATATAATCTTCCAGCTTTTTTAGCTTTTCCAGCTTCTTTTGCTTTTGTGTATTTATCATACGTTCTTAGCTCTCTTTTAGCTAATCTATCTACTTTTGCCATAATTATCTGTTTTTTCTTGCTCCTCCTCTAGAGTAGTTTCTAAGAGTTTTAGCTTTAATTACTGAACCACCTGTCTTTCTGTTACCAGGAATAGTAACCTCGTCAAGAGGAATTGGATTTGTTTCTGTTCCAAAAGGTTGAAACTTAACCATTTTATTAAGATCAGCACCATAGCCCAATTCTTCTCTCAGTGCTTCCATTTGCGCTTGTCTTGCAGCTGCTCTATTAGCTGCGTTATTTTTCATCATGCTATCCATGATTTGTCTATCAACTGAATCAAGTTGATCTAGTTTTGTAGCAAATTGATCTGCCTCACTTCTAAATGGAACAAAGTTAACATTACTAACTGCATCCATAAACTCAGTTTTAGGACCAGCAGTTTGATACTTTTTTAACTTCTTTTTCTTTTTAGTACCTCCTTTTTTCATGGGGGTTAGGCTTTTAGCCATAGGCTTAGCTGCACCTCCTCCGTACATTTTCTTTATTTTCTTTTTTTTAGATGGTCTACCTACTTTAGATCCATATGTTCCTTTACCTCTTGGCATAATTTCTTTTTTTTAAATACGTATACAACTAATATACAAAAAAATTTTGATATTATCCTATACTACTTTTGAGTTCTTCTGGCCATAATTGAACTATCTCGTAGTTTCTATCAAATAATTTAGCCGAAGTTTCCCGCATTCCGTAAGAACTAGCAATCAAATCTACCGTATCTTTTTCAAAAAACTTACATGAGTAAACATCTAACTGATAATCTAGACTTTCATCCCATGTATGAACTGCAATATGAGATGTAGTAATTATACCAACACCAGATACTCCTGGATGATCATTTGGTTCATACCCTACAACAGGATTTATAGGCATTGTCTTGACATACTGCATATCAAGTGCCTCAACTAAATTATTTATTAAACTAGTTACTTCTTCAATAGTTAAAGATTTATCTAGAGTTCCTTTAGATACAAGATGTTTATGATTAAGCATATTAATAATTTTAGAAAAGGGCCGCCAACTAGAGCAGCCCTTCAGGAAGAATATGAAAATATATTTGAACATCACAAATATAATAACTTTTTTTGTATACAACGGTATATGGAAAAATAATGTGCAATAAGTTGTAGTGGGTATTATATAACAATACCCCCCTGCCACCACCCCTCTGGCCTACCCCCCTTGCTTGGCATGGCCAACACACAAAATCTGACTACACAAAATAAAAAAAATTTCTGCAGGGAAAGTTTGCCTTCCCTCTCCCACACACAGGCCCTCACACCTCCAACCCTCAGACCTCTCTGAATTGATTGTAAATATAAAACTTATAATTATGATTTCAATTTATTTAATTAAGAGATATAATCTCACATTACCTTCTGACAAGGTCAAAGCAGTTATTGCCGGTGTATGTTTATCTGCACCAATAGTAATACCTACAGTTCTAGTACTAACCGGAATAATACTATAAGCCATGAGATATAAAAGATTAAAACTAATAGTATTTAAGCATCTATGTTTCTTACTTAGTGTGTTATATATGGTAGCATCTATATTCTGCTGGATGGAAATAGCAGTTACTGAACCAAGATATACTACTGATGCAAGTCTAATAGTTGCATTTGTAACAATGCTTCTTGCTGCTGTTTCCTGGTTAGGATTTATGGAATGTAGAACTAAACTACAGAAGCTATGAATGATATAGCTACTATTATCCTGGTATCAATTCTGCTATACTCACAGTATAAACTAAATAATAAGTACGGAGACTAGATCTCTGTATTTTTTTTAGACCTCTCTGAATTAATAGGGAACTTTAAATTTATAAAATTATGATATCCGCATTTATTATTGACATGATTAGAGAATATGAAAATGAATTAGATCTTCCGCAAGAAGAAAGATACACTGATAGTGATTTCTTCTATATGGAGATGCAACAAGCTGATGCTATATTACGCCAGCTTAAAGCAAAGATTGCAGAAGAACAGCACTATGCTGATCAGATGCTAATGATTCAAAGCATAATTTCTAAGTTCTAATAAAGAGTCCTCTGTATAGAGGATTTTTTTTTGGAGGACCTCTCTTAATTAATAGTAACTTATAAATTATATATATTATGCAAAATTTTTATTTAAAGTATGATTGCACACAGCTATCTAAAGGACATGGAATACATCGTAAAGGCCCTAATGCAATAGAAGCAAGTACAGTTTTGAATGAGATTATACCATTTTATGCAAACTTAAAAAGGACACTTGAGTTCTCCAGAAAGCGGGGAAATAAACTTGCAGTACGTGTTATATCTAACCATGATAACTTCAGAGTTGTTGATATTGAATTAATAGGTGATGATTGGCACTATAAATGGAGGTTTGGTCTTGACATAGAACTATGGTCTTTCTTACCGGAAATACAAGAGGGTTAATACCCTTTTGTTTTCCAACCAACTTGGGGAGCATATATGCCCGTTTGTGCAAAGGCGCAAGAGACTAAAAATTTTATTCTAAAATTTGGCTTTTAGACATCTCTTAATTGATAGGAATTATTAATCATTTAAATTTACAATTATGGCAAAGCCTAAATTTGAAAGCGTTACTTTAAGTAACGGCACACCCGCTAAAGTAGCGCAGGTATCAGCAGAGTTAATCTCAATTAATGAGAATGACATTTATGAAAACAAGAATGGTACTCAGTACCGCCTTTGTACAATCAAGTTTGATAACGGTAATAAAGTTATGACTCCTGGTGCAATGATGTATGAGAGTAACTACCAGAAAGGCGTTACTGTCGGTAGCCATTATCTTGCAGAAATTACATTAACTGCTGATAATGACCCGCTATTTATTTGCTCTGCATTGTCTCAAAGACAGTCAGTATCTAACAGTGACTTTGATGTAGAAGTTACTGCTGCTGATTTCTCTGAAGCAGGCAAATAAACCTACACACAAAAGACAGACTAATACTCTGTCTTTTTTTCTACCTTAGAAAAATTCTTTATTCTAAAGAATTTGGCTTAAAGACATCTCTAAATTGATTATGTGTAGGTAGTGTTAACGGTTTTATAAGAAAACACGCAAGAGTTTAAAAGAACATGTAATATTTTACAAAGTTTTATAAACATTTGTGTGTTGTTAACACAGTAGGAGTCAAACAACCCTTCTTTCTTAGGCTTAAAGCTTAAAAAAGAATTGTTATAGCTCATTATATATTATATATAGCTATTCTTTGGTTGACAATAGCTATTTGCCTACACACATTAGTCTATCTATCACTATATACATTACTTATGTAATCTCTTATAGTATCTTATATAGTTTCATAGACTTATTCACCGGACTTAAATAAAATAACAGCATTAGATGTAGGAGTGAAACTCTCATACCAACAATCTATAAAGTCTTGCATTAAAGCATGTAAAAGAACTTTAACTGACAGTACAATCTAAAGTAAATGACCTTAGTGGTATGGCTGTTATATTTATTCACCGGATTAATTCTATAATGGTTCGCAATTAAATATTTATTAACCATTAAAATTTTTATTATGAAAATTAAAATAGAATTAGAGATTACTGATACTCAACTTCAGAATGTAGACAATGTTAATACTCTTATGAGTTTCTTAGCTAATGATCTATATACTAAAGAACCTGATTTGTATAATTATATACATAGGCTCGGTGCAAACTGGGCTGATCAGCAGGCTAAAGAGTATCATGATGCTCATTTTTATGACTGTGACTGCTATCGTTAGTAGTCATATGTCATTCACCGGATTAATAGTGTGTCAATAGATTGCACACTGTTATATTATTATTGGAGTGAGGGAGGACAGTTATACTTCGGTCACTGACTGGATACACAAACCCTGCAGGTCTTAGCCGTGTACCTCACTCTATTAATTTAACAAATTAAATTAACACTTATGAAACAAATTACGCATTACTTATTTGCTGTACTCTTATTGGGTACACTTACTTCAGTATTTTCTTCCGGAGATTCATTCTCGCTTGGAAAGTCCTTAGTTATTTATGGATTTTGGGCGCTTATGTTATCTCCTATGACAATTAAAAACGTTTAACTATTATGAAAAAGATTATAATTACTCAAAAAGAAATCCAGGACGCTATGAAACATAGAGTTCAAAGGAACAAAAAAAAGTATTACCGGAAGGTAAAACACAAAGGTGCTTCTAAAGAGGCACAATGACATTTGGTGTTTATCTATAGCTTGCTATAGTATAAGCATCTCATGACCTTATGGTCATGCGGTTGCTCTCAAACCGTTAAGATAAACCAGTAATGGTATAAATCTGTAGTCGTCTTGGTAATAAGACTACGGAGATATGTATAGCTTGCTATATGTATTTTATAGAAGAGTATTCCAATATCCATGTAACGGCAGCAATAAATCCCACGGGTTTGTGAGTTGCATGGAGAGTATGACAGGCATGCTCTTGAGCTTAAAAGGCAATAAGAATTGGGATAGATATTGGTACTATGGTGTTGTCGCACTTAGAGCTGGTATTAGAATTTGTATTTAGAATGCTGTAAGAAATTACGTGTTCACATAAATATTTATTTAGTTAGTAGCCTTGACAAGCAAAAGCAGGTAGGAGTAGTAATCTAAACTTCCCAAAAGGAAGCATGATTACATAAACTCTAAGCGCCTTCTATCACTAACCTGAAACCTTTTTCAGCCATTAGATTGGCAAGTTTAATTTAAATATCAAGTAATAACTTAAAAGCAAAATTAGTTTAGAGACTATTGTGATGCCACTAAAGGCAACAATGTTCTTATCCTTCTGCAATATGGAGGCATGGATAGCTCGCAAGGCTTGCCATGAAGGAATCCAGTAGTATCTGTAGTGAGGGGACACCCTCTTTAGCTCGTAAGGCATGCGGTATGAAAGTGAACTTATGTAAACAATAGTAGTGATGGCGGACATCTTAATCCGTGAACATGTACAGTACAAATTAGAAATAGTTTGTGTGAGATAGTTGGAGAAATCCTAATTAATCTGTACGTAAAAGGTCAAGCTCTCAGCCTTTTTTTTTATATCAGAACAATTATTAATCAATTAAAGTTAAAGACGCATAAGCTTATGAAAAAAGAATTAGCAATTATTGTAGATGTTGACGGGACGTTAGCAGATATGAGAGGTATTAGAGGACCTTTTGAGTGGGACAAAGTTCACCTTGATAGACCCCATCAAGATATTATTGATCTTGTTAAAGATTTAGCAGATGCTGGTACAGATATAATGTCAGGTGATGCTTTAGCGGGAACGGAATACAAATATAAAATCATTATTACTACAGGTAGAGATGGTGTTTGTGAACAAGCAACTAAAAAATGGTTAGATGACCATAAAGTACCTTATTATGATTTCTTTATTAGAAAAGCAGGTGACTTTAGAAAAGATAACATCATTAAGTCTGAGATCTATATGGATCATATTAGACCTAAGTATGATGTTAAGTATGTTATTGATGACAGAAACCAGGTTGTTGAAATGTGGAGGTCATTAGGTTTACGGGTGTTACAAGTAGCACCAGGAAATTTTTAAGGGGTTGAAGAGTGTAAGTCCAGACGTGGCAGTATCAACATAATAGAGAGTAAAACATTTGCGTACTCACTCTCTTCCTTACACACTAGTAAGCAATTCTTGTGCTTTAAACAAGATAGGTTTTAATACTTGTACCTGAACAAGTATTTTTTTTACTATCTTTACAACATGTTATACTTTAAAAGAGCAAAGAAAGGCAAGTATGAAGTCACTCAAATTACAAAAGGAGTGGTTAACTTTGTATACTCCGTTAATGCTAGCAATGAGAAAGAAGCTTTAGAACAAATAGAAAATAAAGTTAATGATCCTAACTTTGAACCTCTAGAAGAAGCTGATAGAATTGAAGCCCATCCAGACTATGAAAGTACTTCAACTTATAAAGTAACAGAAGTTAAAAAAGATTAAAACTACCATTTAAATTATATATTTATGAAACACTTAATTAAAAGAGTAAGGAAATTCTTTGCTCCTAATCCAGAGATGGACGTAAAATATCTTCAGGAAAAGATAAAAAGACTTGAGAATGATTTAGCAATGTTTGATTATAACTATTATCAAATGCATATTGAAAGAGGAACAGCAGATACTTCTACTCTTGACATGCTAAAAGAACAAGCACAATTTCATGTTGTTAATCATATAGAATTATTATCTAGAGCAAGAGTTATTAGACTAAAAAAAAGATTAATACTTTTTATTGTATTTATTAATATTATGTTATTAATCTCTTTAATATTTTAATTATGGCAAAGAAAGAAAAATTAAAATACTTTATTGTAGGATTTAGACTAGGAGCTATGCCTAAAGTTAAAAAGTTTATGATGCCGGGGAAGCATCATGAGAGAGGACCATATTGGTTTGATCATTATAATGAAGGCTTACTTACACAGATCAGAGATTATAGACGTAGAAATACCTAACTAAAGATAGTATGTTCTCAAGAATGTACTTTTCCTGAATGAAATATGGGGGATAAACGTCCCCCATTTTCAAAGAATAGCTATATAGTGGCAAATATTTAATGTTTAAACTAATATTTCTGCATAAAATATAATATATTTACGTCTACTATAATGAGATGCAGTATCAGTTACCAAATGGCAAGGTTGTTTACTTGAGCATTGAGGAGTTTTTAAACCTCACAGATCAAGACATCCAATATCTTATGGCTATGAATGCTGGTGATTATGTTCATAATCCTTTTCAAGGTTCTGCAATTAGTAGAAAATCTATTCCAAGTTTTGGTACAAATGATGATGATATTATTAAAGATATTGATGATGATGATCTTAGAAATATTGATCTCAATAATCTAGATGATATAGAAGATCTTTTGAAATAATAGTAATAACTATTCTTACTCTTGATGTGAGCAGTCAAGAGTATAGTAAGTTCTGCTCAATCAATTATTTATTTATTAACCTTTAAATTATGAGTCTAAAATTAGATGAAGGGAGACCTCCTGTGAGAGTCTCTGCAGACAAAGCAGGCTGTATTATTAAACAGTCAAAGAATCCTGAATGGGGATTTATTAGAGTAGTACAAGAAAAACTTGTAGTAAGAGATAACTTCTATGGTGAAAAAGAAGTTAGTGCTTTATTCCATGGACCTATGGATAAATTAAAAAACATGGGACTTCAAGCTGGAGATAAGTTAATAGGAAACATTGTTATAAAAGAGCAATTAACTCCTTTTAGTTTAGCTACGGCTGAGAAAGATAAGAAGAAAGCTGGTGACACCGGTATATTCTTGACAGTTGGTGGTTGTCCAATTTACCGTAGGACATACTATACAACAGCTTCTAATGTTGAGGATGCTTTAATCCAACATGATAACATAGAGGAGCTTAGAGCAGCATATGAATCGCAAAAGAATACTGAAGATGTATCAACTAGTACATCTGAAAGTTTATCAGAAACATCTTTTGAAGATGATTTCTCACTATAACATTTAGCTTATTTAGTTTAGGCTAAACTACAGGGAGGAAGGAGTAGGTTACTTTCTCCCTTTTTTTATTAATCCCCAAATGTATAACATATGAAAAAACAAATTTCAAATCGCAAAGGAAAGTATCAGTTTGCAGGCAAGCTGTCAGACTTTCAAAAGTTAGAAGCTAACCCAAAAAGCTTCGTTAAGTATGAGCAGGATAAATACACTGCTTACCAAAATTATCTTTACAAAAGAGCTTTATATGGATTTAAAGCAATGACTAAAGAAGAGTATAATAATACTTGTAAACAAAAGAAACAAAGAATAAGTAGAGTATATCTGAGAGCTCAAAAAGTTATTAATAAACTTAAACAGGAAAGTACAAATAGATACTCAAACTTTATATTTAAAACTTTGTTTCCAGATGCACCACTAACTGATTGGTTCATTGAAAATAGTTTTACAGATGATAAATTTAAAAATACTCTTACCTTTGCTGACCTAGGTATATCCAAAGATGATATAGTTCAAATATTTATAAAAGAAGGTGTCTTACCTCATAATTTTATGGATATCACAGAACAACCTAAGTCTAAATTAAAGAGAAATAATTCTCAGAAATTACCAAGGTTAAAGTATCAATGTAAATGATAAAAGCTAAAAAGAAAGTATGTGATTCTTGTGAAGAACTTACTTATATCTGGAAAAATTATGGCGGCATGCGCTGGTGTAAAAAATGCTGGAGTTGCCACAAGGCTAAAGAAGGTGTAAAAAAACCAACTACATCGGCCATCCGTCATAGTTCTGCCAGAAGACAAAAGAAAGATAATGAGTATTTAAAGTTAAGAAAGAGATACTTAAGTGAGAATTCATTATGTAAAGTAAAAGTAAAAGGATGCACAACACATGCAACAGATGTGCATCATACTAGGGGTGGCAGTGAAAGAGATGTATATTATTTAATACAATCTACTTGGCTACCTGTATGTAGAAGTTGTCATAACTGGATACATGCTAACCCTAAAGAAGCAAGAGAATTAAATTATTTAAAATAATATGGACAAAACAAAAATTCAAGAGATTGCCCTGAAGCAGACTGATAGAGTCAAAAGATGCGGCTTAGGTTTAGCAACAGGTGTAGGTAAGACTTTACTAGGTCTTAAACATATGGAAAAAGAGTATAGTCCTTTGAAGAAGTATTTAGTAGTAGCTCCTAAGAAAGCTATTATGGAAGAGTGGAGATCACAGGCAGTCTTATTTAATAAAACTAAAGTGATATCAATTACAGAGTTTACAACTTATAGAAGTTTAAACAAAAAAGATCCTAAAGAATATGATGTTATTTATCTAGATGAGTGTCATAGTTTATTAGATAGTCATAGAACATTCTTATCTAATTATAATGGTAAGATTTTAGGATTAACAGGTACTCCTCCTAGATTTACAAATTCTGAAAAGGGTAGGATGGTACAAGAGTACTGTCCAATTATTTGGAATTATTTAGCTGATGAAGCTATTGATGATAAAATTCTAAATGATTATAAGATAGTTGTGCATCATATACAACTTACTTCTAAACCAGTAATACCTGTTACTGCAAGATTTGGAAAATTAAAGTTTAATACTTCTGAGAAGAAAAGTTATAACTATTGGAATACTAGATTAGATAATGCTTTTACTCCTAAAGAAATAAATATAGCTAGAATTCAAAGAATGAGAGCTTTAAAAGATTTTCCTAGTAAAGAAAAGTACACTAAAATACTTGCTCATTCTATAGAGAATACTGACAAAGATAAATGTTTAATCTTTGCAAATACTCAAGAGCAAGCTGATAAGTTATCAGAGCATAGTTATCATAGTAATAACATTGATTCAGAAGATAATCTTAAACTATTTAAAGAAGGTAAGATTAATAGACTATCTTGTGTACTACAGTTAAGTGAAGGTGTAAATATACCTGATCTAAAACAAGGAATTATTATGCATGCATATGGTAATGAAAGAAAAGCTAGTCAAAGAATTGGTAGGCTTTTAAGATTAAATCCTGATGACACATCTATAATTCATATCTTATGTTACAAAGATACTATAGATGAGAAATGGGTAGCAAATGCATTAGAACCTTTTGATAAAGATAAAATAATATTCAAAGATTTTAATATAAAAATCTGGTAAATTTTTCGTAAATTATAGTATGGAAGATAAGGTAAGAACACATAAAGTAACACTGTATAATGATGATGATCATAGTTTTGAATTCGTAATGGCTTCATTAATAAAGTTTTGTGATCATGATATAAAACAAGCAGAACAGTGTGTATTAATCACTGATGCTACTGGAAAATGTGATGTCTTTAGTGGAAATTTTGATGAAGTTTTGGAAACTAAGCTAGAATTAGATAACTTAGGACTCAAAGTTGATCTTCATGAAACCGTTAAAAGTGATATGCATTGATGCCTCTAATAAACCAGAGGAGATACCAGAAGATTTGTGGGTAAAACAAGATGAAATCTATACAATTAAGGATGTAGCTAGACTTGCTATTCAAGGAGATAAGATTGGTTATAAATTTGAAGAGATAGAATTAGATGAGTCTTGTTTTCCCTATGAGTTTTATAATGCAGATAGGTTTATGTTTTTATTAGATGTTACTATTGCTGCGGTATTAGAAGATCTTAGAGATTATGACCCTGATGATAATGGTGATGATGAAGATGATACACCTGCAGTAGCAAACTTTGAAAGTTTAAATTAATTTTATTTATGAAAAAGTCTAATGATTTAGGCTGCTATCTTATGATGGTTAGCTATATGTATTTAGTATTTACACAAGTATTTGCTTTATATTTTTTTTGGGAATATTATAGCACTCATTCCTTTTGGAATTCAATAATATTTGGTAGCTTAGTAGCTGAGATCAAAGGATTATTATTTCCATTTTTTATATGAACCAACAATATTCCATGCTGGATGTAGTACAAGAATTAAGACAATTAGTACCTACTAAAGTTACAAGAAAAAGAGTTTATTTAGATAGAAGAAACTATCTTATATGTATATTATATTACAAGTTTAAATGCTCAGAAGAGTATATTGCAAGTAATCTAAATGTAAAAAGGTGTTCTGTGACTCATGCTAAGAGACAGCCTATATATCTTGTTAAATCAGGTGATCCTTTATTTCAGAAAAATGTTTTAGAATTACAAAAGAAATATCCTTATGAACTCCCTAAAACAGATGCTCCAATAGGTAAAGGTAGAAAGAAAACAAAAACAATATTTTTAGACACTGAAACTTTAAATAGAATACAATCATTTAAAGAAAAATTTCATGTTGATAATACTAGATCTGCATTAAGATTACTTATTGATTTAGGTTTAGATAAAGTTGAAAAAGGGAATATAACATTTGAAGTGTTATGGAAAGCTAAAAAGAAAATTAATAAATAATTAAATGGAAACAATATTTAAGTTATTTAATGAATTAGAACTTTTAGTAAGAGAGGGTAAGCACCCTAATAAACAAGTGCAGTTAATTATAAGTATTAGAATACTTTTAAGTGAACTTAATAAAAAATAAATATATGGCAATAGATAATGAAACTTTTCATCATTTTAGAGAAAAGAAAAAGCAAGAAATTCTAGACAGACTAGAGTTTCATAGTATAAGACATAAAGACAAATGTGAAATTTGGATGGATCCTTTTACAGATAAGAAATATAATGTTAAAATAGAAGTTAAAAGAAGATTTGATGATATGAAAGAGGTATCAGATGAGTAGATGGAAAACAATATTTAGACTAAATATATTCTGTTATAAAATAAGAATCTATAAAAGGAGAAGATGATGAAAGGCAGTATGATTTACACAAAAGGGCTGGAAGATCAAATTCAAGATTTAAAAACAGAGCTCTTAGAAATCAGAAAACATAAAAAAGAATCTGAATTAAAAATGTATAAGAAAGCATATCAGGTGCTTAAAAACTATATTAAAGATAGTAAACAAGAAGTACCAGAATATATTAAAGAAATATTAGAACTTGAATTATGAAGTATGGGAAGAATGAAAGATGTATTTATACAAATGAGAGCAGAGGAATATGAGGGAGATGTAAACACTTATGTAAAAAAATACGCTGAAGAATTAAATTCTATTAAGTATTTTTGTACACACTGCGGTAAAACATGGTCATATAAGCATGATCAAGAAAATGAAGTGTGTCCTGAATGCTTTAGCACAGTAATAGAAACAGTTATAAAACACAATAAATGAAACCAATTGAAGAAGATCTAGAGTACATGGAAGGAATATGGGCTGGTAAAGTATTAGTACAACACTTAGATAGCAGTACTTATGGTACTCTAGATGTAGCAATTGGTGTTAAGAAAACTGTTGTAGAAAAGTTTGAAAAAGAGTTTGGGTATAGTAGAAACATGCCTGAATATAATAGAGATTACGCATTTAATCTCGGAATGCTGGATGCATTAAAAGAATATAAAAAGAATCAAGAAGACTGATATGGCAAGGTATTATCATAGTCCTAGCATATTTGTTGATAACTTAGTAAAAGGAAGAATGGGACAATATTTTAAAGCGTTTAATTTAGATAAGAGAGAAGTTGTAAAACCAGATTGGTTAAAACTTATGGAGCATAGCTACATAGATAATGAATCTGTTAGTTCTGTAGAAATGTTACTTATAGAGGGAGGCAGATGGCACAAAGATAGAATAGTTTGGGGTGGAGATTATGGAGAGATGGAATTATGGTCAATGCTCTATGAAGATAAAGCTAAAGATTGGACTGAACTTAAGGGTTTAATTGAAGTAATACCAAATAAGTATAGATATGTCGTTAATTATGATACAAAAGAGTATGTAGATAAACAAGAGGCTATTCCTGAGTTTACAAAATATACTGATGGGTATACTGAAGAAATAACAATACACCCTATGCCGTTGCTGCTAGCAGATGGAAACGGAGGTGGTGGTGGAGATTATCATGGTAGTGATATGTATTTAGTAGGTAGTTGGAAATGTAATAGAATTGGTATTCTAGAGGAAGTTCCAGAAAATTTTACTAAATTAAACTATAAGTTCAGAAGAGCTGGTAGTTACGTAGATCATTAATCATAAAATTTAAACCATGCCAAAAAAAATGTACACGTTTTATATCAAAGGAGATATAAGTCAAGAAGCAATATCTCTTGTTAGTTGTGAAGATAAAGAAGAAGCAATAAAAATCTTTTGTAATCAGAAACAATTAACTAGAGATGATTTTTTAGAACTATTTGAAGTATCAGATGAAAATGGAAGTAACCAGGAAGATATCTAACTTCTTAAAAAAGATAATTAAAGAACATTTTGAGATAACTAAACACACTGCAAATAAAAATCTTAATTACCTGTGGTTTATGTACTCATCAGGTACAAAGAAAGATAACCTTAAAGATGCCTATATGCTAATGTTTTGTGCAGAGCTAGGTATTCTTAAAGAAATGGGTTACATAAGTCATGAGGAAGCAGATAATATAATTAGAATGTTACATTCAGATGATACAGACAATCATTTTGTTGCATTTCTAACTGTAAAAACTCTAAGAACTCAAAGAATAAAAGATCATGGAGAGTTTAATCAACATAATACTACTTATGATAAAGTAGTAGCTAACTATGCATTTCATGATTTAAAAATTTTAACTGGAGAAAAATGACAGAACAAGAACTAAAAGACTTAGGTTTTGAGAGAACTAAAGTTTTAAAAGAAGAAAGTAATAATGATTTTGATTATTATTATTATACATTAAAAATAGGAAACGTATTACATCTTACAAGTACAGACAGTAAACAAATAGAAGAAAAAGGCGGTAAGGATGAATGGTTTGTATATAACTATGAGTGGGCTAATTGTACTATAAAAGATTCTAAAAGTATTAAGAATCTCAAAGAAATGATTACTTCCTGGCAAAACTAAATTTATGTTAACACTTAAGATGACTAAGCATAATGGTAAAATAATTTATAAGAATGATTCAGATAAATTAAGATACCGTTTGTTTGTAGATAAACTTAAAGAAGGACAAGATCTAGAATTTTTTGTAGATGTAGTTTCAAAGAAAGCATCTACAGCTCAAATTACAAAAGTCCACACATGTATAAGACTATTAGCTGGAGAAGCTGGATACACATTTGATGAGATGAAAAGTATTGTTAAAGAAAAAGCAGGACTATATATTGAAGGAGAAGAAGACCTTAAGTCTTTTGCTCATTGTAGCAAAGATGAAATAACTATGGCAATAGAGGTTTGTAATGAAATAGGAAGAGATTTTAATATGGACTTTATACAGTAGGAGGTACATATCCTTCATCACCTTCTTCAAGAATTTCTTTTTCATCATAAAGGTTATTGTTCTTAGCTTGAGTTTCAATTTCAGCAAGAAGCAAAGTAATAGTATAAAAAGATCTTTCTAATTCATTAAGATCTTCATATTTACTTTCCATAATCTTTTTAAGAGTTTCTTCTCTTTTTTTGTCATCTTCAGGAAGCTGCTTGAATAGATAGAAAGAAACATTTTTACTCATTAAGTAAAATGCTTTGTTAACTTTAATCTCTACTAGAGCATCTTCTTTTAAATCTTTAACTTTAATCATAGAACAAATATACTAAAATGAAATCAACTATCAATATTGAAGATATAAAAAACAAATTGTATAATAATTTAAAGGCTTCAGGATGGGCCCGTATATTAAAAGGATTTATTTATAGTAAAGACTTTGATAATATTATCAAAGAATTAGCTAAACAATCAAGTGAGGGTAAAAGATTTACTCCAACTTTTAAAAATATGTTTAGAGCTTTTGAAGAATGTCCTTATGATAAACTAAAAGTAGTAGTAGTTGGGCAAGATCCATATCCTACACCAGGAGTAGCTGATGGTATTGCATTTTCCTGTAAGAATACACCTAACCTACAACCAAGTATAAGATATATTCTTACTGCTATTAATGATACAGTATACAACGGTAATGCTACATCTTCTGAACAAGATCTTACAAAATGGGCTAATCAAGGTATACTATTACTAAACACGGCTCTTACTACAACTGTAAGTAAATCAGGTCAGCATTTTAAAATATGGCAACCCTTTACAGCATACCTTTTTGATTGGTTAAATTGGCATAACTCAGGAATTGTGTATATTTACATGGGAAGAAAAGCTGAAGAGTGGAGAGATTCTGTTTCAGATAATAACTATAAGTTAATAGTATCACATCCAGCTAGTGCTGCATACACTAAGCAACAAAAATGGGAATGTAATGATGTATTTAATCATACAAATAAAATTATGCATAATTTGTATGGAGAAAAAATAATTTGGTAGCATGGATGAAATATTTAATGTACTCAGGAAATACAAATTAACACCTAATCAATTTTATGTACTTTATAATATGAAGTATAAAGTAAAAACTGAGAATTTTGTAAATATATCTTTAGAATTAACAAGACTAAAGAATGATAAATGGTTAAAAGACACTAATAAATTGACTGATAAAGCAATAATAGTTGTACAACAAGTAGAAGAGTTTTTTAAAGCTCAAAAAAAGAAAACATCTGCTAGTTTAATGGGACCAGAATTTATAAATAAAATTAAGGAATATTCAGAAATTTTTCCTAAATTTAAACTTCCAAGCGGTAAGTATGCTAGAACAAATATCAAGACTTTAGAGAATACATTTAGATGGTTCTTTAATAACTTTGATTATAAATGGGAAACTATTCTCATAGCAGCAAAAAACTATGTGGAAGAATATGAAATGAATAATTACAAGTACATGAGAACTTCTCAGTACTTTGTTAGAAAACAGAACCAGGATAAAACATATGATTCAGAGTTGGCTGATTATTGTGAAGCATTAATCAATGGAGTAGATGAAAAGAAGAATCATTTTAAAGAAAGAGTAGTATGAAATTTTTAAAAAAACCAAAATTAACGCTGGCTATAATAGCTATTATAGGAAGTCTATCAGCTTGGGCACTAATTAATCTAGCATTAATTAAGATAAATCTATTTGAGTATTTTGTAATTGAAATAATAATTACAGTATTACATTTACTATACAATAAAGCAAAGAAGGATCTTATTCCTCAATCATAATAATTTATGAGTACGTTATCTGCAGCAGCTTCAACTAAATGGAGCAGTCAAAAGACTGGCTTTATAGATGCCCTTCATTATATGAAAGGTAGAATGGATGGAAATATAAAGAGTCTCAAAACTCCGTGGCATAAATTTAATGATGCTACTACGGATGGTATTGAGTGGAATACTCTTACGGTTATTGGTGGAAGACCTGGTTCAGGTAAAACACTAATAGTAGACCAAATAGTTAGGGAATCTTTTGTACTTAATGCAGGTGAAAACTTTAGAGTATTGCAATTTCAATTTGAAATGTTAGCTAGAACAAGTGCTATCAGAGAATATTCTAGTGTGCTTAGACAAACATATAAACATTTATGCAGTGCTGATGGGAGTCTGACTCCGGATGAACTGCAGAAATGTTATGACTATGCTAAAAAGAAAGTAAAGTATCCTATTGATATAGTAGAAAGACCATGTACTGTTGAAGAATTTAAAACAATAGTTCATGATTATATGAAGCATCATAAAGTAAGAAGAGAAGAGGATGATATTTATACTAAAACTTTAATTACTATTGACCATTCTTTGTTATTCAAAAAAGATGTAAATGAAAGAGATAAGTTAGAACAACTAAATAAACTTGGAGAAGCTTTAACTTATCTCAAAAGATTATATCCTATTTCTTTTATTGTACTAAGTCAGTTGAATAGAAACATTGATAAGCCAGAAAGAAATGAAGATGGTAAATATGGTAATTATATTTTAGAATCTGATCTTTTTGGAGCAGATGCTTTATTACAACATGCGGATACTTTAGTAGGTATTAACAGACCAGCTAAGCAAAAGATAAGATATTATGGACCAGAGAAATATGTTATAGATAATGACAAAGTTCTTGTTATGCATTTTCTTAAATGTAGAAATGGTGATAATAGATTAAGTTTCTTTAGAGCTGAGTTTGAAAAGATGACTATTAAAGAGATGCTTACACCTCTAACTAAATAATTATGCTTAAGAAAAAACCATTTGATAGAAGAAAGGCTACGGCAGAGGTTTTAAACCATCATAAAGATAAGTTTAATAAGTTAAATATTAATGATCCTTTATTTATACCTAAGTGTGCATATAGACCTTACGGTAGTGATGAATTACACATATCATTTTTTCCTAGTGAAATAGAAAAGGAACAAGATATTTATACTGAATTCTGTAGTAAAGAATGTGAGCCTGAAACTAAAGAAAGAATACTGTATAAGTGGAGACATAATCCACATTATAAGGAAGAGTATGAACACACAGAACCTAATGATAGGGGACATGTAAGATATCTTATTCCTGTATCAGAGTTAATTGATCAAGATAAAATAATAGAGCAAGACAAAAAAGAAGAAGAAATAGAAAACGCTTTTCCAGATTTTAAAAGTGAGTTTATAGATCCTAATACTGATAATCCAATTAATCAGATGACTATAAGAGACTTTGCTTCAATACTTTGGAAGAAGCCAATTAGTAATAAAAAATGGTTAAACAATTTAATTAAAGATTTATGAGTATAGTACTTCCAACAAAAAAAGTAAAGAAAGAAAGAGTTAATCCAAAAAGATTAATAATTTATAGTAAGCCTAAAACAGGTAAAACAACTGCATTCGCAGGATTAGAAGATAACCTTATTCTAGATTTAGAACAAGGTTCTGAATACGTTGAAGCTCTAAAAGTTAAAATAAATAACTTACAAGAGTTATTAGATACAGGTAAAGCAATAAAAGAACAAGGTAAACCATATAAATATGTAACTGTTGATACAGTAACTGCATTAGAAAGCATGGTTATGCCTCTTGCTGTAAAGTTATACAGACAAACTCCTATGGGTAAAAGTTATCAAGGAGATAATGTAGTAACATTACCTAATGGTGCAGGATATTTATATATAAGACAAGCATTTTTTCAAGTCTTAGATTTTATAGATACCTTAGCACCACATGTTATATTATCAGGACATATTAAGGATAAAGTTGTAGATGATAAAGGCTCAATGGTTATGTCAGCTAATATAGATTTGACAGGTAAAATTAAGTCTCTTATATGTGCTAATGCAGATGCTATTGGATACATGTATAGAAAAGGTAATCAGACAATAATTAACTTTAATAATAATGATGGGGTTACTTGCGGTGCAAGACCAGATCATTTAAGAAATAAAGAAGTAGTTATATCTGAAATGAATAAAAAGGGTGAGATTGATACTCACTGGAATAAAGTATATATTGATTAATTAATAACAAAAACAAAAGTAAAATGGCGTTAAGTACAAAAGACCTACAAGAAGGAGGTGCATCGGTCAAAAAAACAATTGCACCCGGAAATCATACGTTAAAAATTAATAGCTTAAATTTAGAAAAGTTTAAGTTTGTAGAAGATGCGTATCACCTTATATTAAATGTGGAAACAGAACCACTTAAAGACTTTGAAGGTTTTTTAGTTGATCCTAATAATCCAGATGGAGGCAGATACGCAGGTCAAGTTGGTAGAGTTAAGACTAACAGATATGCATATGCAGATGGTGAAACAAGATCAGGATTTAAAGTAAACAGAGATAGATCTATTTTAATATTTATTAAAAGCATGTGTAAAGCACTAGATGTAGCAGAAGATTCTGATACATTTACTGACTGGTTTACAAATGAAGACGGTAAACATGAAACAATTGAATCATTTGTAGAAGCCTTTGATAATAAAATACAAAATAGTGAAAAAGTATATTTAGATTTTGCTATTGGAGGTAGAGAATGGGAAAACAAAAATGGTTACATAAACTATGATATGTTTTTACTAAAACCAATGAAAGGCACATTTGCTTTTGGTGAACCAGGTTCTAATAAAATTATGACTTATAATGAAAAAGATCCTAAACATTTAATACCTCTTAAAATTAAAGACGTAGAGTCTTTTGGAGATGAGGATATTTCAATTCCTAGTAATACATCTGGTGACTTTAGTTTAGATTAATTAAATTAATTTAAGAGGGAGTCATGGGGATGGCTCCCTTTTTTATTAAATTTAATTTATGATTTCAACTAAAAATTTAATTTCAAGTATAAATGAAGTTCCAACTGAATGGATATTTGAATACTATTTAAATCTAGAAGAAAAACTAACAGGACAAACTGTTCAAATAAGATCAGTATTTAATCCTAGAGAAAGAACACCATCAATGTTTTTATTTCCAGGAGAGATAAGCACTAATAAATATTTCTTTAAGGATTACTCAACAGGTAATGCAGGTAGTAGTGTTAAATTGGTAATGTTATTAAATAATATTCCGTATTGGAAAGCAAAATTAAAAGTTATCCAAGATTATAATGAGTATACCCTAGATACTAAATACACACCTCTTAAAGAATTTAAAGTACATAATAAATATCAAGTTGATGATTATGAGATTAGACACTGGACTAATCTTGATCAGAACTATTGGAGTATGTATAAGATAAATTCTAGATTGCTTGAAGCTTATAATGTTTCTCCTTTGACTTATTACACTATGAGTAAAAGAGAAGATGATAAGAAGAAAGTAATTAAGATTGAAGGTAGAAATATCTACGGATACTTTAAAGATGATGGAACATTATATAAAATATATCAACCTAAAGTAAAAAAGAAAAAGTTTATAAAAGTAAGAAACTATATACAGGGATCTGAACAGCTTAAATATGATAAAGAGTTTCTTATTATATGTTCATCTCTCAAAGATATGCTTGCGTTTAATAAACTTAAAATTACTAATGGAGAATGTATTGCACCGGATAGTGAAAATACTTTAATACCAGAAGCTGCTTTAAATAAAATTACTGAAAGATATAAAGATGTATGTGTTGTATTTGATAATGATGAAGCAGGTATTAGATCTATGAAAAGATATCAGGATAAATTTAATTTTAAATATGTTATCTTAGATCTTGAAAAAGATATATCTGATGCCGTTAAAAAGTATGGTATAGATAAAACAAGAAATATTCTTTTTAAACTTTTGAAAGAACAACTTAGACCAAATGAAACAACAATTAAAAACACAAATTAAACACAACTTGGAGTGTTGGAAGTATCAAGGTGTAGAATTTACTGATGATATGATTCCAGAAGATGCTGTAGGATTTGTGTATGAAATGAGTACAATACTCAATGGTAAGTTTGTTAAATATATCGGTAAGAAAAACTTTTATAGCAATGTAAAAACTAAGCTGCGTAAGAAAGATATGCCTACTGATAAAAGGAAAAAGACATATAAAAGAATAAAGAAGCTTAATTATCAAAAATACTTTAGTAGTAATGAGGTACTAAAAAAAGCAAGAAAAGATGGTTATCCAATTAAAAGAGAGATACTTTGTATTTGTAACTCAAAACTTCAGCTATCTTATATGGAAGCAAGACAACAATTTTTATGTGATGTATTAATAAGAGATGAGTATTTGAATGGTAACATCTTAGGTAAGTTTTATAAAGGAAAAATATGACAAAAAACAAATCTGACTCTCTAGCAAAAGCTAGTAAAGAGTTAATGATGATTGAACCTTTTTATGGGTTCTTTCTAATTATGCTAAACAAAATTTGGACAAAGACACAAGTTCCTACTGCAGGAGTTTGTAAGAATGGTATCAATTACCAGCTATGTATTAATGAAGACTTCTGGGATTCACTAGATAAAAAGAAAGAGTTAGGTATATTGAAACATGAATTGCTTCATGTAGCATTTAATCATCTTACTCATTTTTATTTTCCTGATAAAAGATTAGCAAATATTGCTATGGACATGGAAATCAATCAATACATTAATAAAACCTGGTTACCAGAAGATGGTATATTTATTGAAAACTATGAAGATCTTAAATTAGATCACAAAGCAGGATGTAAGTATTACTATAAAAAACTTCAAGAAGCTAAAGAAGATAAAAAACAGAATGGTACAAGTGGTTGTGAAGAGTTTGATAGATTATGTGATCAGCTTGATGAAGGAGAAGATCCAGTTAAGAATCATGATATGTGGAAAGACTTTCAAGATTTATCTGAGACAGAGAAAAAACTTATTGAGAAGCAGATAAAAAGAGTTCTTACTCAAGCTTCTGATATGGCTGAATCAAAGTCTAGAGGTTGTACTCCTGGAGAAATCAAAGATCTTATTAAAGTAGATGAGGTGCTTCCACCTAAGTTTGATTGGAAGAATTATGTAAGACGTTTCTCAGGGACTTCTTCTAGAGTATTTACTAAAAAGCTTAGAAGGAAGGAGAATAGGAAGTTTGAAGATAACCCTGGTCTTAAAATTAAGATGAAGAAGCATGTCTTACTAGCAATTGATACTTCAGGTTCTGTATCTAATGAAGAGGTAAAGGAATTTATGAATGAAATGAAACATATTTATAAAACAGGGGTAGCTATGACGCTAGCTCAGTGTGATACTTCTATAAGAAAAATAGAACCATATAACGGAAGTAATGAATTAAATATTGAAGGAAGAGGTGGAACTGAGTTTGATCCTATTCTAGATTATTTTAATGCAAACTTAAGAAAATATACAAGTCTTATATATTTTACTGATGGAGAATGCTACACTAGTGTAAAACCCCAAGCACCTGTGCTATGGGTACTATCTGAATGCTCAAGCATGAATGATAAACTACCAGGAAAGGTAATTAAATTAGAGTTATAATTAAAAAAAATAAAGCAAATGAGTGGTACTCAATTAAATACTAATGAATTAAAAGATTTTTTAAAGCATATTGTTAAGAATAATAAACAAATTCAGGAAGATGGAAAGATTCCTGTAGCTGTAAATATAGAAGGTGACGCAGGTCTAGGTAAAACTTCTGCAATAATGCAATTAGGTGAAGAGCTTAATATGCATGTAGTAAAGATTAACTTATCACAGATAGAAGAAATAGGTGATCTTGTTGGTTTTCCTGTAAAAGAATTTCAAATACAGAATAAAGAAGGTAAAACTACTTGGATTACTGAACCTCAGATTAGTACAGCTACTAAAAAAGGTTACAAGGTTGTAGCTAAGAGAATGTCTCACGCTGTACCTGAATGGATACAAGGTAAAGATGAAGGTGGTTTCCTAGTTCTTGATGATTATACTAGAGCTGATCATAGATTCATGCAAGCTTGTATGGAGTTAATTGATAGACAAACTTATATCTCTTGGACATTACCTAAGAACTGGCATATAGTATTAACTACTAATCCAGACAACGGAGACTATAATGTTACTTCTTTAGATGATGCTCAGAGAACTAGATTTATATCCGTTGATATAAAGTTTGATGTAGATGTATGGGCTAAGTGGGCAGAAGCAGAAGGTATTGATGGTAGATGTATTAACTTTTTATTAATGCATCCTGAACTTGTAAGCCAGAAGATCAATCCAAGGTCTATCACAACTTTCTTCAACTCTATTAGTTCTATAGATAAGTTTGAAGAAGAGTTACCTTTAATTCAAATGATTGGTGAAGGATCAGTTGGATCTGAATTCTCAAGCATGTTTACTATGTTTATTAATAATAGACTAGATAAGATTGTTTCTCCTAAAGATGTTCTATTTAATACAAATCAGGACTATATTACAGGACAATTAAAAGCAGCTACTACACAAGGTGGAACAGAATTTAGAGCAGATATCAGCAGCATTATTGCTACAAGAACTGTCAACTATGCTTTACATTATGCAAAAACAAACGCAGTTAAGAAAGAATTAATTGATAGATTGATTTATCTTTCTACGGATTGTGAGTCTTTCACTAATGATCTTAAATATTATATCATTAAGGAAATAGTTAATGGAAACAAAATTAAGTTTGCTAAACTTCTTATGCACAAAGATGTGGTTAAGATGGCTGTTAAATAAAACTTCAACAGTTTCCAAATAAAGAAAAATTAAATAAGTTTATTCACAAGTTAAAGGGGTCTTAGGATCCCTTTTTCATTTTAAAAAAAGCTATATGGAAGATATGCAAAAAATAATTGAATTAAATGTTAAAACATTAGATGCAAATGGTGATGATCCAAATACTTGGATAGATAATGCTAATGCTCATGAGTATACATATACGTTTAGTATAGTTGCTAGACCGCCAATGATTGTCTATGAATCAATAGAAGAGTTATATACTGATCTTAAATGGAACAAAGACCAGAATAATGTAGGTACAGTAGTAGTTAAGAAAGGAACTAAATTTCATTTTACTCCTGGTGTTAAATTTCCAAGACAACAATTTAAAGAACTACAACAAGCTCATGGAGTTAAATCTATAAGAGATATAAGTAAGGCAGATTATATTATAATTGATAATAATATGACAGAAAGAACAGTTCAACAAAAATGGAAGCATGGAGTAATAAAAGGCTCAACAATGTTTAATGTTTTATATTTTCTTAATGAAGACTTTATACCAATGTATAAGGATCGGGTAAGTGAATGTTATAAACAAGAAATTCTAGATAATGTTGATAAAGATCATATGTTTGAACTTGACTATAAAGATCTAAGTCGTGTCCGTTATGCATTAAAATACTTACGTGGAGAACATAAGTATGAAGTTGATAATGGAAGAAAAGGTTACTTAACTCCACAAGATGAGGCCCTTCTTCAACTTACTATAAATGAACTTAAAGGCACAAGTAAGTATCATAATATAGTTGATGAAAATGATTATAAAACTCTTCTTGAATTTCAGAAAGATGATATATCTGAAAGATTAATTGATACTGATTTATTGTCTAAAGTTATTGACAAACACTTAGACAAAGTTGTTCTTGATGAAGAACAGTATCAAGCTTTAGATACAATGTTTAAAAGTTCTGATGAGGATAATCACATAATTGCTATGGAGATTATGGCTAACTGTCACTTTAAAGATAGTCTTCTGTACATTGAGAAGTTATTTCTTGATTATTCTCACAAAATGTGGAATACGGGAAAAGCTAATCATGTAAACTTTAAGAATCTAAGAAGTTTAGTTGATAGAGCTGATACCTATGACATGAAATATGATAGAGGTTTTGATCATTCAATGAAAGTTTTAGAGAAGTTTGGTATGTTTACTCCAGAAAATATTAACTTTATGTTAGAAACACATATGAGTAAACTTAATCAATTACTTAATTCTACCAGTAGTTATTTTAATATTAAATCTATAACTTTAAATGAAGAATGTTTAAATAAATTAAATTTTAACTATATTTACACTACGCAGGATGATTATATACCTAAAGATGAAACTGCTGAAGAAGAAATAGAAGAAGAACAATTTACTCTTGATTAAAATTATATGAGTATAGAAATAAATTCACTCGTAGGTAATGAAGAACTTGAAAAGTTTTATAGCAAACCTTTTGCTTTTAGTTATTCAGGTATAAACAAGCTACTGTTCTCTCCAAGTCTCTTTTATTCACATTATATATTGAATGAAAGAGAAGATAGTACTGACTCTCACCTGCTTGCAGGGAGGGTCATTCACTGTCTATTATTGGAACCAGAAAACTTTGATAAAGAATTCATGGTAATGCCTACAAGTTTACCATCCGGAAATAATAAAAATGTTGTAGATCAAATCTTTAAAGTTTATACTTCAAATTATGGTAAAGATTTAAACTTAGAAGATTTTAAAGATGAGATCATATCTTATCTTGAAGAAATCAACTTACATCAGTCTTTAAAAACAGATGAACAAAGACTTAAGAAAATTTTATCAGATCAAAACAAATCATACTTTAAATTTTTAAAAGAAAAACAAGGTAAAACAATAGTTGATAATGATATAGTTAATCAAGCAACTGAAAGTGTGCGTGTATTAAAAGGAGATCCAGAGATATGTGAGCTATTACAGCTTAATCCGGATAGTGAACTTGAAGTACATAATGAGTTGTACATTGAAGCAGATCTTTCACCAACATGGCCATTTGGAATTAAAGGTGTTATAGATAATATTGTTATTGATGAAAAGAAAAAAATAATTTTTATTAATGATTTAAAAACAACAGGTAAGCCTTTAATTGACTTTGGTGATTCTGTAGAGTTCTATAGATATTGGATACAAGCTGCCATATATAGAAGACTTGTAGAACATAAATTTGGAATACGTGTTGGTTGGAGGATTGTATTTACATTTCTAGTAATAGATAAATACAACATGTACTATCCTTTTCAAGTAACACCTACAACTTTTAAAACTTGGGATTTAGAACTTAATAATATCCTGAATCAATGTAAATATCACTATGAGTCCCGTGATTATACCTTACCTTACAAGTTAGCTAAACGTAAAGTAAAATTATAATTTGCATGAAAATAACTTCGCTATATGATAAATACTTTCAAAAGTCTAAGATATTCTTATATCCGCTCTTAGACATTAAAAGAGGCACAAGTGTTGTCCCACATGAAACTTACCTTTCATGGAAGGATAACATCTCCTCTGAGGATATGAAACTAGTCACTCTATACAAAACAAGAGAAGATACAATGTATAAAAACTTTATTGAAAAAGTTCTGCTTAAACATCCTAGGTTAGTAGAACATTGGGTTATTAATAAAGAAAATACAGTATTTGTTTTTGATTTTTGTGATTTAGAAGATGACTGGTACTTTTTTATACAAGGAAAATATAGCAAAATAAATACAGCAACAAAGAGAAAGATATGTAACTTTTTTGAAAAGAATAGCGGTAATCATTTATATGTTACTAGCTATTTATTTCCGGATAATCACTTTAAAAACTATGCTAAAATTTTAGATGTTGATATATCACTTCTAAAGAATGTAGGTGAGTTATGTGATAAACCAGATCTTATAAAAGAAACATTAATCTTAGAAAAAGCAAATTTAGAAAACATAGACAATTCAAAAATAAATTGTTAAATTTGATAAAAAAATCAATATGGAAAACTCAATGATGTTAGTTCAATCCTCATGGAATGGTGAACAGACTTTTAGAATGGTGCCAATTCACAAAGATTGCCCTTATGTAGAATGTATATGTGATCCTACTACAAAAGTATTTGTAGTTATATCTACTATTACTAAAAATACATTTCATATGATCCCTAAGTTAGATGATAATGGAGATCCTATGTTTGTTAAAAATCTTAAAAGGAAAAACGGTAAGATGCAAAAAGAAGAAAGGAGACAGTGTGAAACTTTCCAAGAGTTTTATTTAGAAGATACTAATTCAGTTATTGACATTGTAAAACATTTTGCACTTAATGACAAAACTTTTAAATTTAAATGGAAAGAATTTATAAAAGATAAACCTAAAGAGGATGCAAATACTCACAAAGGTTCAGCTTTAGTAAATCCTACTCCTGAGATTATAACCTAATCTAAACCAAAAAAAATAGAAAAGGGATCTTAGGGTCCCTTTTTTAATCTTTATTATTATGAAGCAAAACTGGGTAATGGACTATGAAACTTTGTCTAATTGTTTTGTTGCTGTTTTCATTGATGTTAAATCTGATGACCAAGAAATATTTGTAATTCATAAACTAAAAAATGATATAGATAATTTTATATATTTTTTAGAAAGAAATATTCTTTATAATGAATGGCATATATCTTTTAATGGTTTAGGATTTGATGGACATATCACTGAATATATACTTAGAGATAAAGAACAGTTACAACAACTTAAAGGTGAAGACATTGCAAAATGGATTTACGGCAAAGCTCAATATATTATTGGAAAACAAAATGCAAAAGAGTTTCTAGACTTTAGTCCTAGAGATCTACAAGTAAAGCAATTAGATGTATTTAAATTAAATCACTGGGATAACGCTGCAAAAAGATCTAGTCTTAAATGGATTCAATACACAATGGATTGGTCTAATATAAAAGATATGCCTATTCATCATAGTACGGAGATAACAACACAAGAAGAAATAGATCAGATAATTAAGTATTGTATTAATGATGTTGAATCTACTAAGAAGATTATGAATCTTAGTAAAAGTCAGATACAGTTAAGACAAAAACTAACTGATGAATATAATATTAATTTATACAGTGCTTCTGAGCCAAGAATATCTAAAGAATTATTTTTATATTTCTTAAGTAAAAAGACAGGTATATCTAAGTATGAACTTAGACAAATGAGAACATACAGAAATCTTATAGTAATTAAAGATCTTATTCTTCCATATGTTAATTTTAAAACAGCTACATTTCAAAAGCTTCTTAGTAAGTTTAAAGCAGCTACAGTAGAACCTGAGAATACAAAAGGTGGTTTTAAATATTCTGCTAGATATAGAGGAGTTAAAACTGACTTTGGTCTTGGTGGTATTCATGGAGCAAGAGAACCTGGGGTATATGAATCTGATAAAGATAATATAATTATGTCTTCAGATGTTACAAGTTTCTATCCTAATCTTGCTATTAGAAATGGTTGGGCGCCCAAACATTTACCCAAGATAGAATTTTGTGATCAGTATGAGTGGTTCTTTGAAGAAAGAAAAAAGATACCTAAATCAGATCCAAAGAATTATGTTTACAAGATTATTCTCAACTCAACCTATGGTTTAAGTAATGATAAGAATTCTTTTCTATATGATCCTGAATTTACTATGAGGATTACTATCAATGGTCAACTTAGTTTGTGTATGTTATATGAGATGATAATGGAAGGCATTCCAGATGCAACTCCTATTATGCATAATACAGATGGTTTAGAGACTATTATACCTAGAGAATATCAAGATAAGTATATGGAAATATGTAAGGAATGGGAAGACGCCACCAACTTGCAACTTGAACATGATACATATCAAAAGGTTATTCTAGGAGATGTAAATAACTACATAGCTGTAAAAGAATACAGTGAGGTACACAAGGATATTTATAATGACATAAAGTATTCTAACCCTCATGATTTATTTAAAGAAGAGAATGGTAAATTCTATCATGCTAGTACTAAATGTAAAGGTAGATTTGAGTTTAGTAATCTAGCTCTACATAAAAACAAAAGCTTCTTGGTTATACCAAAAGCAATTTATAATTATTTTGTACATGAAATAGACCCTGAAAAATTTATAACAGAACATCAAAATATTCTTGATTTCTGTGGTGGTAAAAAGATAAGAGGTGATTGGACTTTCTATAGTCACTACACCAAAGATGGAAAATATGTTAAAGATGAACTTCAACATACTCTTAGATATTATGTAAGTAATAAAGGTTGTAAGATAATTAAAAGAAATAATCTTGATGACCGGGAAATACAACTTGAAGCTGGTAAGTGGATGCAAACATTATTTATTCGCTATAAAAAGAAACCATTTGACAAGTATGATTTGAATTATAATTACTACATAACAAAAGCAAAGAAAGAAATAAAAAATCTAGAACCGTTAATAACACAATATAAATTATTTTAATCATGGGATTTAAAATTAAAAACTACGGGAGAGCGCATATAATAGGTGCAGCTCTTCCAAATCATGCAGATACTTATACTGTAATTAAACATGAAGATGTAATTAATCTTTGTATAAATGAGTTAGAACAAGCAGGTTTTAATATTATTGGAGAAACATATAGAGCAACTAGTCTAGGAGACATTGCTACTGGTGTATATAAAGTAAGCTATGGTAATGATCCTGATTTAGGAATCATGTTAGCTTGGACTAATAGTTATAATAAGCAAGTTGCATTTAACTGTACTTCAGGTGCTTACGTTGTAAACTCTGGAAACCTTATGATAGGTAACTACGGAACCTTAAATAAGTTTAGAAGAAAACATACAGGAACAGCAGATGAAGATACTGAGAATTCTATTAAAGATCAGATTACACATGCTAAGATGCACTTTGCAAGTCTTGCAGAGGATAAAAAGAAGATGGAAAATATCAAGATGAGTAGAACTGAACAAGCTGAACTGCTTGGTATTTTATTTGCTAAAGAAGATCTTCTTACTCCAAGACAAGCTACTATAGTAAAAAAGCTTATGAATAAACCTAACTTCTTTTACTCAGGTGGTAGTGACAGCTTATGGACATTTTATAACTATGTAAGTGAAGCTCTACAAGATACTCATCCAATAAGATGGTTGATTGATCAGAGATTCTTTCATGAATTTATCAGAGGTTTTAAAGATCTAGATAATATAGAGACTGAAGTTAGTGATGATAAGCTTACTCAAGTTTTCTTTAATGGAGAAAGTCCGCTAGCACAAGTTAATGACTTAACAGCATGTCCTCCTGTAGATCCTGCTCAAGTAGACTTAGAAGATTCTATTGCAGAAGTAGAAGCTGAGGCTAAAGCTACAGAAGATGAACCTACAATTGAAGAGCAAATAGCTGAAGATGAAGCTGCAGTAGCTGATGTATGTGATAAACATGAAGAAGAAACTCCATCTGAAATGAATGACATAGATGTCACAAAGTTAAAACTAGATCCTACAGCTTTCAGAGCTAATGTGACAATAGACAATGACTTTGATTTTGAAGAAGATGAAGAAGAAGAGGAGTCTGCAGAAGCTGACTTTGATTTTTAATAGTTACAAATATAGGGGAATGACTTTGGTTGTTCCCCTTTTTTTTTAAATTTGAATATGACAAAATCTCTAGGTAATCACATTTTGGTTGAGTTCATGAATTGTTCTCCAGAAATAATGAATGATGCTTCTGCAATTGAACAAAACATGGTTGGAGCAGCTAAACTTGCTGGAGCAACAGTTGTCAATTCTACCTTCCATCATTTTTCTCCATACGGAGTTTCAGGTGTTGTTGTTATTGAGGAAAGTCATTTTGCAATTCATACTTGGCCTGAATATGGATATGCTGCAGTAGATCTATTTACATGTGGTGAAATAAATGCGTGGTTATCTTTTGATAATCTTAAAGAATGCTTTGGTGCACAATCATATTCTGCTATTGAAATGAAAAGAGGGTCTCTTAATTTATTAAAAAGAAATAATTTTAAAATTCCTAATACATCTAGAATAAAAGATAATCATAATAATTTAAATGTATATGCAAGAAACGTTTGGTTTACTGATAAAGATGAGAATCAAGCTTTGTCATTAAGATTTACCGGTGAGGTTTTTCATGATACCCAGTCTCCTTTTCAAAGAGTACGTATTTTAAAATCTTATAAATATGGTAAAATGCTTGCATTAGATGATATGGTTATGACTACTGAAAAAGATGAATTTCATTATCATGAGATGATTAGTCATCCTTCGGTCTTTATTCATGGAAATGTTAAAAATGTTTTAGTTATTGGAGGAGGAGATGGAGGAACAGTAAGAGAACTTTTAAGACATGAAGAAATTAAAAAAATCACCATGGTTGAAATTGATAATGAAGTTATTAATGCTTGTAAAAAACATTTACCTTTAATAGCATCAGAGTTTAATAATCCCAGATTAAATTTAATTATTGATGATGGAATTAAGTTTGTAAAACTTGCTAAAAAAGAAACATATGATTTAATTATAGTTGATGGCTCAGATCCAGTTGGTCCTGCAGAAGGTTTATTTACAAAAGAGTTTTATGAAAATTGTTATAATGCTCTTTCAAAAAAAGGGATACTTGTAGCACAAGGAGAATCTCCAAAGTTTAATGAAAATGCGTTTATAGTTTTAAACAAAACATTAAACAATATTTTTGGATCAAATAATACTGCTATATCTTTATTTTATGCACCAACTTATCCAACAGGAATGTGGAGTTTTCAGTATGGTTTTAAAGGTAATGTAGATTCTATCTCCTTATCCAAAAAAGGACAAATAGAGACATTTGTATCCAAGCATAAATTATCTTACTATAATTATGAAATTCATCTTTCAAGTTTTGTATTACCTAATTTTATAAAAAATAAGATATAATAACTAGTAAGAACCTGTCCAAGCTTTAGTTGTTTTCTCTAATTTAAATGCAGGATCATAAGTTCCACCTTTGATACCAAACATTCTACCAAAGTCATTCCATATTTTATAACTTCCTTTCTTCTGCCAAGAATAAGGACCCACATCTCTTTTATAAACAGCTCTTGGATCACCTCCAGCCATCTGTGCAAAGTGATTTATAATTTTAGCATACAATTGAATTGTTGGCCCAGTTGCAATAGATGTATTTTTTACTAAATCTACTTGGTCATCATATCCAAATATAGGATTAAATAACTCATTCTCTTTCTTGGTCATTAAGGTTAAGTATAATAAATGATTTACCATCCACCCATCTAAACTTTTTTGTCTTTCTTCTAGTTTTTTAAATCTATCAGGATCATCCAGATCAAATCCAAATAAATATGTTACTACAAGACTTAAAGCAATAATCATTGCTGCTTCAATTAAAGTTTTATTTATAGCTTCTCTTTCTTCAGCAGTCATTATAGGAGCATAATTATTATAGTCAGTTAGTAATCTATAAGTGCTTTGTAAAAATTGAATATAAAACCCTTTCTTTACACCTGACCCTTGCCAATCATAGACATCTCCATATTTATTTTCTTCATTCTGACTATACTGGAATCTAGCAGTAAACATAGGAATAGCAAACTTTCTATAAAAGGTTACTAATTTAAAGAACATGTTTTTGTTAGCTTGCGCAGAATTAAATTTATCTACCTCACCATTAAGTCTTTTGTTTATATCAGCAACTCTAAACTTAAAATCTTTAAACTTAGAACCTTTAGATATTACAACTTTGTCTCCTTCTTTATATTGAGCTTCTCCTTCTATTCTATTTTTTTCTTTTAACTGATCAACAGTTAATCCGTATTGTTGCGCAATACTTTTTAAAGTATCTCCTTTTTTAAATATATGTGTAATACGTTCTGGACTATACTCAATATCTACTCCATCTTTTAACTTTATCAATCCTTCTGAATCTAATTCATAAGCTTTATGTAGCTTAATCATTTTCTTTTCTCCATTAGGTAATCTTTGTTCAACTAAATGATTAGCAGCAGCACTAAAAAATAATTCAGCAGAAGAACTAACTTCAAGTAACTTTCTAAAATCATATAACCAAGTAGCATCTAACATATCTTTTATAAAAGTTCTAGATGTAGATTTACCAAAGTCTTTTCTAAACTTATTAGGGATTGCTTCAAAGACTTCCATCATTTGAAAGTTTAGTGATTTAGATCCTCTTTTATAGATATCACCCTTATACTTAGACATTTCAAATATAGCTCCTGCTGCTATAGCTTTACCTTCTGCAGCTGATTGATAAGTAATATACTTACCACCTCCTGCTTCTATTAAAGCTTGGACAGTCATCTGAGTTCTGTTCTTTGCAGCTGATGGTACATCTAATGCAATGAATGAAGCACTTGCTGCACCCATTAAAGTATTCATTACTTTAGCCATACCAGGAAATCTTTCTTGTAAGTCATCATTTACTTTACCATAGAACATTCTATCAATAAAGAAATTTAAAGCTTCTGCTCTTTGATTAGTTCCTCCTTTCTTCATAAATGCAAACCTACTTCTACTCTTAGATACTTGAGCACTAGCCTTAGACATATTTTTTATATCAAACTCTTCATTGTTTAATATAGACTTCATCATTTTTGCAATAGGCTCATTTTTTATTAACATCTCTTGCATATTAAGAGACATTAAATACTTAGACATTCCTCCTAACACATCAGCTGAAGTTTCTTCATGATTTAATTTATAAAGACCTTCAACAGGAATTCTACTTACAGGATTACCTGACCAGTCAGTCTGAACTAAATGAATATCCGGATCATAATTAAATGTTTGATTTTGATTACCATCAGCATCATCTTTTGCTTTTGTAAATCCAGATTTAATACCAGATACTATAGCTTTAGTTTTATCATATGCATCTTCGGCAGCACCTCCTTGTAAATATTCTAATGTACCTTTTTTTCTCATACGGGTTTGATCCAAGAATAATTTTGAAGAATCTGGTTTACCTTCTTGAATTTTAAGGTATTGTTTTTTATACTCTTGAAGTAATCTAAATCTAGCCCCACCTTCTTTTTCTAACTGATAGTATAAATCATTTCTATATTTAGCAGATACTGAGCTACCGGGTACACCTGCACCTTTAAACTCTTTAGGTTGAAAGTTTCCTTTATTATCTACTATTCCTTTCTCTACATAATATCTTTTCTGTTCATCTGTTAAGTTTATATACTCGTCAGGTAAAGTTCTATATTTTTTCTTAACAGACATTTTACTATACTTACCACCAGGTTTACCTTTTATATAAATAGGATTACCTGTATTAGGATTAGTAAGCTTTGTAGTTGAATAATACTCATCTCCTATAGGAGTAACTGCTGTCCATGCACTTATCCTTCTCCACTTTTTAGTTTTTTTAAACTGACCTGTTTCACTTTTAGACCATGTATCTACTTGATAATGATTGCTATCAAAGAAGTTTTTAAAAGCATCGCTGCTATCTCTTAATGTTTGGATCAATGGAGAGTTAATAAACTCATCTGCATTAGTATAGTTTATTTGAGTAAGTGTTCCTTCTTGAATTAAATTCTGTTGTGTTAGATCTGCAATTATATTACCTGCAGAACTAGTAAACAATGCTATATATTCAGCAGTTGGTTTACCTGATCTTAGTCCAGCTAGTTTATCAAAGTAACCTGAAAGCTGTTGAGCTTCAATCTTACTTAGACCCATTGTATCATGTATTAAACTAAGCCTTACAAACTCAAGATTTTCTTTTTCAGTTAACTTCTCACCTGCTTCTTTTAAGTTTTTAAGATTTCTAAAAGTTTCTAACTCTTCTCTGGATAATCCAGTTTGAGCATTAAACTCTTCTTTAATTTTAGCATACTCAACATCTAACTCTTTTAGTTTTCTAATTTGTCCTTGTGTAAAACCCATTCCATCAGGAACACCATCAGAACTAGATACTTTAAGTAACAAACTTCTTTGAGTAGATATCTTATTTAGTTTCTTTGCAACTGAACTTACACCACCCTTATCAGTTAATTCTTTTATCTTGTCAGTTATCTCTTTAACTTCATCAAAGTATTTTTGTGAAGGAGCTGATATATAATTTCTATCAATGAATTCTCTTACTTCTTGTTCATACTGCTCTGCTGTTTCACCTGTAGGATATATTTTTCTTAAAGGTAATTCAACCTTCATAAACTTATCAAGGTCATCTTGTGCTGCATCGTAGTCTACATTAAACTCATATATATCTTTTGATTCTTCTCTATGCTTTAGTCTTACAAGAGTCTTCTTAAGTTCATCTCCTGTTTTATAATTACCTTCTGTATCAATTAGATTAAACAGATCTTGATAATCTTTAGTAGCCATATCTAATCTACTAAACGGCATAAAGTCATCAGCATCTCTATAATCAGATTGTTGATAAGTTCTTTTTGTATTTTGTAATAAATTCTTTTCTTCCCAGGCTTCTGTAGATAACTCTTTACTTACAGTTATTTCTTTTCCTGTGTTAGGATCTATTACCACATTAACTTGCTTCCAAATTTGATTGACCTCATAAAACTTATCAGAATACTTTCTATGCATATAGTCTTCTTCAAACTTCCATAACTCATCTTGAGCTTGAGCTATCTTTGTTTTATCTTCTGATTCTACAGCTACTTCTAAATTATGCTTAAGTTGATTATAATCTTTTCTCCAACCTTTGAATTTATTAATTAAAGTATAAACCTTCCACTCTTCAAACTCTCCCATATCATTTTTGATACCAACATCATCTAGTTCAAATAACATATCTCTTAGCTCAGTAGTTTTATTTGGATCATAACCTACCTCATCTAACAAAGGAAGAATACTATTCATAAATATATTCTGATCTTTTTGACTTTTTACAGCAGCATCAGAAAGCTCTTTATTCATTCCCATTACAAAAGCAATTGATGGATCATTAATATCTACATAAGGTATATAGTTAGCAGCCATGTAGTTCATGTCTCCTTTTTCACCACGTAACATAGAATCTAATATCTGAGGAGTAATATATAGTGCAGCAAACTCTTGAATATATTTATCTAAGTATTTTTTTCTTCCTGCAGGTACAGTTCCTCCTAAGTCTTGTTTAAGCATATCTATAGTATACTTTTTAATCTGACCTTCTTTTTTTGCACGTTTAATAATATTTTTTAAAAACTTATCTTGTTGTTCTTTACTATAACCTGCATCATTTAAGATGGGTTCATATCTTACTTTAAACTGATTCTCAATTCCTATGTTCACTCCTTCTGAGTTTTCATACATATAGTTCTTTATTGTATCAAACTGTAAGTCTGCTATTTCATCAAGAGCTTCACTTGTAATATTTCTAGATGTTAATATTTTTTTCTTTAATTCACTTCCATCTGGTAAACCATCTAAAGCTTTTAAGACATCGTCCTTTAAAAACTTTTTTTGTTGTTGTAATATATCTGCAAAGTATTGAGTCTTAAATGAACCTTCTTGAGTCAAGTACTCTTTACTTCGCTTCATGTCTCTTACAATGTCTTGTATTCTTTTACCTAATACTACTGACTCATGAAGACTTTTTACAAAATTATATGCTCTGGCTTGATAGTTCATATCTTTACTTTCCATTACATTTAGT